TATTAAAGGATAATAGAGTTGACCCAAGTATTGATAATAATTATGCTATTAGATGGGCATCTGATAAGGGACATATTGAAACAGTTAAACTATTATTAAAGGATAATAGAGTTGACCCTAGTGCTAAGGATAATTATGCTCTTAAATGGGCATCTCTTCATAGACACATTGAAATAGTTAAACTGTTATTACAAGATAAAAGAGTTAAATCTTCTTTATCTAAAGAAGATTATGATAAATACAAATCAATGATTTAATATATACTATATGAAGAAAATAAAGAAATTCAAACAGTTATTTGAGGATGATAAATTCCAAGAAGATGAAATAAATTTAAATGGTCACGACTACGAACTCGATATAAAACAGATATCACGTATAGTAGCTGAAAAGATAAGTGAAACAAGTGAGTTTATATCTATTATATCTGATATTGAAACTTCTATGGGGGAAATTAATATAATATTAGAAAAATTACTCATTAAAGATGAGAAAATACGCACATTTATGGAAACTATTGAAGGTGATTACCTAGAAGTAATGGATGACCACATGATTGAGAATCAGGGAATGATGAATTTATGTAATCTATCTTTAACATATATGAGTCAAACAATTGATAGCTTTGATAACATATCAGCTAATATTAATAATTTAGCAAAATTAAAATAATAAATAATGGAAAAATTTAGTAAAATACAGAATAAAAAAGAGAGTAGTGAAGACACTAAGGGTAAGGTAACTTATGAAACTAACTTTTGGAAATCTATATCTTATAATAGTTGGGAGTTTATTGATGAAAATGATAGTGTGTGTATTATTCCAATTTTTGTTAAGGAGAATAAAATATTTCTTCGTATGGAGGTTATTCCACCATTTGAATATAAAGATGGGCAAGAGTTTCATTTAACATGTATAAGTGGAACTATTGAAGAAGGCGAGAAGCCAGAAAACTGTGTTATAAGGGAATTACGAGAAGAGGCTGGTCTTTTATTACGAGATAGTGTTAAAATTGAAATTTTCGATACATTTTATAAAAGTAAGGGACATACATCAAGATTCCATTTATGTATATTACCTCTTTCATTATATGACTATGATGAGGTAATAGCTTCTGGTGATGGTTCAGAAACAGAAGCGTTATCTAAGACAGTATCAGTAGATATTAAAAATATAGATAGGTTATCACCTTCTGATGTAATTACAAGATTGATGATACTTGAAGTTAAAAAATATATGAATATACAATAATAATAATAAATAAAATTAATATTGGATCGGTAGTCAAATTGGGATCTTCACCATTCACAATAATATGTATTTATGAATCGTATGTTGATATTCGACAGAATTTCAGCTTAGGGTTGGTATATAAAAAATTAAAATTTCCGAACTAAATTTATAAACTTTTTAATCAAATATTCATATATATATTATATAAATATTAAATTTAAAATAAATGAAAAATAATTCTGCTAATTTTAAGAAATTTGCTAAAAGTGAATTCGGCTTAAATAATGATGATTTTGATATCACTAAATCCATGACACCTTATATCTTAGAGGAACGTGAAATGCGGGTTACCCAAATAGATGTATTCAGTAGACTTATGATGGATAGAATCATATGGGGATCTGGTGTAGTTGATGATAATATGTGTGATATTATTCAAGCTCAACTTTTATTTCTAGACTCTGTTGATAAAACAAAAGACATTACTTTATATCTAAATACACCAGGTGGTAGTGTTTTACATGGTCTAGGTATAGTAGATGTCATGGATTATGTTACCTCTGAAATTTCTACTGTTAATACTGGAATGTGTGCATCTATGGGAGCTGTTTTATTAGCGGCTGGTACTAAAGGTAAGCGTCATGCTCTTCGATATTCAAAGGTAATGACTCACCAAGTATCTTCTGGTAATAGTGGAGCAATTCAGAATATGCGTATAAACCAATTAGAGTCAGAGAAATATAACTTCTTACTATTCAAACGCCTTGGTGAAGATACTGGTAAGGGTTGGGAACAAGTTTTAAAAGATTCTGAGCGTGATAAGTGGTACACATCTGATGAGGCTAAGGACTATGGTCTAATAGATAGTGTTATCTTGTCAAATGGTGTGGAAAGTGTTACTGAACTAAATAAGGATTTCAATAAGTATAAGAAGTTGGTAAATAATTTTTAACTATGTGCAATACAATTAGTGTTAAAAAAATAAATCTAGTTGTCACTCCAATAACTAACATCGACTATAATAGAAATATAATAATAAATAATACCCTATTAGATGAGTTAAATCAGTACTTTAATGAGAGTGTTACAATTTTCAATGGTAAAACATCAAAAGTAGAGGTTATAAACTTTTCTAAGGTAAATATAGATGTAGATTTTATCATAAAAAATGATATGATGTATAAGGTCATAAACAAGTTTTAGATCAAGTTAAACTAATTAAATATACTTATCTATATCAAAGGGTGCATCACTTTTTTTTATATTTAGTATATCATTTAGTAAAAAGTTGGCTTCCCAGAGTTGAGTTGAATCAAATCTGGTGATGCCAACTTTTTCATTTTTGCTCATAGATATGGGTCGAACTGCCTTTATATAATAATTAGAATCATCTTCATCCGTGCTTCCCATATCAAAAAATACTTTAGCTTTTTCTCCTTTTTTGAAAGTTATATCTATCGTTTTTTTCTCACCTGCGAATACATTTTCAAATATATAATCTTGTTTAAAGGTAACTATTTCATATTTTTTAACACTTTCAGTATTTTCAAACAAAATCCAACTTCTTAGATATTTCATAATTAATCTCTTTTTTCTATAAATTTAAATAGGGTAAATATTGGATTACCTTTTACTTTTTTTATCTTTTTAAGGTCTCTACCTATTGCACTATCAAGAACTTTGAAATTACCTAATGATTTAGAATCATTGGTCTTAACTTTGATAATATTACCAGCTTTACCAAGTGCTCCAAGCACTGCAATATATGTGTTACCATAAACACTCTTTAGGAAGGATACTCTAAGGTTATCTAAATCATCTATATTACTCACTATTGAATTAGACATAAAATCATTTAGGTCTAATTCAGTATCAGTATTTTCTATTATAATAGTTGGTAATTTACTTTTTTCTTTTTGTTCTATACTAACATCATCTCTATCTTGAATTTGTTGAGTATTAATTAGCTTTTGTTGATTCTTACGTATTTCATCAAAATCTGCTTTGGCTATTATACCACCAACCATTCCTTTATCGTTTGGTTGGTAACCCTCAGGTGCAAGTCTGAAAAATGATCCTGTGAATGTCATAGATAATATACGGTCGGTTCTAAACATTCTCCATTCTTTATCAATAGTTGTGTTTTTAGAAACAGACCATCCAGATAAATGGTAACCTCTTAGTAGTTGCTTTCCCTTGGCACTGCGACCAAGTACCATAAAATATATAACTCTTTCATGGCCACTGAAATTCTTATCTTCTGCGCCCTTATAATTGATTAACATAATAAGTCCATATTTAATGGCTTTAATGGCTAAATCATCTGAAAATTTAATAGGTTCATTAACAGGTAAATCATTAAATATTTCTAAATCATTTAGACTAAACCTAGGAACATAATCACTCTCATTTAATAGAGATTCTAATATACTACCTTGGTTGACTAGGAATTCAACTTCTTTGTTATGGTCTTTTATTTTCAATACTTTCACTACTTATATATTAAATTTTAATATTCTTATTCATCTCACTGATGTTATATAGCGTTTTAAATACCCTATGTGTTTTTTCTAATTTATTATTTATTATTTCATTATCATATTCACCTAACATAGTAACTATTAAATAATAATGTAAATTTTGATAATTTCGTTTAAGTAAGTATTTGAAATCGATATTTACGGAAGGGTGATATATCTGAAACCATCTAATATTATCTTCAGTTATTTCTAGTAACTTTTTGATATGTGATTTTTCCAGGCTTATCATCGTATATATTATATTTTCTCAAAAAGTAGTAATTTATCTGATTTATTATCACCAACAAATTTATAATTATCGCTAGTATATAGAGTCAATATAGATATTATTATATCAATAACTCTGTTTGATAAATCCATAACTGTTTTATTTATAAAATTCCCTTTATGTACTTTATGGTGCATATCTACCTCTATATCAATAAACCTACTACTATGTGTGGTTGTACTAATTTCTCTAAATAAACTCTCAGCTACTTCTTTTATTATACTTTTTGCTTTTTTTGTGTTAATAATAACAACTGTTATATCCTTAGCAATTGTTCTGACATTTAATATATTACTATTATAATTTTCACTTTGAACTAAACCAAATGAAACTCTATATTTATCAGCTACTATTTTTCTCTCTTCAACAGATATTTCATATTCAAAATTAAATTGGTTATCTGTATATTCAACATAAGACTCATTTATAAAACTCTCAAATTTCTTTATTTTCTTTTCTGAACTAGCTAGTCTGTCTTCTACTACATCTCTTATTAATTTTTCAATACTGTCTATATCATCTAATTCATTTCTATGAATAAACTTATTTATACCATAACCACCTAATTTTAAATACCTATCAAGTGACTGGGGGTTTATATCGTGTTCAAAATACTTATCTATAAGTTTATTGACTCTTTCATATAGTTCATCTATATTATCTCTGTTTATTTTCATTTCTTATATCCTAATTGTTTTGACCTAAATAAAAATATATCATGTATTTTTTTAAGTTCTTTCTTTTTTTCTGGGTGTTCATCCATTAGCTGCTGTGCTGCAATTGATTTATGATAAGCCATTTCTCCACTTTTGATGGTTTTCGCTTGGCGATTACAAGTAGTTTCTAAATCATTATTACTTAAAATTAAGAGGCTTTCAATCCTTTCCTTATGTTTTTTAATTTGATAAGTACCTTGCTGTGACTCTACTAGTAATACTTTGATGTAGTTATTTACTTCGTTTATTCCTTGATAAGTGAACTTGTCTGCTATAAATTGGGCGTTTTCTGCAATCTTTTGGGTTAAAAGTTCCTCTAATTTAAGAGTTAAGTCATCTATACCATCTATCTTAATATCACTGCTTAAATGTTCATCTATAGAACCATTAACAGACACATTAAGTGTCATACTGACAATATTTCTTAAAATATCTTGTATATTACCACTTTTAGCTGTATATTTACCGTTATTATTTTTAATATGAGAAAACTTTTTCATGTTAAATATAGTCTTTTTGTTATATATAAAATTTTTACAATTGAAATTAATGGTTATGAAGAAAGTTTTGAGTATTTTAATCACGGTGTTATTTGGTATGTTGCTAGGTGTGATTTTATCTGATCCATATACCAAGGGACTTATAGATGATAATAAAAATGTGAATAGAATGAATGATAGTTTATCAAGTATCGCATTTAAGTATGATAGCTTAGTGGTTTATACTAAGACTAGGAAATGGAAAGAGTTTATTGTTTATAAAGAATCTGGTATTAATTTGCCAAGTACACTTAAAGACTCTGTTTTTGAGTTCATGGAATCTCAAAAGAACCTATATAATATACCAGATCATATTTTTTGGAGATTAATTTATAAAGAATCTTCTTTCAGAATGGTAGAGAATAAAAAATCTGGTGCGTTTGGTTATATGCAAGTAATGCCAGCTACATTTAATCATTATAAAGATAGAGCATTGGCTACTTATAATCAAAAAGATTATAAGAATAACATCAGAGTGGGTACTTATATATTGAGAGAGCACCATGATAGATTCACTAATAAGGGGTTTAACGATAAAAGGGCGTGGGAACTCGCATTATCAGCGTATAATGCAGGACTTGGGAATGTTATAAAATATAAATATAATATTCCTAGGTTTAAAGAAACTATAGACTATGTAGCCTTTATACTTAAAAAATATAATAGTCCTGCTGATATATGAGAGTAACAGATACACACATATATTTCTTTACTGAAAGTGATCCATTTTCAAATTTCTACCCTGTTAGCTTTAGCTATACAAGAATCGTTAAAAGTTTATTTGGAAGAGTTATAGATTCAATAGATGTTAGCACTTCTGAGCAAGCCTATATGTATGAAAAGGCATTATTTTTTAATGATATTAAATCGGCAAATAATATAACTTTAGCAAAAACTCCAATTGAATCTAAAAATATAGGAAAAAAAATTACTAATTTTAATCAAGAAAAATGGGATTATGTGAGTTTTGATAAAATGTATGATATATGCTATCAGAAGTTTACAAAGAATGAATACCTTAAAAAAGTGCTTATAGAATCATTTCCTAAAAATTTAGTTGAAGCATCCCCCTTTGACAGAAGATGGGGGGTTGGACTATCCAAGCTAGATGATAATATACTTTTTGAATATAAGTGGTTAGGTGAAAATAGACTAGGAAATGTTTTAATGAAAGTTCGTGAAAATATAATCTGATATTGAACATTTACTATATAAATAAATGGAATATGTTAAATGAAAAGAGGGCTAGTAGTTAGTGTTGGTGGTAGCAAGGGGGCATATGCTGGTGGTATAGTTGAATATTACATACAAAATGGTATAAGCTATGACAATCTATATGGATCATCAACAGGGTCACTAGTTGTCCCATTCGCGGCTACTAACAATTATAATAAGTTGAAAACAGCTATGATGAGTGTATCTACAGAAGATGTATTCACATTAAACCCCTTTAAAATACAGAGTCATAATAATGGAATTTTTAAATACACTATTAATTTTAAGAACGTAGCAAAAAACTTATTTTTTAAAAAACAATCTTCACTAGGTGATACAACTAAAGTCAGAACAGATTTAATACCTAAATTCTTCCCAGAAAGGGATTATCTAAAAATATTAGAAAGTGGTAAAATAGTGAAGATAATGGTCACTAATATTTCTACGGGGGAATCAGAGGAAAAGGATATTAATGATTATACTTATGAGCAATTTTCAGATTGGTTATGGGCATCAACATGTGCCCCTCCCTTTATGAGTATAGCAGTTATAGAAGGGTCACATTATACTGATGGTGGTATTTTGGTTCAAGTACCCCTTAAACAAGCTATAATGGATGGGTGTGATGAGATTGATGTTATCATACTAGAGAAAGAAGATGATAATTGGGTAATTGAGCACATCAGAAACTATTTTCATTATCAGATACGTGTATTATTACTTATGATGCGTGGAATCAGGGAACAGCAAATAGATTTGGATTATTTATCACATTACGCAACTAAAAAAGTTAAGGTTAATATGCATTATCTTAAAAGGCGATTGACTAATAATTCTCTTTTATTTGACCAAGAGCTTATGGCTAAGTGGTGGCAAGAAGGATATGATTATGCAGCTAATAATGAATGTAAATCATTTATTATTGATGGTAAGAATAACACTTATAAAGAGTTATAAATAAATAAATAAAATTTATTATAAGTCTAATTTCTCCCACCATTTATCGATATTCATATTCTTATCATATAAAATTACACCATTATTTAATAATGAACATATTATCTTGAATTAAATCGACCATCTCTTGTCCATAATTATCAACTATATCATCGTGGTAATATCGGGGTTCATCCAACAGTGAATTATTTACCCAAATACCATACACTTTTTGATTAGTGTATTTACTTCTTATTTTAATTCCTTGTAAATCATTATAATTTTTTATAGGATTGTATTTTATAAGATTCTCTATCTTAATAGTTTCCTCATAAATGTCCTTCCCCCTCTCCGACATTCCTACTTTTATATGATCTTTAGCTCCTATAAATATATATAAATTTTCACCATTTTTTATTTTATGTGCTAAACCACCATCTAAATATTGCCTAATAGGGATATTGTGTATTTTATCAGAATATTTACCTATTAACTTAGAAACCCTTTTCCAATCCTTATGGTATTCCTTTTCTAATTCATCAAATATGATACTATCATCTGTATTGATGCTATTTAGTGTGAAGCTAAAATATTTTAAAAACATATCTGTATCAATTATAATTAACATTATTAAAAATTTATCAGCCATATTTTTATAAAAATCACTATCAAATGAAAAATAACGTTTGTGATAATTATCAGATAATTCAGTAAATAATGTGTCATTAAAGTATTTTTCACTTGTTCGGAGAATTTCATATGCTTTTTTAAAGTTCATAGTAAAAAGAACTTCTAACATATTACCTGTTTTATCTAGTAGTAATATAGGATTTTTCTTTAATACTTCTTTCATATCATGTATAGTAAATCCCACTACTAAGTTGCCATAATCTAGGCTTATGGAATCTGTTGAGATATCTAATAACATTTGCTTACGATCTTCTTTAGGGAATTTATTCCATAAATATTCACCCTTTGTCGTTGGATTATATGTTAAATATTTCTGTATTTCTTTGGTATCTAATTTATCAATAGGCTTTAAATAACTGGTATATGGCATTTTATATATTCTATAATACTTAATTGAATCATCAAATTTATCAAAAGCAGTAAAATCATCAGTATTAGTGGCGGTTATTCCTATTTGATATAGATTGCTTGTTGGTTCTTCTGAAAAATCCCACACAAAATATTGAACACCTTTTTTATTAGGTACATAATGTTCCCATGACTCACCCCTTGCGCCACTTATACACCAAACATTTGAACCCAATGCACAAGATGCTGATTTTGAATATATACGTGCTACTAAATAAGTATCATCCATAAATACATTTTCAATATCATCTAATTCCTCTATTTCTTGTATTATTTCTCTTTTTGATTTTGAATTTACCTTTATGTAATTTTTTATTGCTACAAAAAGTTCAATAGGTGTTTTATATTTAGCTACCTTTTTAAGAAATATATTTTTGTATTCATTATACGAGAAGTCCATAATTATATTTATATACTCAGTGGATAAACTCTCACTATCTTTTATTTCATTTCTTAGGTTATTTGGTAATAGTTTAACAAATTTATTGAACTTCTCAACTGATTTTACTCTACCCAATATATCAATTAAGTCTTCTTTAGTTACTGCGTCTAATAATATAATACGAAGACTTTTTATAGTATTTTTATGTTTTACTAAATCATAATATATTTGTCTTAATTCAGATATATCAACATTCTCATCTTCTCTTATTTTTTTGAATAGTGGTAAAAGATTAGGATTCCTTTTAAGAAATGAAAATTCTTTATTAAGTTCATTAAAACTCTCTGATATTAGGATATAGTTCATAGGTTATATATTAATTTCATATTATTTTTTTCTATTTATTTTAGAAAATGATTTGATATCACCATTGAAATTTATGCGTTTAACTTTATTATTAGTCATCGTAAATACACTATACATACTTTCACCCTCAGTGTTAGTAAATGGGGTGTTTAATTTAACAGCATTACCTTTATGTTTAATAATATCAGATGGTATAAAGAATTCCCAGAACTGCCCTAAAACATGATCTGCTAACTCAGGAAAACTTATATGTTTACCACCACTAATTGGTGCTAAAACAATTTCAGTATTACTTATATCTTTAACCTCATAGGATATTCCTAATTTATCAGTAACTATATCTGTAATAATCAAATCTGATAATTCTAATATATTTGGTTCTCCATCTGAAATATGTGTTAATTCTTCTGAGATGTAGAATTCATTTATTTTTTTAACATCTGGCATTATTAGTAAGTTTTTTCATTATATATTAAAAATCGTGGTTGATATAGGTTTTAATTTAATATATAATGAAAATTAAGTAACTTAATGTCTGTTATTCAGGAAACATATTCATCTAAATTAATTAATAAGACTGAGAGTTATACCTTAAATGGTGTGGCTTATACAAAGTTTTACACAGAAATAAATACTGAATTATTAGTGGGTAATTATGTTTATATAACAAATGGGAATTATGATAATACAGATTTATTAAATATAGATGAATACCAATATGGAACAACTGGATATAAGATATTAGAGATAACAAATAATAGTATTGTATTAGATATACCTTATAGAGAAGAAACAGTTTGGGAGATAGGTGATTATGAGGATTATACTAAGGTATATTTAGTGGATAGTTTATCTAAATTTAGATATGAAAACACTAGTAATAATTATAACTTATCAGAAAAATCTGGTTACAAATACAGTACTAATAATAACAATATCTTATTTTCTACGATTGAGAATATGCCACATACTATTGAAAATAACACAAATGGGAAGTTCTTTAAGTCTTATTATGATCAAGCCCCTGGGCTCACATTTAGTGTAAATAGAGGACAAGTTTTTTCTAGTAGTGCGCTTAAATTTAAGTTAGCCGAAGTTGATGTTTATTCTATATCAGGAACTAATGGTAATACTGGAAGTACTACTATTGGTAATAGTAATGGTGATTATATTACTGACATTGAGCATATTTATAATAGTACTAATGATTTTATTTATGCTATTACTGCAAATGCTGAAGATCAACCAACTAATATATGGGAATTTAATAAAAGAACCTTAGCAAATATATCTACTCCATTAACTGATACTGATCAGAATGATGTTATTGGGTCAATATTCAAAGGATTTCTGGGAAACAGGCGAGGTATAAATACGACTATTAAATTACCAAGTAATGTTTCTGGTCAATTTAACTATATGAATAATATAGGTATTATTGTAGAAAGTGGACTCACCTATAGCGTAGATATGTCTGATACTTTTATAGTAGGATTTGATGAACCAATAACCGCTGATAACTTTTCAACAATTGGTTTTTATAACAGAACAAATTCTAATCAAATGCCAATGCCTAATAATGAGGGCGCAACTTTTAGTATAGCATCACTGGGTTATAATAATAGTAATGCATTAACTAGTCCATACTTCGTTTTATCTAGTTCCGAAGGCTCACTCTCATACCCACTAAGCAATTTACATTTTCCTAAAAGTAATGATGAGTGTTTTATTGTTCCCAGTTATGCTAGTTTCAATGGAATTGGTAGGGCTTCTAGTATTAATGTTAATTATTTCGAGAATGTTGAGGATATATCAAATAACATTGAGGTAGCTATATTGGGCAGGAACTTTTCTGCAACTGATCCATCATCAGATAGTGAATATGGTGGTATATATTTATATAGTTATAGTGGAACTTGGTATGATTATAATAATGATTTATCATATATGGGTAATGGTTTTAGTATATCTAAAGAGGTATATGATAAATATACAAGTGGTGTTTGGGCGGCTACTAGTTTTAACCCTTTTATAGATATAACATATAACGAAGTTCTAAATTTTACGGATATAAAGCTATTAGGAACAGAGAAAATAAATTTGGGTCTTGGTATTGGATATGCTGTAAATACAGGTGGTTCACAAATAATACAATCAAATGGTGGTATATATTATTCAAAATATCTAATAACATCTTCATCAGGTAATATATATTATTTATATGCTAACTTTAACCACCAATTATTGGCTAATAATACTACATTTTTAAACCAAATGCAAAATGGGTTTCCACAAGCACATATAGTAATAAAAAAACTAACACAAGATTCACCGGTACAACTTAGTAATATAGGTGAGGATAGAACGTTTGATATGGAAACCAATTCTAATATTATAGATGGAAAATATCCTATTATAAGCATGAGTGGTGATTATATTTATAGCTTAAATGTTTTAAATAATGTGGTATATACATTTAATAAAGAGTTAAATCAAGTAGAAAGTCCATCTCATATAAGTGTAAAGGATAATACATGGGCAATATCTTCTAGTGATAGCTCTCCCAGGTTTAATGTACTGGGGGGTTCTACTAATAATGGAATTTACCTTTTACAAAAATTTATAGAAAATTATACTAGTATTCAATTAAAAACAACTACATCAATTTTTGGAGATGATTTACCATCTAATAGTGTTAAGAAAACAATATTTGAAAAGATTGGTGATGTGAACAGAATATGGGCAGCAACTGAGAATGGTATTTTCATGTTTGAATATAGCTTTGATATAATTAATAATATTTATTATACTGTTAATGTAGATAATAATAATATACCATTAAATAGTGATATTTTCAAGAATAATAGATTGTTAATAATGGACGATTTATCATATGATGGTATATCATATGATAAGGGGAAAGTATATAAGTTTAATGACACTACTAAAATATGGTCTAAAGATTCAAGTTATGAAAATGCTTATTTAACAAAGGCTAAAGTTAATCAGGGTTCTTTTAATAATTCAACATTTAATGATGGAATATTTGGGGATAAAGACACAAATGGTATATGGGATGGAGATAATGTTAATTGGAGAAATGGTATATTTTATAATTCTACGTGGGTGTCTGGTAAAATGGATTCAAAAAGTGATATTATTTTAAGTAAAAACTATTATTCGGAATTGATAGGTAATAGAGTATCAACTATAATGAACTTGGATAATAACGCTAGTTATGGATATAACTATATTATAGATAGTGTTATTGAAAAGGCAATTATTATAAATGCAAATGCTATTAATTCTCAAATAGGATCTGATGAGGGTTCTCTTTTGAATAATATTTATAGTAATTCAGGCACTTATAGTTATAGTGAGATTGATATATCTAACTTACATGCTTATAATTCAATATTTAGAAGTAATTTAATAAATAACACATTTATTGAAGAATCTGAAATTTATAGTTCAAATATAAATGAAAATACTACTATTGTGAACACTGATGTTTATGATAGTAAAATGACCAATGGTATAGTTGAGAATAAAGGTGATATTAAAGTACTAGACTATGATAAGTGGTATAATATCAGGAATAATGTATCTGATCAAGATATAATACATATTCATAAATTCTTCATATCAGAAAAAGACTTTATGAAATTAAAATTTAAAGATAAAGTAATATTTAATTCAGTTAAAACTAGTAGCCCTTATTACACAAATATATTAGATAAATTATTCTATGTTATGAGTGGTGTAGATGGGTTTTATCAAGATGTTTATGAAAACTTTAATGAAATTGTGAGTAATAATTTTAAGGAAACTAGCTTCAAAGTTATAATAACTAGAAAAAATAAATTAGAAAATTCTACAAAAACTACAATAAAATATGATGGTTCAAACCTTGTCATTGATAATACTAGTTTTATATCAAATTTTTCAATAGATTTAGAAATTGTTTCAGATACTATTGAATATGGATCAGATAGTTCTATATATAATAATGCACTTAAAAGTGACAATTCGCTTAAAATAACTGCTTTAAATAGCGATTCTACTATTCAAATAAGACACTTTAATAACTCTTGGATAAATGGTGGTACTTGGGTTAATGGTTCTATATTTAATGCTGATCAATTAGCAAATACATTTTTATCAGGAACTGCTAGTTCATCTACATCAGGAACGATGTCAATTAGTATGAACTATGGAAATTATGAACTATTAAATGAAATATTAAAAACGGATGAGGTATATTGGTTAAATAATACATGGGATACTACTTTATCAAATGATATAAGTGGTAACTATCACATAGGAGCATCAAATGAATTAATTCCATATAATTTAAATTTCACATATAGTCAGAGTTTTGTTAACTTAATAAGTGATAAGACCTTTTTGAACAGTAATAGAATTGATGGAATAAATAATACATTAAAGGTAAATGGTGGTGTCTTTAAAAACCAATCCTTTAAAAATGTAGAAGTAAATAACCAAGGGTTTAGTTTAAATGATTTGAACCATAAAAACCTTAGAAGGTTATCACTTATTCGATCTGAGATAAGTATTAATGATAATGTGGAGATATATAATGGTCACCTATTACATGGTCACTTAACAGGTGATTATGTGACAACCTCTAATATGAATTTCACTGGTAACGCATATAAACAAACATTTCAGAATGTTAATATTATTAATTCATATATTGAAAGGTCTGCTGTTTTAAGTGGAAACCATATCTCAGGTAAATTTATTAATGGTAAATATGATACAGAAGATAACTTAATACCAATTAATAATATTTTCTATACAGTAGGTAATAAGGCAATAATACCTGCTTGGCATGATGGTACGTTTACTGATGGATATATAGGTAAATCTGTTTGGTTATCTGGAACGCATAGTGGTGGTCAGTTTAGCAATAGTGAATTTCTAGGTGGTGTATGGGATGGTGGAGTATTTGGTGATATCACCTCTTCTAATATAAATAATGTATTTAGAAATGGTGTGTGGAAAGATGGTACTTTTAGAAATGGTGTCTTTGGCGATAATTCAGATCAATTATCCACAGTGAATAGTATATATGCAAGTGATTATATTTTAACTACCAATAAGTATGTGAATACAGGAAATATCGTGTGGAAAAATGGTACATTTGATAGTGGTATATTCAGCTCTATAAATAATCATGTGACTATATGGGAAAATGGTACATTTAATAATGGGAAGATTATTGGATCAGTTATATGGAAAAATGGTATATTTAATAATGGTATTTTTGCATCTACTTATGGTAGACATTTAGGTATAATATGGGGGGAATATGATTTTTCTAGTATTGCAGGTACCCAAAGTGGTGAAGAATTAGTTTTTGATTATGGCAATAACGTATATGATTCTTTTTTAAATAATAATACTATATCATCTTTCCGTGATATATATGGTGATAATAGTTTTAATAACATTGGGACGTTAGTACTTGATACTAATGATGGTCAGGTTAAATATTTATTCCCCAGTACTGAAAGTTCGGTAGTAGATACATTTAGTGATAATGGATCTGCACATGGGTTCGGGGAAAGGATAATAAAGGAGTTTACTGATGGTGATATTAGTGATTTATATATTCAACTTAAACCAATAGATATTGAAAATGTTGATAAAACAAAAGAACACCCTCTTAAAAAATCAAACGTAATTGGTGCTCAAATATTCATACAAGATACACAAGTGTCTAAAGTATATGATGGTTCAACCTATGTGACCCAGAGTATATTTATAGGAGCAACTATATCTGGAACTAATCACACATATACTTCATTATATGCTTGGGAAGATGGGGTATTTAATAGGGGTGAATTTGGAGATAGTAAAAATGTCGGTAACGCTAATCCCTCATGGAAAACAGGTACATTTAATGGGGGTAAGTTCTACGGTAAAGTATGGAAGAATGGTGTATTTATATCTGGTGAATTTAATGGTTCTGGTATGACTCAATCTCAGACTAGCCTAACTAATATTTATAAGGGATTTAATGCCCAACTAACAATCGATAATTATATAAGTGATATAGAAGTGGGGTTAGTCGCTACACAGTCTTCAAGTCAATTAGGTTATAAGAAAACTACTTCTAATAATAATTGGTTCGGTTTGTGGGTAGATGGTGAGGTATCACCTAGTATAAGTAATTTAGATAGCTCAGTAGCAGTGGAAAATTTACAAATTGGTTTCTTTAACCAAGATAAATATGGTAGACAAGTATCGAGGGGTTCTAAGTTTAGTAAAGTACTGTGGTTGAATGGTTCATATAACGATTCTGATGGTGTTTTTGATCAGAGTGTGTGGTTATCAGGTACATTTAGTAATGGTAGCTTTGATAACTCTATATTTAACCCATATGTAAAAAGAGGTGATTTTGAACTTGGTGATTTATCATCTATGAATTTTGAATTTGATAGAAATACTACAAACACTGTTTGGGAAAATGGGGTGTTTAATAATGGTATGTTCTTCTACTCAGATTGGAATAATGGAGTGTTTAATAATGGTACAATGATTGGTTCTAAATTTAAAAAAGGAATCGCTAACTATATATCAGCATTTTCAGTTATTTGGGAAAATGGTAGATTTAGAAATGGTAACTGGTATGGTGCTAATTTCACAATATCAAATGTTTATAATAATGATTCTACACCAAATCCATTTGAATATATTAGTGATTATTTTAGTGATTATATGTATACACCTTTTGTAACTGACATTTTATCAAATAATGCTTCTCGTTTACAAGACGATAGATTATATGTTTGGAACTTATTAGAGGGTAGTAGTTCAATAACAGGTTATGATTTTATTGGACATGACTTAGGTTCAGATTTTGATAATGTGATTATTAATTCACCTATTGAAGAATATAGAGCATCATTAGTAAATAGTGCAACTGCTAGTAATAGATATGATTTAACTTTTATATCTGATAATTTAAATATCAATCAAGTTAGATCCCCATATAACTTTAACCTATTATTAACAGATGTTAAGAAATATAGTTCTGGTACGTATCAATTGATACTATCAAGTAGTAATAGTTCAAAATGGAAGCCTTCAGCTGCACTTTCTAATTATGTGTTAAGAGTTAAGTATGATATATATACTAATAGTGTTAGAACATCTAGTAATAATTTATTATTTAATGCAAACAGTAGCTCATATAACCAAACAGTCACAAATACTTTTAAAGTGGATGTTAACCTAGAATATGTTTTAAAGGTTGAATTTACAGGCACAAGTAATGGGGATGATTTCACTGATATATATCAATTAAATGTTAATGAGGCGACAGTAGATGTTAATTACAAAACTGATAATAATACATTAGGTGGTCATATTAAGAATAATTGGAGTGGTGATTATTTAAATTCAACTATTGGTACAGCAAGTGTGGGTGGAACATATAGTAATATAATAGATGTAGAAGAGAGTTATAATAGTATCGCATATAGTTATGTGACAGTTAGTGTTCCTTCTGATTATCAAGATGTGAGTGGTGTTTATACTCAATTTGGAAATGGGGCATTTATGAAGGGAATTTTTGAGAATGGGGTTTGGAATAATGGATATAGAGGTACTGATTTGGGTACATTTATTGAAGATGATAATGCTAATAATATTACAATATTTACTTATGGGAGTGGTAATACTGCAAGTGTACAGGTAAATTCATTATATACAGATAATGTTAAGACTAAATATAGAACTGAACCAGTTATACATTTCAATAATGTACAGAGATCATTTAAAATAGCTGCGAATATATGGGAGATAGTATTAGAGAGTGCTTTCAATATTGAGGGGACTTCTAGTGATTCTTATAACAAACTAAAAGTTGGTGACCAAGTAACAGTTGGTAATATAATTGCTATTGATATCAATGGTGATAGAAAGCTAATTAAGGATGTATTTTCAGTTAAACGTGTCCCACAGAACAATAGAATTGTATTAGAATACACAGAGAGTTTCCCTATTGATAATATTGAAATAGATAGTGACCGTCACTTAATATATGTTACCAAAAACATTTGGTTAAATGGTGCATTTTTAAATGGTTATTTTGAAGGGGTTATGAATAATGCCTATATTAGGGGTAATAGAAAAACTACTGAGATAGAAAATACTCATATAATTCAGGCTAGGTTTGAGGGTGGTAAATATATCAGTAAAAAATATACTATTGCGAGTGCTTTTGATACACGTAGTTCAAATGCGAGTAGTATATCCCCACAATTTGGTGAGAAATATAATGATTTATATCATTCAGGGGTTATTCAAGATATGAGATTTTTTGATGATGTTACATTAACTACATTTGATATGACCAGTCCTACTGAGTTAGAAGTACAGGGTGTGAATGGTGATAAAAACATATCAATGGGAACAGGTGGTACAATATCATCCTCAGGAAATGTGGTTCAGTATATTTATAATAGTGATATGGATATCGTTTATGAACCTGAATACTTTAGTAGTTTATTTAACCAAAATATAGTAGATAGTCACATATCTGGAAAATCTATAATAAGTACTACTGCTACTGAGATGTACAATATCCCTGCTGGTTATATAAGTTATGATATACTATCATCTAAGAGTAGGTTTAAATATGTAACTAAGCCAGATGATATAAATAGTTTTATCGATTATAGTTTAGAACTTGGCTCAAAATATAAAAAGTTCAATACTTTATATGATGTTGATTTCAGTAAGTCACCTAATAACGATAGTGATATTGATAGACCATCCACATTTAACATATTAAATTCTGGTTCATATAGCTTATATAAAAGAGAGTTTGGTACAGATGGTGTTACATTTAAAGTAGCTACTGATCAGTTTATACATGAAAACTTTATGTATGTCTATGGAGCAAGTAGCAGTTTAATATCTGGGCATAATACTTTCAAGACAAGAGATAGGTATCATTTAGTTGAGGTAGATACTGAATTGAAAAAGAATGAGATAAATTATATAAACCCATATGATAGGTCTAACGCTATTAGTATTTTAGCTACATATAGTTACAGTTCAACTCAATTACCTAAATTGACAATTGGTCAAGGTTATAATGAATTATATGAAACTAGTTCTACATCTGGATATATATCTTCATATGATAATGATTTTATTCCTTTCTTTGATGGTAGAAAAAGTGGTGAAATAAACAACTTTGGTAAGAATATAGATCAGCGTTTAACTATGAGAAGTTTTATGTATAATAACTTTGGTGGATATAGAGATGCTGTTAAAATTATCGCCAAAGATTTTAATAACGTCACAACTGGTGTAACTAGTAGTAATACTTATGATATAAATTCACCTATATATTACTCTATGAAGCACTATGAGGTAGATAAGATACCATTCTTTAATTATAAGGATTATATCGATCCAATTACGGCTAATGAGTATCAGTGGAATATATTTGATATGGGCAGTGCTAATCAAACTCAGACTAGGGTAGTTGATAGTAGGGTTAAGATACCTTTTTATGCCACCTCTATACCTATTGATTATGATGATTCAAACTTCATATTGACAGATAATATTAATTTTATTGGTGGTACTAATATTGTGGATACTAATATTGTGGTAGATGAATCAGTATTCCAAAGTACTATTGGTACTACATTCATTGCAAATAACGCAACACTAGCTTCAAATAATAACTTATTGAGTGATTAATGGCTATTGTAGTCGTTGTAATTTTCTCTATATGAACAATGTGATAAACAGTGTTTAGGGAAAATCAATCATTTAAATATTAGTTGTGATTCCCTTTCGGAACAATGTGATAAACAGTACTGTGTTATATACTAATAGCATGGAAGCGGTTGTGATTCCCTTGCAGGACAATGTGATAAACAGTGCTTAAAGTAGTTTGTGATCAGTATTATATGTTGTGATTCCCTTGTAGAACAATGTGATAAACAGTATCGAGTTTTGTTGGGGTATTCAAACCGTTGTTGTGATTCCCTTGCAGAACAATGTGATAAACAGTGGTTAATTATAAATTGTCAGATGATTTTTCGTTGTGATTCCCTTGCAGAACAATGTGATAAACAATCTCGTAATCTCTTCATAATCCTTTACATTAGTTGTGATTCCCTTGCAGAACAATGTGATAAACAGTATCATTTTCTGGACGAGTATAGGGTAGATAGTTGTGATTCCCTTGCAGAACAATGTGATAAACAGTGTAGAAAACTACAAAGTGAATAAAGTGACTGTTGTGATTCCCTTGCAGAACAATGTGATAAACAGTCAATATTCTACTATCAATGAACGTGCGGGTGTTGTGATTCCCTTGCAGAACAATGTGATAAACAGTGCTTTTACCTTATCAGAAATGAATCACTTTGTTGTGATTCCCTTGCAGAACAATGTGATAAACAGTTATTTTCAAAAATTACACCTCAACTACAGCGTTGTGATTCCCTTGCAGAACAATGTGATAAACAGTGGGAATATATAAACACAGTTCAGAAACATCGTTGTGATTCCCTTGCAGAACAATGTGATAAACAGTTGCTATTCCGTTCTTTAGGAAAGCAAATCCGTTGTGATTCCCTTGCAGAACAATGTGATAAACAGTTTCAACTAAATCAGGTGAAAACTTACAGCGTTGTGATTCCCTTGCAGAACAATGTGATAAACAGTTCATCAGGTTCTAAGTGTGTTCGATTTCTAGTTGTGATTCCCTTGCAGAACAATGTGATAAACAGTTCTTAACGAATCTACCCAAGGTTTCTATTAGTTGTGATTCCCTTGCAGAACAATGTGATAAACAGTAAACAAAATAAACAGGCGACACTATAATACGTTGTGATTCCCTTGCAGAACAATGTGATAAACAGTTTTTTTTTAATTCTTCCAATGTAAGGTAGAGTTGTGATTCCCTTGCAGAACAATGTGATAAACAGTGAACTGGTATGATGTTATCATCATCAGGCAGTTGTGATTCCCTTGCAGAACAATGTGATAAACAGTAGTTAGACAAGCACTCTCTGAATTGAACATGTTGTGATTCCCTTGCAGAACAATGTGATAAACAGTCTATCTTCTTTATTATTGGCTCTTAAACTAGTTGTGATTCCCTTGCAGAACAATGTGATAAACAGTAAGTCTTGGATGGAAGATGAATCCCCACTGTTGTGATTCCCTTGCAGAACAATGTGATAAACAGTTTGCCTGACTGGGTACGATGACATTCATCTGTTGTGATTCCCTTGCAGAACAATGTGATAAACAGTATTAATTGTGTTGCCCTACAAGTCTGACTAGTTGTGATTCCCTTGCAGAACAATGTGATAAACAGTATCTGAACTTGAAGCAATAACAACATAATAGTTGTGATTCCCTTGCAGAACAATGTGATAAACAGTATTATTGCTGTTCTGCCTGAGCAAGTCGGGGTTGTGATTCCCTTGCAGAACAATGTGATAAACAGTAGAGGCTTATATAAGTATATGATTTCAAAGAACTTAACATTGATATAAAAAAATAAAAATAGCATAATATATACTATTTTTATAAAATGTGTTTAATATTTCACAACCTGTTTCGTGAAGTTGTGTTCAAGTCCACTTACTATGAGAATATATGTACCTGATGGTAAATTTGATAAGTTCACGCGATTGTTTTCAATATCCCCTTGTGATAAAATTTGTCCATAAATATTAACTACTTTGAAAGTATGATCAATGATATTAGTGTTGATATCAAAAGTGATAATATCTTTAAATGGGTTAGGGTAAACGTTAACTTCAGAAACTTTAGAGAGTTCCTTGGTTGATATATTATTCACCGTTCTAAATAAGTTATCATCAGTTAACATAATTGTATTTATACCTACCCCAAAATCATCAACTACCTCGATAGCAGAAGCGACCCTTATATGAAAAACATCACCATCATTTATTGTAAATCTAAGAGAATCAGATGGTATTAATGTATTAATCATGTTAGGGGGTGCTACAATGTTAACAGAGTCTATTAAAATCTCATTTGATGCTGAATTCAATTCAAAAACTTTCATTTTTATAGAATCCCCCTCTCTAAATCTCCCAGTGCACAGATTATCAATGTAAAAATTGATAATTAGGTTATTTGTTAATGTGTCAAAGTTATATGTTTTACTTACAGAACTGGTATCAGTTGCACCATTCCAATAACGATTAATAACAATTAATGAATCACCATTTCTTTCAATTGACCAAAAGTTTAAAAAATTGAGGGTTGATGATGGCTTCGTTGAAAACAAACATAGTGTTTCAGATAAGATATTAGTATCTAGAAGTGTATCAGATACTAAATTATCAACATATGTTAAATGTGGGTTAGTATCTTCAACTATAGTAGTATCACTACCATATACAAACAAGGTATCTACTTGTGCATTGCCGATACTCATTACGAGAAAAAATAAAATTGTGAATAATCGTTTCATAGTTAATTGTGTTTTTATTAAATTAGATTGCAAATATACTAATTATAATCTACAATACCAAATTTAATATATAAGACATGGGTAAAATACACAATTATACTAGTTTTATAAAAGAGGCGGCATTCGTAAATAACGTAACATTGGGGTTTTACCAAGTGCCCATTAATGTCACGAAAGAATTATTGACTATTATATATTTAGATATTGATGATTCTATCAAGGTTAAAAAAGTCAATAAATTCCTAAGAGATAATAAAGGCAATTTAGTATATTTATATCATGGAACATCAAGTGATGTGAATTTAGAGGATGATGGTTTATTAACCACTAAAAAAAGCACTAAAAAATCTATTCAATCAGAAGTTGGTTATGTCTATTTATCTGCTTATGAAGATAGTGCCAAAACTTTTGGTAGGATTGGGAGTCCATTTACTGATACAAAGGTGGTTAAAATAGAAATAGCTATAAGTAATTTAAAACCAGATAAAGACCAATTATTTAATAAAAGAAGGGCAATTGGTAATTTAGTGGGTATCACATTAGGTGATAGTTTAGTGTATGGTAGTGGTCTCAGAGTCAAGGGTAACATACCTAATTATATGATTAAGGATACTAAATTATCCAAAAGAAGTTAATGGTTTCTTATTTTATTTTATAAATATCTTCTATTTTTTCACTTAATATTCTTTTGACTAATATCTTATTGAACATTTTACCATTTATAATAACCACCCCTGTTCCACTACCTGGTTCTTCTGTAACATTAATTTCATTGGGGCATTCACAAAATGCAAAATATATATTTTCAGATTTTCCTAAATATTTTTCATTTTTATATAAGGCTTCTCGGTTCTTATAAAACCTATGAAACCCATATGAGTATTTATTAAACTTAAAAAAGGGCATTGGTATATATTTTGATAAGTGAAGATCGCCAATATAAGAATATGTATTTATTACTTTCGGTTTGGTTAAAAAGGCATATATAAGTAATTTTTTAGGTTTATTAATTGATGTATTATGTAAATTATAATTATACATTTTAAATATTTATGATTCTGAGTAAATAACAAATGGGATATTATCAATAGTTAATCCAGAATGTTTTAAATCTTGTAACCATTTATATAACATTTTATGTGTTACATTTTCCAATCTTATCTCCCATCTATCGAACCCTATTTTCTCAGCATCTAATTCAGGATACTTATTTTTAGATACGAAGAATTCCATCCACATATTAACACCACTTACATCTAAATTATCAGTAATATAATTTTTAAGTAACTCTAGACACTCTTTCCTTTTTCCATGTGATATATTGCTATCCTCAACATAAATATATGACTCAGTTTTCCCACCTTCTGGGACATACCCATCATCATAAAAATCATCCCAAATATTAATAGGTATTTCTAGAGGTTGTTTAATTTTATACTTATTTGTTTTTGCTTTATATGCTAAGTATTTTTCATAAGAGCCGCCCTTTATACTACCATGTCCATCGGAACGATTGTACCAATTAATATAATTTAGGTATTGTTCACTCTTTTTTAGATATTTATCAATTTCACTTTCTTCTATTGGAAAGAAGCCATACCCTGATGTTAAGTTCTCTAATGTGAAATGCAGCATTGCTGACGCTCTTGTGCCATCACTGTAAGTAATTTGGGGTTTGTTCCATAATCTATAGCACCCATTACTTTGATCTAGGTCAAATATTTGAGAGTCAGTTGGTCTTACTAAATATTTTGGTTTATTATCCATAAGTTATATTCTATAAAGTTGTTAAACTTTCAACACATGTAGTGATATTATTATTAGTAGAACTGTATTGAGTTTTACCTGAACAATCAGACCAATATATATACCTCCCTGCATCACTGAATCTATACATCGTGCATCCATTTTTAGTGAATAGTTCATCTACCGTATAGTCACCTATATTAGATACTTCTAGCGCATCACCTGCACATGAGCTTAATAATAAATATCCTAGTAAGAATATTGTTAACATTTTTAATTTTTTCATAATTTCCAGTTTTTATATTATCATTTATTTTTAGTTGTTGTTACTTTAAGATCACTACACACTTTATCTATATAGTCTCTATAATACTTACTGTTTTTATAAGTAGAATCTAACCACTTATTGGTTTCTGATAGTTCATTAACAATTTCATCAAATAATTTCATTATATTTTTATTTAGTCTGCTAATTTAATTTCGGAAAAGTTTTGATATGATTTTTTATATCCGTTAGTGAACTTCACATCAATTGTAGTCCAATCTTGTGATTTAGGCCAGTAATCGTTTTCTCTGGTTGCTTCTTCTAAATCCCTACTGTGTTTAGACTCTATAACTTCTGAAATTTCGAGTTCAACCTCAACCTTAACATCAGTCATAACTCTAACTTTCCTGCCTTTTAATAGTTCTGATAAATCCATATTTATGTTTATTTATGCAAATATATGAAAAATTATTCATATATAGTAGTCTAATGTTACCTTAATGTTACTTTAATGTTAAACAAAGGTGAAATAATTTAATATATAAAGAAAAAGAAAGAAAGTTATGAGAAAATTAAAGAATTTTTTATTGGTGTTCGCGATAGTGTTTTTAAGTTCTTGTGTCACAACCACAGTAATAAGCTACGATTATGACTTCACTATGAAGAGTGATGTTGTATATTTAGAAGGTATTGAGTATGCCAAACTATATTCGTTTAATTACGGTGTAGAAAACGACAAAGAGATATATGAAGTAGTTTATATGTTATCTGATGCGAGGTATTTAGAAAGTGCTAAAAATTTCGTTGAATATATAAAGAAAGAGAAGCCTAATTGGAGTGTTAAGGTTATGATATCTAATCGTGTGTCATTTATTTAAAATATCTTAATCATTGTTTTAAAGTAATCACGAATAGATAGTATGTTTATTAGGATGAATGTAATATTAATGATAAATAGTATTGTATTAACGCCATCACCATCGCCATCTATAAATTCAATAGATATTATGCTTTTATATAATAATATTAACGTGGATAAGTAGAAAAACCAACAAACTATTGTACCAATTGATAAAATAGATTTATACTCTTGTCCTTTCATATACTCAATCCAGTGATCATATTTTTCAAGACTCTCTTTTTGTAAAAATAAATAGTAAATGATATCTGGTGATTTAATAGAACCAATCGTTAGTAGTCCATAAATAAAATATTCTAACCAAACCTCTGGGCACATTAGTCCAACGTTAATAGATAGTACTAGAACAATCAAGAGTAAATAAGGTTCTTTTTTACCACCTAAATAAATAGGGGATAGCATTTTTTTATATGAATCTTTCATTTTTAATATATAGTTAAAGTTACTAAATTTACTATGTTCATCAAATATTTCGATGTATTCAACGAGAGCAAAGATAGTGAGAATAATAATAACTCACAAGATATTTTTAAATTTTTGAGGAAAGAGCCAAAATTCATAAAGCAGTTTTCTGAATTCTCGGCAGATATACCAATTCATCAATTAGAGAATTTATATGATAGGATGGTAAAGCATAGGAATACCCTAAAACAAAATAAGGTTGACTTAACTAAACTAGATACAGTTGAACAGATAACTGATAAATTAGATGAGATGACTCTTATTGAAAAGGCTAACAAGTTTTTAAAACTCGTACCTAATCCATTCAGAAGTGAGATAAAAAACACTCCAGAAAATTACAAAAAGTTTAAAAGCATCGTATTGGAATTAGACTTTGATTTATATAAAAGTGGGTTTATGTCTAAAGTGGCATCATTAAAAGATAATGATTTATCGGCATTTTTTAAATCATTTGAGAACTATATGGTATCTATGACAGCTCAAATGAAAGAAACTTTTGATGATATAAATAATACTGAGGGAATTGATTTAATATTCCGCGATAAAGAAACACTGATAGCTATGGTATATAGTCATAAGGCATCAATAGAAATGGGTTCAACTCAATGGTGTATATCATATACGAGTAGTACTAACTTTGATAACTATATAGGAAAGCGTAGAGGTGTTCAATATTTTATATGGGATTTTTCAAAAGAGCAGTTCAATAGCAATTCGAAATTAGGAATAACCATATATCCTGATAGCACATATGATGCCCATGATAAGGTAGATGATAAGGTAGTAATTAAGGACATACCACACAATAAAATATTTAAAAATATAAGTAATATATTACCTAAACAGATATTAAAATATGCCAAATATAATAAGAGTTTAAGAACTGAGTATACTTTATTGGCAGATGTTTTAAATGGTGGTAAAGATAGAGAATATGCGTATAATGTTATGCCTAGCTTGATATTTTATTTAACGAATAAAGATGATATAAAGAATATTGGCGAAGATGTTATAATTAGAGCAGCAATGGAAGACTCAGATAGGTTCATAAAATCCCACATATTTAAAATAGTTAATGATGATTTAAAAATAAAATTATTAACTATATCCAGAGAGTTATATTTAGAATATAAAGAAGAATATGATAATAGGTTATATAACTTAATGGGTGCATTAGATAAAGTGAAAATAATCAGACATGACTCAAGTAATTATAACTATAAGGATCATAGTACAGAGGCTAATATAGAAGTTATTAAACACGTCCCAGAAATATTATGCTTTGAAAAGAATACTGATATATTTTATGATAAGAAAATATATAATCCCATAAGGGAATACTTTAAGGATAGAGAATTATTAGATACTGAGCGATTTAGGGTACAATCTCAGGGAATTGTAAATTTACACACCCCAATAAATGTAGTGTTCAAATACTTATCTTACTCTGATGAGGCAATTAGTAATTATGATAAGTATTATAAGTATATATACTTATCAGATAATGATGTGATAGAAAGTGACTTTATTTATAAAAGTTTATTCAATACACCTGATGAGTTAGTTACGATTTATACTATGTCTAAAATGCTAGGTATAGACATATATAAAGTATCTATACCCAAAAGTAAAGAGGGGTTTAAGGAAATGGATATAAGTAAAGATGTTATAGTAAATGATAAAGAATTACTTGCGTACATTACAAGTAATTCTATCAAAATGGATATATAGTATTGGAATTTAATCCCCAAAAGTAAATATCTCTTTAGTTGTTTTTTCTAGGTTTCCCCATTTAGTCTTATATGTTATACCTCTAACCTTTCTATTATCTATCCAAATATATTCATCATCATCGTTATTACACCTGGGTTTATCTGTGATGAGACCATTATATTTAAATCCATTTTCATCTAACCACTTAATAGTGACTTCTCTATCTTTTGCTTCCCTTGCTGTGAAAAAGGTAATATGTGCACCATTATCATACCACTCATTTATAGTTTTAAGTGCATCTGGATAATGGTCAGCAGTAGCATATAAATGTGAATCTTCATTTTTAATATCATCACAAATAGTTCCATCACAATCAATTAGTATAATTTTTCCTTTCATATATGTAAAAACTTTTTATTTATATAAAACATTTATAAATTTGTTTAGTATAAATAAAAAAGATTAGTTATATATGAAAGAAAAAGATATTTATAAGGAACATGTATTGAATATGAAATCATTATCAGAGGTTGCTTTCTATGATAATTTTAATGTGATAAATAAATACCAATGGACAGTATTTGATATACCCAAAACTGCATATGACGTATTAGTGGAAACATTTATGGGAAAGTTCGATTTAACCCTAATACAGAATAGGTCTAGTTATAGTAACTATACAGATAAAGGGGAAATGGATACTGAGGATAGTTTGATTATGACCGAGGTGGAGGGATCAACTATAATGGTTGATATTAAAAATAAAATAGTTATTAATTTCAGTAGTCCTAGTTCAGGGTGTATTGATATATATTCGGAAACCCCTATATGTGATGAATTTAAAGACATTATAAAGGAAATTTATGATAAGTATACTGATGAAGTAAATGATAATTCGGTATTTATTTTATCTTTTTCAAATGGGTTTTACTTAACCGATTTTAAAATTGATGATAAGTATAAAGAACTAAATATTGATACAAATTATAATCAAGACTTAGTGGATGGTTATGACAAGTTAGTTGAAAATCTAAATTCTGATAAAATAGGTTTATATTTATTCCATGGTACACATGGGACAGGTAAGACCACATTTTTAAGACACTTAATTAGAAATATTAATAAAAGGTTAATATTTGTACCACCCTCTCTTTCTAGCAGAATATCTGAACCAGATATGATTCCATTCTTTATGAGGTATCCGAATAGCGTTATTATAATAGAAGATGCGGAGAACGTTATTATGGAGAGAACAGGTGGTGGTGATCAGGGTGTCAGTAACCTATTAAATATCACCGATGGTATAATGGGTGATTGTCTAAAATTTCAGATAATTTGTACATTTAATACAAACAGAAATAATATTGATAAAGCATTAACTAGAAAGGGTAGGTTATTAAATGAGTTTGAGTTTAAGGGGTTGAAATCAGACAAAGCAGATAGACTATTAGAATCTTTAGGAAAGGATGGTAGAGGGCTTAATTTGAGATTATCAGATATATATAACGAGGGGGAAGAGGAAAAAGAGGAAACAAAAGTTGGATTCAAAAAATAATATATTAAATATTAAGGGGTTAGTTAAATAACTAACCCCTTAATATCTCTTCAACTTTTTCTAGATTATTTACCATAATAGCATCCCTTAAATCAATAGACCTATATGCTTTTGATATATTTTTAGTATGGTAGACTCAATGTAACAGCATTAATTATTACCAATATCTCCTTTTTTCATCTAAGATTGGTTATCAAATACTTTACATTTACTCATAAGATGTGACCCACTTTTAAATAGTTTTTTATCTAATTGTTCGTCTTTTTATTTTTCCATATTTTATTTTAATCATAATCATAATAAACCCATTCTCTGTATAGTAGGTTATTAACTACTGAGTTACCCATAATTTGAGGGTTCTCTAACATTAACCGATCATATGTATAAATGAAGAAATCGGATAAGAATTTACCAATACTACCACTTCTATTAATACCTGCACTACAGTGTATGATAATCTCTGTATTATCTGTTTCATTTAATTTAATAAAATTAGCAAACCTAAGTACTTCTTTAGCCATTTTAGAGTCAAATAAGACATTACCTGATGCATTATATGTTACATCATCAAAATATAATTTGAGTAGATTAGAGGCATATACTTCTTCAAAATAAGAGTATGTATGTTGAGTGTGTGTATTGTTAATTGATATAAGGTAAGTATTTTTATTTTCCTGACCATTAACATTGGAAGGTGTTATATTTCTACTTATCATCAACTCTTTAAACTTCTTTCTGTTCAGTATAGTTATTCTCATATCTAGCCGAATTTAGGGCGATGTTCTTTAATAACTGCTTCAGTGCTATGTGTGTGTTCACTGTGACCACATATAGTACAATCTCTTGTCCATCTAGGGACATTTACATCCCTATATCCTTCTGACTCATACGAAACGTCACTGCCATGTCCAACTAACTTATATCCATATGGTTCACGTTTTGTTTCGGGGTTGCTATATGGCTTTCCCCAACTATGATTACAATTATCTATATTTGATTGTTCGCGTTCAATTTCACGTTGTAAATCTCTAATTCTATCGTTCATTTTGATCAATTTTATGTTTTAATTTTCTAGTATACTTCTTATAATTAACATGAGCACCACCCTTTATATATGGTTTATCTAGGTAGATTTCTCTACTAACTTTGCGCATGGTTTTATATATTTGTGCTTTTTCTACCTTCATAACAGTGCAAATATAATAAAAATATTTAATATATAAAGAAAATATAGTCCAATTTATGAAAACTTTTAAATTTGAAACTTACGCAGTATATAAAGTTATTAAAGAAAACTTTGATGAATTCATGCAAGAAATAGACACCGTACCAGATGTAGATCAGATAAGAGACTTTGTTAGTCAGCAAGACGATATAATGAGTAAATATGATTTACCAGAGGGGGAACTAAATAATATAAGAGACTCTATTAAGGATAATATCAGAACAAAGATAGGTCTATCAGAAAGCATTAAACTTTAATTTAATATTCAAAGAGATATGCATAAATGCATAAAATGTCCATTATTATCAGAAAGTACCTTACATAAATCCAAATCACCTAAAACCATGGTGTTAACATAATCAGTATCATTATATTCCCCATAATCAATATCATATTTATCAAAATATATATCTATTTTACTATCAGAAAGCATTGGAGTAGAACCTTTACTTAAAATAGATTCTGTTGATATCCCATCGGTTATCATGTATTTAAATGATAATTTTGAGTCACTATTATTTAAAATAATTTCTTGTATCTTATATGCGATAACTATTATGTATCCACTAGCATCTACTAGTACAGGAACTAAGTGATTTCCTACATATTTATAAGTTATATATCCGTGCAATGATGTGGTATTGTTCATAATAATTTTTTCCAAATATAATGAATATTTACATCCCCCCGATAAAATTAGTAATTTTTTTTACTAGTTCTGTGTCAGACAAGCTAGGATATTCTTTTTTCAAATTAGAAAATAACTCAATTTCCTCTTTTTTAAGGTTCTCCATCTTTTCATTAATGGGTTTATAAATATTGTTTATAGTATCTTGTTCGCGTGCCATATCATTTAAAATATCCATAGCGTTAGAATTTAAAACATCATTGCTTATATCAGGATCATCCGTAAGTGATTTAAGGTCTGTCTTATATTTTTCCAATCTATCTTTTAGGGAAAATAATTCAGTAGAAACTATTTCTAAATCACTATTTATATTTATAAAATCCTTTCGGATTCTAGCTGCTTGTTCTAGGTACTTTTTATTTATCATATTATATAAAATATTAAGATTTTTTTCCTCTCCCATTAACATATTTAGATATGCTATCTTTAAGTTGCTCTTTTAAAATAAATGGATCTTCCATCAATTTATCAAATATATAATTAGCATAGTAATCAATAGCGGATGCTTCTTCAAAATTTTCTTCAAGTATTTTTATTAGAGCCTTATCTGGTATTTTCTCATCAATTTTTAAATTTAATTTTAAATTATGACTTTTCTTTGCATTTTCAAATACATATTTATATGCCTCTTCTTTTTTTACTGGTTCTGATACTGGTACTGGTGGCGGGGTATAATTATCAGTAGCTACTTGAGTACTTCCATGGTTTATACCACCACCTTGTCTAATTAAATATTCCATACTACCAGGTGCTGGCTCTTGATCTGATCCTGATTCACTTGGATGTGGTTGTGATTGTGGTTGGTTTTTATACTTCTCTAATAGATCACGTTCCGAATTATTATTATTATTATTATTATTATTATTATTATTATTATTATTATTATTATTATTATTATTATTATTAGAAGGTGTTTCTACTTTTTGACCCATCATTCGCATGTGATCACTATGTGATTCAACAACGCTTCCGCTGTAATTAACTTCCGAAGAATCATTGAACATTTGTCCAGACATATGTTCATCATTATCATCATCACCAATAGATATAGATTTATTTTTAATAAGATTTAAATAGTAATCACTTCCTTGGTTTTCGGTATATGCTGTATTCTCATTAATTGTTGTTTCTCTGATTGTGATATTCTTATTATTATTATTTTCACCTATTTTTGTATAGTGTTGTGTATCAGATAGTCTTTCAATTGCCACTCTCTCACCATTATTTAATAATGCGATAGCCCCATCTACTTTATTGACGGTTATTGTTCTTCCATTATTATCTTCATATTTACTTCCTACCATATCTACTTGTGTTTTTTTATATATAATCTAAACCCATCTCCATGTTATATAAAATATTATGATATTTTTTTTACATTTTTAACAAAAAAAGGAAATAGACAAACTGTCTATTTCCTTTTTTATTTCATATTTTACTTTATTAAAAGTCATCATCAATATCATCAAAGTCATCAAATTCATCTGCGGTACTTGATTTTTCGTTAGAGTCACTATCACTGAAATCTTCGTCATCAAAACCATCATTACTAGATCCTTTATCAAAAGAGAAGTCTTCAACTACACTTTCACTAGAAGTAGGTACTGAACTTGTTGGTGTTTTTCCAGTAAAGTAGTTAATTGCATCACTCACTTTAATTTGTTGATCTTCAGTCCAAGCTTTACCGGCCCAATCCTCTAATTGAACATCTCTTTCTAATAGAAATGCGACATATTTTTCCCAATGTGCATCTGATAGTTTACCATTTTCATCAAGTGGTAATTCTTTAAGGTCACCATCCTTGTTACGAATTTTTATCGCACTTCTTTCAACAAAAGTTGATTTCGTATATTCTGGTGCAATAACATCTTTACCATTATCATTAGTAAATGAATTTTCTTTAGCTAGTAAGATTAAATCTTTACCAGTTTCTGGGCTAAAAACGATACATTTTTCACCAGTGATATTCCCATCTTTCTCATCATCAATGATACTCATAATTTGGTTACCATATGAGAAGATCATAATTTTGCCTTCTAATTCTGGTTGTTGTTCATCTTCTATTACTAGAACATAAGAGAAGTATTTGTTCTGATACTTAATCATAGCTGCTCTACTTTGCTCTAAAGCATTTTTGGACTTATTTAAGTTAAAGTAAGTAGTTGCTAATGGTCCAAATTTAGCAGAACCAAATCTAGTACCAGTTAATGGGTTGATGTTACTTGGGTCATCATAGTACCCTCTTAGGTGACTTAGTTCATCTTTCTTAATATCTAAGAAGTGAGTAATTTTTCTATAAAAAGATGGTCCCATTGCTACCTCAGCATCTTCATTATAATTATCTCCCATAAATGCTTGGAAATAATCCCGATTTGAAGAAATATTAGATAATAGTCTAAGTCTAGCCTTATATCCTCTTTTTTTATGTTCAGGTTTTATTTTTGATAGGTCAACACGGTATAGACCGTCTAGACCTCTTTCGTTCGCGTTACTTTCGTAAGTTGATTTTTGTTCTAACGCTTCATCGTTAAATAGTTCTCTGTTCATCATAATTTTGCTTTTTTTATTTTTATTTTTGCTAACTTTTGTTTGTTAAGCTATTCTTATTATTATATTACTTGGTTTGATAAAAGTTTAAAATAATTTAGCTTAACGTATCCATTTCAAGTAACTTTTTTATATATAGATAGTAAATTAAAAAGTTTAAATAAATATGAATATTTTATTGGAATTCTGGGAATTTTCGAAAAGCATATATGGTCATAACAAGGCATATAAGGATGCAACTACTTATCTATCAAGCTATAGTGAAAATAAACATGTAAATGCTATCCTTAAAAATGGAGAATATATTAAAATAAATAAAATAGAAGATGGTTTATATTATGGTGAAGATATGAACGGAATAGAGACAGAAGGGGATTTTATTGATATTGAGAAATTTATGTATAAAAAGTAAATTATAATACTACCAAAGAAATGTAGATTTATTTAATATATAGAATATATTATAAATAAAAGACATCTGTATATGCAATTCATCAGAAAATTTAGTAAAAAGATATTAGAAAATAAGCAACAAGCCTTAGCTATTTTAAAAAAAGATGGTATTAGTATAAACAACCCTTCTTATGTAGAGTTGAAAAAAAACAACATTAAAATATTTAAAAATATTAATTACTTAGGTTTAATGACTAAGTATATGTTTACTCAGGAAGTGTCAATGGACGAAATAGTTGATCTCTTAAAATGGTTAAAAGAACATTCTTCATTACTTAGTAAAGAGCCATTAAAGTATAATAGCTTTGAATTGTTAAAGGATGAAATAAATACAATAGATAATAACAACCGTATCAAAAAAGTTTATAATATATTACCTAGGGAACAAAAGAATTTAATTGATATAAAGGATAATGATTTCAGAAACATATCTATTGAACTACATTCAATGGGTTTATTAAAACAGTTGTCTGTTAAAATATCAAAGTTTAAAACAAGGGGTAGTATATTAGATTACCTCAAAGATTTTATCACTAAGAACAGTGATAAGTCTTATCCAAAAACTATAAAGGATATAACTGAACTAGATGGTGCTAAACTTATGCATCAAAACATTGATGATGGTCTCATATTAGCAGAGATAACTGACTATGATGCATCCGTTAAATTAGGTGCTTCATCATGGTGTATAGTAACAAGTAATTCTTCATTCAATAATCACACAAGTGGTTTTAAAAGACAATTTTTTATATGGGATTATAGCTTAGAAATATATGATAACCTACACCTAGTTGGTTTTACCACAAATGATATGGGTATGATTACTAATATACATAATAAAAATGATGATAATTTATCTGATAATTTACCAGATAACGTCATTAATATGTTAGATGACTTAAATTTTGGTATGACAACACTTGAGTTTAAGAATGGGTTAATAAAAGGTGATAGTGGGGAACAATTAAAGGTTTCTAATAATCCAGATATAATGTGCTTAGGGGTAAGTAATGAAAAACAGTTTAATATACATAAATTCAATACTGTTAACCCATTTAGTTATGGTGGTGATGAAGTGGGTGATTATAATTTCTATATAATATATGATTTTTCCAAAAATGTAAATCAGAAAGGATTTCAATATAAAATAAAGATGTATATATATAATGGTGTGTCATATAATGAGTTTTCTGATCAGAATTTGACAAATTTTGATACTACTATTCCTGATAAGTATATTATAGACATTATAGTCAATAATAAGGATATATTAAAAGCTAAGGATATAACTGAAAAATATATGAAAATAGAAGTAGATTTAAAAAATGAAATTGAAGAATTATATAATTCAGACCTACAACAACAAGGTTTAGATATAACCTCTAGTAAGGTAGGTGATATATACCTATTTGAATTTATTATTAAAGATCCAATTAATTATAATACAAGAAGAGTAGATGCTTTTAGAAACATATCTACCAAGACTTATAATCTATCAGAATATTTTATTTCAAGTAATGGTTCACAAGAAATTAACAAATTCTATTATTATATTATATTTGACTCTTCTAGGGATTATTTTGACCCTTTTTTAATATCAGACATTAAAATATCAACAGGTTTTAATGATTTCTATATGCATAATATTGATGGTAATGGGTTTATAACAGGTAATTCAATTGAGGATATACCATCTGAATATAAAACTATTTCACATTTATTAAGATCAATGTCCAATAAGACTTATCAGGAACTAATAGATAGGGTTGTTCAATCAAAATATAAGTATAGTGATGATAATTATTCTAAGTATAATGGTGATGAATATGCTAAACCATTATTTAAGTATCTCTATGAGAATGGTGAATTAGATGAAGGTGATTATGAAAGTGGTGATTATAGAAAGTATTTATTACTTAAAAATGTTGTTGAAAATGACTATGAGTTTGAACTTTTTTATAGAATACATATAGAAGTTGATGAAGCAGGTAAAACATGGAATGTTATTTTATATGATGATATAGAAGAGGCTGCTATGAATTCTGTATTATCTCAAATAGAAAGTGGTCACCTCCCAGAATTTATACCTCAATATTGTATTAATGGCGAACGTTTCGCTAATGAACATGTGAGAAGTGAATTGGATTTTGTAGAAGAAATAAAATTAGACCCAAGTAATAATAATATAGAAAAAACACTAACAGAAGAGGGTGAGCAAAGGTGTGGGGATTTAAATATAAGAAGAAGTGATTTTGTTAAAAATAATGAATCACTTAAAGATACTATTGCTTCACTTAATATGGATTTAAATTCAAAAAAAGATAAAATAAAAAATCTTATAATAAATAGTGAGGATTTAGATAGAAAGAATAGGTTAAATACTATTCTGAAAAAATTAGAAGATAATATAACTTCTGAGGTAACTAAATATAAAGAACATATATCTGAAATACTAAATAATATTGAAGAGATTGATGAGGAAATAGAGAAAATAGAGGATGATGATTCTGAATATATGGAATACTCAGATAGTGATATTGATGAAAAGGCAGAGGAGTTATATAATGAGGAAATAGAAAGTGCCACTACTGATTCAAAATATCATCTTAGTGATCAGGGTTTTGATGATGTGGAAATAGCCAACATTTTAACTAATTATATATATGAAAAAGAGTTAGCTGAATATATTATAGGTTCAGATTACTATGGTCAATTAGGTATCAATGATTTTATAGAGTATAATTACGAAGATGATGATTTAGATAATATGTATGTTATATACAAATAAGTAAACTTTAACATATTTATTACATATATAACATAATAAAATTACATATATTATGACAACATTTAATAGGGAATATTTAATAAAACACTTACCTGAGGAATTCTTAGGGTTATCTAAACAACATATTATAGAATGTGTATTTAATAAAAATATACAGAAAGAATGGGTTAAAAATATATCTGTGGGTGATTTTATCATCAGTGAGTTGGGTAACATATATTCCATATCAAATAGAATTAACATGAGTGATAAATTGGGTGGTGTACATTTCTTTTTTGGTGGTAATTTTTCAAGTAACATCCCTGTATGTCAAGTAATGAATAAGACAGGGTTATATCACTTTTTAGATTTAGATGGGGAATATAAGACACAAAAAGCACCATATTACATAAATTTCAAAAATTTTAGATTTATTAGCAGATAATATAAAACTTTTTCATATATTTGCACTATAATTAAGAAAGGAACAACAAAAATAATATATATACAGTAATGAAAAATTTAGTTTTAAATATCACTATCAACCAGCAATGGCAACCGCAACCGAGATTATTCGGATGGGAGACTATTGCTTGAGATTTTTAAAACTTTTAAAGCAAAGTCCTCTCATTTATGAGAGGACTTTTCTGTTATATACAATATATAACAGAAAAACCCGCTCATAACCGAGTGGGTTTTTTATTGGGCTATAGTTAAATGGCATAACAGCTCCCTTTGAAGGAGTGATTATAGGTTCGAGTCCTGTTAGCCCAACAAATACATATAGTAGTAGAGGAGAGGTTTATCTCGCCACATTTGGGATGTGGAGCACGTGGGTTCGAATCCCACCTACTATACAAAATATCGGGAAGTGACTAAGGTTTAAGCACGGGTGCATTGGAAGCATCAGTTAGTAGGTTCGATTCCTACCTTCCCGACAAACTAGAGATGTGCGAGTGGTTTAAGCAAGTCGTCTTGGAAACGGCTGAGTGTACACAGATAGTATGCTCCACGGGTTCAAATCCCGTTCTCTAGACAAGAAATATGTGTGTCGTCCAATTGGTAGGATAACGGTCTCCAAAACCGTTGATGTGAGTTCGAGTCTCACCATGCGTGCAAATAAATAATAATATATATTTTTAATATATATGTTATGAAATACTTATTTAAATATGATCAAATAAATGAGAAGTATGATTTCACATCATTTATAAAAGATGATATGGGTAATTATTCATATACATTTAAGGGTAAAGATGATTTAGAATTTATCGTTAATTTTGAGAATTTAGGTGATGCTATTGAAGGCGAGTATGCTAGAAGTTATGATGTGACAAATTATAAAACTCAATATGAAGAATTGGGGACAAGTGATGCAATAGGTATTTTAAGAACAGTAACAGATATAACAGTAGATTTCTTAAAGAATATAAAACCAACAAAAATATATATCACTCATGTGAATACTGATGCTGAGGATAAGAAATATATGAGAACTGGTGCTACAAATAAAAGAGCAATTATAAACAAGCGTTTCTTAGAACGAGATATACCAAGTGATTATGCTTATCAACTAAGGGGTAGAACATCAATTATAACAAATATAGAAAACACAAATATAACTGAAGGTGTGAATTATGGGAATTTATATCATATTATAGATAATAATAAATTTAAGTTTATTATAGATAATGATAAGCTTTCACCTTATATAGCTTCAAATAGTGGTAAGATATCTTTTACCAGAAATAAAATGATGAACTCTTATCTAGGGGATGCTCCAACAAGTTTCTTAAAATTAGAAATAGATGCATCTAAATTATCAAATAATTATAAAATAAGTCCATTTAGATATAAATCACATAATAACGGACATTTTGATGAATGGGAAGAGATGACTAATCCTATAAAAAATATAAGCAGATATGTCACTAAATTAATAATAAATAAAAATAAAATTGAAAATCTTAAAAAATCAGTTAGATTTGAAAATAATTTAAGTGATTACTTCACAACTAAAGGAACTATAAATGGCACAATACCAAGTATGATGAAATATATCATAGATAATTCGCCTTATCCTGTATATGTGCAAGACGGCAGTGTTATTAAAAAAGATGATGTTTATATACAATCACTTATAAATTTTGAACTTAAAAAAGTGGAATTTAGATATGAACTTGTTTATAGAGGATATGTATATATAAAAAATAAAAAGGGGAGTAGGGATTCTGTATTATATAGTAATGGGGAACATGTAATAGGTGATTTAGTAGTTGGTATTGCAGTTGATAAAAAACCTTTAAAAACTATGAGTGAAGTGTTGGATATAAATATAGATTTCAATAAACAGATTAGAGGCGAAGAATTCACTCCTTATATATTCACTTACAGAATAGGTAAAAAATTAAATTATTTAGAGAATATTATATATTTAACACCAAATAGATTGAAGGAAGTGCGTGTTAAACATTCAATCAAAAAATAATATAATACACATGAAAGAAAATAGTGATGTTATCATAGGAGAAATATGTAAGGGGGATATAATAAGCATTAGGAGAGTTATATCAGTTAATCCATATTTTGACTGGCCAGAAGGCATAGATATGAATAAGTTAACTGTTAAAAAAGTAACTAAGGGGGTAAATGAAAATTATGAATTAATTATAATAGAAGAATTTTATTATAACAGTATTGGTGAAGAATGTAATTCAATACTCGGAAGATATGTTGAGAAAAATATATATGAGACAAGGAAAGCTAATATTGATAAGATATTATCAAGTAGTGTTGATAAATGAATGAGGAAATTAGATTGGATATTATGATAAGTAAAAAGAGATATGATACACTAAAGAAAGAACACAAAGAGGGTTGTGAGACAAGTGATTATCGCAAGATTATAATGGTAGGTGATAAAAATGACATTAAAATGAAAGAATATGAAGCGCAATATATATGTAAACACTCTTCCGTAGATGAGTTAATGGGTGGTTAAATTGAGAGATGTAGATCTTGTGGTAAAACATGGGGTGAAAAATAAGGGGGTCTATTCGACCACCCCTTTCTGTCCATATGGAACTTCAATAATACCAGAACCATCAATAAAAACTTGGTACTGGTAAAAGTCAATTCCTTTAGTATCCTTTAACTCGTCCCCTTTAGTACGAAATTCTTGAATATGTTCTTCTCTATCATCATAGAAATATATAGTTGATGGATTGTGTGTTTCAACTAATTCATCAATAATAGCTAATTTATAATCTATAGTTCTTCTACCATCTGCATAATATTCCCCATCGAAACTAAAACCATCTTTTCTAAACACATTTCTAACAGCTTCTTTAAGTCGAAAGATTCTACCAGTTAGCATAAATCGTTTATTACCAATTTCAGAATGTATATCATACTGACTCTTAATGTGTGGGTTGGGAAGTATATCAAATACATCTAAGTTAAGGCTTTCACCTCTGCCCCACCACCCACTTCTTGTATAATCTATAGCTTTAGATAGCTTCTCTCGATTCTCAGGTGTTGGGAGTGGACACATGTAAAGTGTTTGATCAAAATCAAAAATGGCGATTGTTTTATTGTTCATATGTATATATTAGTATTTAATTTTTTTGTTTAAAAATAAAAAATAGCTGAGCGTAATCAGAATCCTGTTTTAATGTATCATTTACCTATTTGCCACTAACCCGACTATAAAAGTATTGCTCACCTACTAAGTCTGTTCGTGTTGCAACCTGGGAAGTGCAAACGGGCTTTTGTCTAACCCTCCTTCCGTGAGCAATGTTGTCCTGAATTTCCTCTCCGTGGAGCGATACAACCTCTGGCTATTTTATACAAATATACAATTTTTTTTTAATATATAAAAGAAAGAAAAGAAATATGCCCAAGAAATTAAAAAAATTTTTTGAACTAAATATAAACCAAGAAACTATCGATGGAATAGACAAATCTTTTAAGGATAAATTAAATGAAAAGAGAGTGAAGGTGGCTAATAGGTTTATCAAAATTCTAGATAATGAACGATACCCATTAGGGGGCAATATAACTTGGTCTGATACTGATATAGATTATATCATATCAAAGTTAGAAAAATATAAATTAAATAACTATAATATAAGATACACATGAAGAAGTTCACAATAATAAGAGAGGATTTAGCAACTAAGGTTAAAATTTCAGATGACTTTGAAGAAGTTCAGAATGAATTGATTGATATCTTAAAAAAGAGTACCAATAGTGGTGATAGTAGCTTACAATTAAAAACAATGAAAAGTTATATAGGTGATAGTGAAACTACTATAATAGGACTAGTAAACGACAGTGATGTGTATGATTTCTATTTAAAGAATATGAATGATATAGATAGTGTTTTGAGTGATATTGTTCATTTCACTTCTTCCCCAGAGGAAATAGGTTCAACGAATAGTTTATATGATTATATAGTAATGAGTACTAAAATAGCAATTCAAGACTTATTTAAAAAAATGACTTCGGATTCGGAGTAAGTATAACTTAATATAAAAATAATATGATATGATATGAAAACGTGGAAAATACCAAGAATACCAAAAATAATAAGATCAAACCAAACTAAATATTCAAAAGAATATAGGGGGAATCAATACACTGTTTTTGAGGGTTCTTCAAATTATATATGGGTTTTAGATAGTGGTCATGGTGGTGTCATTGATGGTATCTACCAAACCGAAGGGAAACGTTCCCCAATATGGCCTGATGGCACTCAGCTTTTTGAAGGTGAGTCTAATAGAGATTTTGTTTTAAGAATCACAAAGGAATTAGAAGAGAGAAACATATCTTATGTGAATCTTATAGATAATCAGTTAGATACACCTCTTAAAATAAGAACTGATTTGGCTAATATGTTAAATGTAAATGAACAAAAAAAGGGAAAGAAAAAGAGAATAATGATTTATGTTTCTATACACAGTGATGCATTTAATAGACAAAATGCTAGAGGTTGGAGTGTTTATACTAGTCCAGGGCAAACATTAAGTGATAAGGTAGCTGATACATTCGCCAAAACATGGAGAGAAGAATTTCCACTAGGTAAATTAAGAACTGATGCAAGAGATGGTGATGTGGATAAGGAAGCAAAGTTTTGGGTATTAACTAAAACTGTTATGCCAGCTATTCTAACAGAGAATTTCTTTATGACTAATCCTAGGGAATGTAAGGAAATATTAATGAGTGAAGAGGGAAGAAAAAAGATTGCTAAATATCACTATGAAGCTATACAGCAGATTGATGACCAAAAGCTAATTGGATAAAAAAAACTTAATATGAATAATTTAAAAACATATAAAATATTTGAAAGAGAACTTAAAAAAAATAATTATGAAATTTTACTAGAAGGTAATATAATGAATGTTATTAAAAGAATACCATTTATAGGAGAGCATGCTAATATGTTAGTAGATATTATCAATAAAGTGAAGACTGAAGTTATGAGTATATTAAAGGGTGTTAATAACGATAATGGTGTTATTGATAGCTTAGCATCAATAAATATGAGTGATTTTAAGAAAAGTGAATTTGATATATCATTAAAAGAATCTATGGATAAAGATAATAAAGTAGAAAAAATAGCTAGAAAAATTTCTAATATATTAGGTAATATAGCACTGGGTTCTGGTATTATAACGGCTATTGTTTCTGCTACAATTACAATAATAGAGCAATCAGCATATAATGCACAGCCATGGTTTATAGCATTTGCTGTTCTTATGGCGATATCAATTGTTGCTAAGTCTATTGGCGCAGAAGTATAATTTTAATTTATTTATAAATCTAACCCACCGTTTATATCTAAATATGCTAATACAATAATTGATGATGGTATTGAGATAATGTAAGTATGCTCTAAATGTAATTGTCCCATAAAGTAACCAATTACTGATCCGATTAACAATCCGATTAAAGTGAAAAAGGCTTTATTATTTTTGTAAATATATTTTATTATGAAATTTTTCATAAACAAATATAATTAAAAAAAGTGAAAAAAAGGTTAAATATGAAATATATAAAAAAATTTGAAAATTACGAAGTATTTGATAATAATGAAGGAGATAATTTCTGGGGGAATATTGGCGCGGGAATTTTGCCCATATCAACATCAGGAAAGATATTAATTGCTCTTAGAAGTAAGTATGTAAATGAACCAAATACATTTGGTATATGGGGTGGTAAGCTTGATGACCAAGAAACCAATAGTCCTATACAAGGTGCTATAAATGAATTAGTAGAAGAGTCTGGATATAAAGGAGAAATCCATAAAATTATACCTGCCGCTATATTTGAAGTTAAGAAAAATGAAAAAGTGGTTTTTGCTTATCATAACTTTGTAGCACTAGTGGATGATTTTGAACCAGTATTAAATTGGGAAACAGAGAGTTATAAATGGGTAACATATGATGAGTTATTAGAAATAGAGCCTAAACACTTTGGGTTAGAATACCTTTTAAATAACTCGGAAAGTATTATAAAAAAACTATTAAAATAAATGAAATATTTATTATCAAAACAAGAACATATAAATGAGGGAAATGTGAATAATATAGACATAAATTCATTTCCAGAAGATGTTAAATCCACATTAAAAGACGAATATGGTCATTTTTTCCTATTTAATTTTGATTGGAATTCAAAGCAAGATGAATACCTAGACACTGACTTTAATTTAGATGGAGAGGGGTTTAGTGCTTGGATTAAGAATAATGAAACAGAAGAATTCATAAAAAACTTAGATAAACTCATTCAAGTAACAAGACGAGATTTAATTGATATAAAAAAGAGAGAAAATGCAGATAAAGCCTTATCATACTTTGAAGAATTGATAATACCCGCATTAGATAATAAGGTATTAGTGCAACCTTTATCAGTTTTCGCAGAACAAGCTGTACTACATTTAAATGATATTGAAGAATTAGAAAGGGCATTTAGAGATGCTAAAAATATTATAGACAGTGATGGTTCTCTAAATATGAGTAAAATAACCCCTTCTGAAATATTTAAAGGTGGTAATATATCGTATCCAAATTTTGAGAATTTTGCTAAAAAAAATACAGAATATATGGGGGTTTATAATGATTGGAAAAAATTATTTGATAAGAGTAATATATTCATAATGAAAGATTTAAATGCTTTTAGAAATTCCACACCTTATGCTCGTATTATTAAATTATATAGGTTCTTATTAGATTTAAAGAAAAATATCACAAAATAACAATAATAAAACATTAGAATATTTAAATAGTGGGGGGGTGTGAGTTTAAGACAAACCTTGTTAAATACTAATTTAAATAGGTGTGTAGACCCACACTTTGATGTAGAGTCAGTAGGCGAAGTTGTCTAATTTTTGATACTTGTATATATCAACATAAAATTTCTAAAATGCTCCCCATATAATTAAGTTCAATCCAGATATTTTTGTGATTAAGAACACAAATGATAATATGAAAAGAAAAAAAAAGAATGCCTTCCACGCAACATCCTCAACTCCTGCTGCTAGAATCATCATTGTTAATATTACTATAATTAATAATTCATATGGTATTGTTATTGGTATCATAATTGTTGAGTTTTTTTTAATATATATTAAAAATGTAAGTTATATATGAAATATTTAGTTAAATATACCGAATCTATCGTTGAATGGGAAACAGGAGATTATAAAGCATTATCTAATGAGCTTCACTCCAAAATAAAAGGTGTTCCAAATATAAGCTTTTTAGAATTAAAGGAAGTATGTGATAAATATAATGTAGAAATAGTTGACCAAAAGGAATTTTTATCAGATTTAGATAGTGATAAAAAACGAAAGGAAGCAAATTCTATCCTAATAAATCCTATATTTGGATTAACTAACCCTAAGACGAATAACATAAGAATGGTTATTGGTAAGAAGCAAAATTATAATCTCTGATATAATTCTGTTTCTGCATATTTTAAAACATGAGTTTGTACATCATGGACAAATGAAGAATAAGACAGTTAAAACACACGGTGAGTTCTTAGGTGATGTAAATGATATGAAAGCATATTTCTCAAATAAAGATGAAATAATGGCATTTGCACAGAGTTTGTCTGATATAGCAATGAGTGGAAAACCAAAAAATATAAAAGAGGCGATAAAAGGTATAAAAGAACATCCTTTATGGTTGCATATTGAAAAAAATATAAATGATAAAACAAAAAAACGTTATTTGAAATATCTTTATCTTTATATAGAAAGAGAATTTGATAAAAAAGAAAAGAAGTAAAACAAAAGAGGACTAAAATATATTTAGTCCTCTTTTTAATTAAGGCAGTAAATCGAGTATAAAATCCCTATCTTTGGTTATGATAGGAATGTCAGTATAGTCCCATTTACTCCTTGTGGTTTCTTCGTAATCAAAAGTTTTTCTAATCACGCTACTACCTCTTTTAGCACTCACTGGATAATCATTCCAGTTAATACCCTTTTCCATTAGCATTTCTTGTTTATCAGAAGAATTCTTTTTGAACAACTGTTTATCGGAATAAACACTCTGAGATGCCATAGAAAGTGAATTTCTTGTTGCATCTTGTTGTCTCCAAATAAAATAATTCACGACTTCTTCTTTATCAGGAATTACGAAAACTCTGCTATCGAAAAATGCTAATTTCTCTGGTCTAAGTTGGTTAAATTTAGCGGTAGCTAAACTAGCTGACACGCTTGTGATTTTCTGAACTTGACCATCATACCAAGATGAAGTTTTGATGTTATCATAATCTGTTAAGAGTAAAGATATTTCATCGCTTTGGGTGTATCCAATTTTACAACCTTGTATGTTTTCACATAAAAATTTAGTTGTTTCCATCATATCATCCATTAACTTATAGTCAAAGGGTTTATCCAATCCTTTTGTATAAGTGTGAAATGCCTTACCATCTAAACGGATAATGACATTTGTTCTTCTTGGTAGAAAACTACGAGTTCTTATTTCATAGTTTTCTTTCATTCTTTTACCTAAATCATCTTTCATAATAATTTTTAATTTTAATTGTTAATCCTGATAGTTCAAAAGGTAAAATTTAAGTCCCCTTATCCAGACCGCCAAAGTCGGGTACTTAACATTATATCATTTTAAGTATTTTTGTTTATATAAATATAAAAATAAGTGGTGAGAGGGGGAGTCGAACCCCTGTCCAAGCTTTTAGAAGGCTTGTGCTACTTACCACATAGCCTAATCTCCCACCGTATTTATAATTCTCTTCTATGCTTAAAGCAATCTTGTGTTTCTAATTGTATTGTATTAGGTATAAAAGAAACTTTCTTATTTAACTTACTACAGTCACCATAATTAATAGACACTACATTTTTATCAAATTGAAAAACCATTGAGTCTGCCTCAGTCATAATATCATTAAAATTTTCTAAATCATTCTTCTTAACTCGCCACCAGTTAGCTCTTTTAATCAACTTTGATTTAACACTGTTAAAATATTCCAATTGTATAGCGTGATGAAATTTGACAGAAGCTTTATACTTTTCTAAATCACGTATCATAAATATACAATCATTGCAATTACAATCTATTTTTTGTAATTCAAATATACTTTCCTTATCCATAATAAATTACTATAACATCTAGTTCACTGTACCCAATTATTGGAAATAACTTTATATCTATTATCAAAATTAAACCAACACCCACTTAGTCTTATTTGACCATCTCTGACAAGTGCTTGTTCTCCTTTATCCCACATCCTTTCACTTACTGGTGAATAATCAACTATTACAACACCACTGAAGTCATCTGGAAGGTTATCTATATCTAAAAAATTACTCATTTTTGTTTTATTAAGTTAGACTACAAATATATAAAAATTTTTTCATATATTAATCATCACCAGAAGTATTGTACTTAGTTTTATTACTATCATTATCTACATGCTTCAAATATAATGATATATCTTCTTCTAAACTCATAATCATAATTTTACAATTATTCAACATAGATGTTACATTACCTATTTCAAATCCATAAACAATATCTGACCTTTCCTCCGCACATAATTCTTTTAAACTATCACCACTATAACTTATAAGTTTTAAGCAATGTTTTAGTTTATCTAGATGTTTTTGTTTAATATAATAATCGTTTTCCATATTGTTATATTAAAATAAAAAAAAAAGTTTATTTATCACATTGCTTTTTGGTTTTTACTATATGTATTCATAATTTCTAAGTTTTTGTAACTTGACTCCATTATAGAACAACCAGTAGACACGATAACAGTACCATTCACATCCATCTTATATGTTAATGTTAAAACATACACTCATTTAGTTTTGTGGCTTAAACAAGTATCTCCGTATATTTCAGTGGGTATCTTTCCACAAACCCTACATTTAATTACAAAGTGTTTAGCCCCAAATATCCTTGCTAACAATCTTGTAATCGGGTCATAAAATAATACGTTTTCGGGTTTGCTATAATATTTTGCTGTCATCATAATGTGGTTTTAGTTATTATATCAGCAAATATACAACTATTTATATATATATTACAAAACTATATGAAGGTTAATACGATATAATTTGATAAAAAAACCTAATACAAGTCCCTTTATTTCTTTTATCATTATCTAATTTGGACTCTCATTAGTGGGAATGTCACCACTATCAAATGGGACATATATCGTTTCTCCATTTTCTGATAAATACATTGCTGCGGAATTCTCATATAACTCAGCAGAATCTTGATAGTTATTAACTATTGACATAAAACATTCATTTGGGTAGTACTTGTCCATTAACCTCATTTTATCACCAGATATAGGGGATAATATTTCTTTGGGTAATTCATTATATTTCATCATAATTGAAGGTTTTATCTTAAAATAAATATACTACTTTGTAGAATTAACATCTCATATTAACATCAGAATTGGGGTCACTATCCCAGCTATGTATATTATTTAGTCCTTCCTGGTGTTCAATATCACCCATACTAGGATCAATATCATGTTTAAATACTGGTGATAATTTAGCAGAAATCATCACCATTTGGGGTTTATTTAAACATAGAAACTCAGTTCCACTAAATACCCCATCTAACCAGAAACAAAAATCCCTAGCCATAAAATGTTTAATCATTGATAAATCAGTATTAATCTCGTGTTTAAATACAAGAGACAGATGGGTTTTAATGATATGTGTTTGTCTTTCATTAAATTTATCTAACTCGGTAACTTCTAATATACCTTGTAACCAAAAGCAAAAATCTCTACTTGTCATAATAATTATATTTAATTAGTAGTCTAGGTAGGACTTGAACCTGCGACCTTTTCCTTATCAGGGAAACGCTCTAACCAACTGAGCTACTAGACTAAAATATGTGATTTTTAGTAGTCGAGGCGGGACTCGAACCCGCACGATCATTTCTGACCAAGGGGTTTTAAACCCCTCGTGTCTACCAATTCCACCACTCAACCATATATAAAAAATAAACCCGACACTTATTAAGAGTCGGGCGTTGAAAAATTTTTCAATACTGACTCAATACACCATTAATAATAAAATAATGCTGATGCTTAATAATGTAGTATTTAAAATCATTTTTCTCATAACGTATATATATAAAATTTCTCTCTCTCTTATATTAATATTTTTGGATAAAGTTTAGTTAATTAATTAATAAACTAAACAAATATCCTCAATTCTCCACTTCTTTTGGGGAGCAGTATCTACTATTATATCCCCTTTACCATCTAGTACCATAAGGTGTGCACTTCCTTTCTGAAAACCACATACTAAAAACTTATCATTATCAGTATAATTAGACTTACGTAGCCTTGATTTTAGTTCAGTCATAGTAGGCATATCTTTCGAAAATTTACCTATTTTAAACTCACTTTTACGAGAACGAACGTTATATCCAAGTCGTCTAAGTATTTGCTTATATGCAAATCTATTTTTAGTAGTTCCAGTATAATGATACTTATTTGGTCTAATGCCAAAATACATTAGGCAAGAAGAAACACAAACAGTTTTAGCATTCCCATTATCATACCAAATATGGTCGTTTAGTACAACTATAGTTTGGTCAACTTTCATATAAATTGAATTACTTAGGTAATTTATTTATTATAAAATTATACTTTTTAACTCCTTAATAGACACCCAAGATTTAAACTCACTGGGTAAATTCCAATTAGAACTATTATCTTCCTGAAACATACCATCCTTATAAAAATGAAATGATAATGTTATACCATTTTTACCAAGTAAAAGAACTCTTGTCATATTTTCTGGTTCATCGCTCATCGGTCTCATAATATGTAATATTTAGCTGTTGTTAGATTAGAGTACAAATATAGGGATAATATTTAGAACTTAGTTGGGTTTTTCTAAAAATCTTATAGTTTAATCAAATGCCTTATGCATACCTTTTCTAATCATATCTATTTCTCTATAATCTTTATTTTTAGTGATACGTTTAATAAGGTCATTAGCCATTAAAAACTCTATATATGCATTATATAGATTACCAAAGTTGGTTTGTTCATAGTATTCACGATATACCCCTTTATCAACTATTTTAAGTATTTCCATGCGCCCACTTTTAGTATCTGTATATTTATTAAGTAATATTAAAAATAACTTTTTCATAATATTTATTTTAATTATTATTTGTTAAATCAAAACGTACCATATCTTTAACGAGTTCTTTGAAGCTAATTTCAGGAAACCATCCCAATTTATCCCTTGCCTTACTAGAATCCCCTAATAAGTACACTACCTCAGAAGGTCTAAAATAGTTAGGATCTATTCTAATTATGATATTATCATCTTCATCTTTCCCTACCTCATCTAATCCTTCACCTTCCCATGATATATTGATATCTAATTCATTAAATGCCATTTCACAAAACTGTCTTACACTATGTGTTTCATTCGTAGAAATAACATAATCTTCTGGATTTTCTTGTTGTAACATCATCCACATTGCTTTAACATAATCTTTGGAATGTCCCCAATCCCTATGTGCATCCAAATTACCTAAATATAAACACTCTTGTCTGCCAGTATAAATATTAGCAACAGCCATAGTTATTTTCCTTGTAACAAACGTTTCACCTCTTCTGGGTGACTCGTGATTAAATAGTATACCTGAGCAAGCAAACATTTTATAACTCTCTCTATAATTCTTAGTAATAAAATGGGCATATACCTTAGCCACTGCATATGGTGATTGTGGATTAAACCCTGTTTTCTCTGTTTGTGGACTTTCTAATACATCTCCGTACATTTCACTGCTAGATGCTTGATAGAAGCGTGTGTTAAGGTCTAATGACCTTATTGCTTCTAATATTCTAAGTGTTCCTATTGCATCTATATCAGAAGTATATTCAGGTATTTCAAACGAAACTTTGACATGGCTTTGAGCTGCTAGGTTATAAACTTCATCGGGTGACACTTTCCGTAATATATTTATAATACTAGATGTATCAGCTAAGTCACCATAATGTAAATAAAAATCAGTTTCATTGTGCGTGTCATTATATAAGTGATTGATCCTTTCAGTATTAAAAGAAGAACTCCGTCTTTTAACCCCATGTACTTCATATCCCTTTTGTAAGAGTAGTTCAGATAAATAAGAACCATCTTGTCCTGTGATACCAAATATTAAAGCTTTTTTCATACTATTATATAGGTTATAAATAAAAAAGTTTAAACCGTTACCCAACAATATTTATTTTAACATTAATCCCAGAATTAACCTTATTACCGATTGCATCAGTTATATCAAAGAACACATAATACTCACCTGGGTTAACGATATTATTGACACTTATGTTACCCTCTGTTTTCAATAATAATGCATTGGTGGCATTTAATACTATTATGCTTGATTCGAAATCCTCTACTTTAGAAATCAATAAATCCTTCAAATTTACCTTTGTTATTTCTGTGTTATAATCACTTAGGCTAATAGAACTATTATATACAAATGAACCATCGCCATCTAAGCTAGTTAAAGTAGACCCATATGCGGCTGCTACTTGATCATCTACTACACTATTTGAAAAAGTTATAATAGGTTCATAATCGTCTATTGGAGTAGATGATACTCCATTACTATAATCGTTAATCCATTGGTTTATTTTAGATTTAGCTTGTGTTGCTTCAAATTCACTAACAAATATAAGTAGTATTATACCTACACTTTTTTCATCAATAGTTAAAATCTTACCATCTCTGTTAAGTGCATTAATATCTTGTAAATTTAAATATAACATTGCCTGACCAGAACTATTTTTAACGATCATCATAGAATCATCATTATCCCATATATCCACATCAGAATTGGAAATATTTTCAAAAGTGACTGAATTGGAAACAGATGAAGAATCAGAATTTTCTTCAAAAAAGTTATAAAAATCATCAATGACCGCTACCATTATCTCAAGTACAACTGGTACATTCTGGTTAGGGTTATGTATATATAATTGTTCCACTCTATTCTCTGAGTTACCAGTTAATACAAGCATCTGTGCGAACGAATATATTCTATTTTTATCACTGTAGTAACTATATTGAACATAGTTATCAGCTTCAAATTTACTAGAGTTATCATATTGTGCAGTAATAGCTAAAAATGTGGCATTATCACCTAGACCCAAATGGTTTAATAAGTAGTTGGTTTGTCCTGCCCTTAATGTTACCCTCCCTGTTAATACTTGTTGATAGGGGAATTTTAAATAGGGCATAGATGTTATCTTATGTGTCATGTTAGGTCCTTCTACTGCTACAAAAGATCCATTATATGGTTTTATATGGGTTTGAAGTGCACCGAAAAAACGGTTAATATTTGGATTACAATCTGACATCTATACTCTTTATTTTAAAGTATATATTAATATAAGAATATTAAAAACTTACATTATATGCATATCAAAATTATTCACATATCCCTAATTAGAGTCCCACTCTGTAAATGATTCAAATATATCCATCGTATTACCCACAGAACTATTATCGATAGTCATATAATCTTTAAGAAAATTCCTAGGTGATAATTCTTTTATCAGAAGTTTATCATTGAGTTTCACATCAGATATGGTGTGTTTCATAAGTAAATATTTAATGGATTTATTAGATTGTGTCAATTTAAAAATATCAGGATTTTTTAATATATTATCGACATTCATATCTAGTTGCCATATAACTTTAATTAAATTCTGTACATCCCCTTTAATTATGTAGTTGATAGCACAATATTCTATAAAGGACTCACGGGTAAATAACATAGTTTCTAATAATTTATGTTTTGTGAGAGTATTATTAATATCATCTATGCTAATACTAAGTGCAGAAAAATGATTTCGGCTTTTTATAAAATCAATTGAAAAAAATTGCTTATTTTCTGTAATATATGTAAAATTTTCTTCATTTTTAATAGAAAAAATATCACCTACTTTGACTCCATATATACTCACCCTAGATTGGACATACTTAATAGTAGATAAATAATTAGTTACTGGATGTTGTGATCTAATAAGAAATAATAGAATACTATCATAATCAATTTTTCTAATAGATTCTGCGAATTTTAATTTGTCCAAGTTATTAGCTCTTATAATATCATAGATATTAAAAGATAGATTTTTTACTGAGTTAATATGTGAGTTATTTAATATAAAGTCAATAAATGTACTTAACTTATGTACGTTAATATCTGGATCAATAAATGCCATATTTACAACACTAGAATATTGATTATGTAAATATTTATTCACAGGCTTTAATAAACCCTTTTTAAAATCTTCTAATATTTTATTTTTCATAGTCTTCAAATGATTTAAATTCATTTAATAAATTTATATTAATATTTTTTGTATAGCTGAGATTGTTGTTTAATATTTTAATATATTCACTATCACTTGTATAATTAGTTTTAAGACACTCACCTTCTTTGTAGGATATGTCTTTAGTCTTCAAATATACTTTTAATTTATCACTTAATAATTCCATAAGGGAAGGATCATCGAATAAAGATAATTTAGATATTATATATTCTATATTATAACTAGTCCACTTAACCATTTTGGTTAGCATTATCATTTTTAGTTTAGTAGATGTTTTATCTAAATTATCATATATTTTAGATAAAACATTCCCAGACCCTGTAAAATGAGAAATAATATGACTATACTCCTTAATAATATACATCCAATTAGAAAACGCTATGTGGTTTTTATCATTTAAATGTGATATATCGGCAGTTAATTGAATTTGTTCTATCTTAACTGAATTGTGTATATTATGTAAAATGGTTTTAAAATCTTTGTGGTGTGTAACATTATCAAATATTATTGAATTATTATAATCAAATATATTTTTATGTTCGTTTAGTATAGCAATTAATTCACCTACCCTTTCATCTGAAATATATTTTAATATAAAATCCGTCATATCATGTGAGATATATCCTTTATCTGTTATGTATGAAGTGTCTAAATTATCCTTGATGAAACTTATCACATCACTGATATTACTAGTGGAAATATTAGTCAAAGTAGTTTCAATATTTAATCTAGTTTTTCGATGTATATAGTCAGTAGTAACAAGTTCATTTACATCATTAGTGTTTAAGTACCTATCAAATGTTAAAATGTTATTTTTATTTATATGTTTGTGTAGTAATTCAGGGGCATCTAATAATTCCAGAATTTCATCAATTATGTTATGCATTTCTGAGTCAGTTGTCATAATATTTTATTTAAACAAATATACGATATTATTTTAATATATAACACATGAATGTTAAAAATGTAGATACAATATTACGCAATATTTTAGAAGAAAAGAAAGCTAGGCAATTCGAACATGTTTATGAGTTATCAGAGGATGATAAATTTTATAAATTAGTGTTCTCTATACATGGTCTAAACGTAGAAATGGAAGATGAGAGTGTGACTACTATTGTGCATACTAAATTCATATTTAGAACTGATACTAAGAAACAGAAGTTAGTAGAAGATAGTTTTTGGTATTTAAAGGATATAAACTGTATTTATAATAAGGTAGATTTTGAAAGCGTAGAAGACCTGGAATATAAGCTAAAGTCAATCATAACTGAGGATAAGTTTGGAAAAAATTTAAGAAATATATCAGATTTCATATCAGAAGCACCTGCGAGTAGTATGAATGATTACCTAAATAAAAGAGATATAACCGAATTCACTATTACTAATGTTGAATATAACCCCAAGTTTAAAATGTTCCCATGTGAAGAAACTAAATTTGATTTTGAAATATCGATTAATAATGGCTTACATATAGTGAAGATGTCTATTAAGAAAGTAGGTGATATTTTCAAAATATATTACTATATATTAGATGAGGTGATTGAGAAAGATGTAGATAATATAAATCAATTATCCCAGTTATTAACTGATCAATTAATAACTATATACAGGGAGCATTTATCTTAATTTTCTAAATGTGAATAAGTAGAAGTCATCTCTAGGTATAACCATAGTATTGAACCTTTCATTTTTAATATATCGTATTCTCCTAGTAAGTTTTCTAGATTCACCACTTATTACTAATAGACTACCCTTTTCCATAAGTATTTCAAAATTTTTCTCACCTTTAAAATGATACTTGAAATCGCCTAAACTAATTATCACAACAGTATCATCATATAGTTTACTTTCCTTTATAAAAGTATGTCCTTCATCTTGTTTATAAAACTCAATTGAAATTTGATCAAAAGTATCATCTATCCCTTTCATTAAATTAAAGAAATCGCAAAGTTCTGTTTGAATAGTATCGTGTAAAGTTTTATTATGTGAATATTCTAATCCAAAATATTTAATTGGCTTTCCGTTAATTATCTTATACTCTACTGTACTTAAAACTTTTTCTAGAAATGTTATCTTACTTGAACTGATAAAGTTTGGGTGATAAAATAACCCATCTGAACTTTTACATATCTCTTTATTTAGGTCACTATTAGAGTATCTATTAAAATCCATTTAAAGGCTTTATTTTTAAGTATTTATTAAAATATAAATATCCCTTATCATTTTTTAATAAAGTACCATGTACTATACCACTCATCAGTTACTTTAATCTCATAACTATTATTTAAACTAAATTTATCTATTGCGGGATTGACCCCAAATAACCCCAAATAAATTTTCTCTTCATTGTCCCATATATGTTTATTTACCTTATCCTCTGCGAATGTGCTATCTTCATACCACCCAACCTTTTTATTATTAAACATACAATAACCATATCCAGATATAACTCCATTTTTTTTTATTTTAGGATACCATATATCAATATCTTCTTTCACATAATCATAAGCATGATTAGCATCTATATAAACAAAATCTAAGCTATTGTCTTCAAAAAGTTCAACCAAATCATTAGAAAGTCCACGTAACATAAAGGCTCTATTTTCAAATCCCTTAATATTTTCAGTAGTATCTTGATATGTGTTATTTTGATTATAAAAATTATCATATTCATTAGTATCTAACACTCTCCATGGATCAATCATATAAAGAGTGCCTTTCCAATTTTCTAATAGTTGTTTGGAAAATTCCCCCTTGAATGCCCCCACTTCTACACCCTTACCATTTAAACCCAAAGATGATAGGTAATTACCTAAATTATTTCTATTGTTTAAAATTGATGGGTAAATATTAAATATTGCCCCCCAAGTTCTTTCTAAAAAATGACTGAGTTCTGTATATTTAGTTTTATGTAATTCAAGTAGTTCTTTATAGAAATCTATATCTCTATTATATAATATGATATCATTTATTCCAAATTGACAACCCCAATATATTGGTAAATTATCTAATACACCTAATCCTATTGATTCACACCAAGATTTAATGTCTGTACCCACAGGGGTCAACTCTCTATTTTTCCAATTACTAATCATACCATTAATCAAAGACGAATCTACAGGACTTATATGGTAGTTTAATGTATGTCCACCATCTTGTAATTCATCTATCATTTTATGAATATCAGAGACATTAGATGGTTTAATACCTGAATCAAATGGGTTTCCTTGTAAGAAAATAGTAGGGTTGAAATCGTTATAGTTATTAACTATGTGATGTAAAATAGTGTGTGTATCTAATCCAATATTTGGAAGTGGTATATATTTAGTATCATCTAATTTATTATATATTATTATCTCATTTATAGCGGTATGATTAAGACTGGTTATCCAAGAAAGGTCTTCCCCAAAATAAGTTATTACAATATCTACTTTTTCTGTAGTCATATTTATTTAATTTTTTATCATAATTTTCATCATCAATTAAATGGTTCATTATGTATGTCTTTATGTCTTTATCTTGCATAAAAATACCTCTTCTTATATATATTATGAAAACATTATTAAGTTTGTTTCTGGAATAGTGTTATCATCAAAATGATTAATATTTATGTCTACTAATCCTTGTTTATTTTAAGTGTTTATTAAAATAAACACTCCCTTTAACTAATCAAATTATTTCCCACTCTAAGTCACATAATACTTCACCAAATGCTAAATCGCATTTACAATTTATGCAACGGTTTTTTATAATATAATTCTGTGTGGAAACCTCATCAGGAAATCCAGATTTAGACCGATCGTTCTTTTCATATCTATTTAGATTATCAATCGCCTTTTTTTGCATCAGTAAGATTTAGCTAAAACTGTTCTTGAATCCTTATCAATAGTCATACTACCATCAGGGTTATCAGTGGCACTCAATGAAAATAATAATGCATTAGCGACACCTTTTTTAGCAGATTCTATACTATTATTTAAATTAGTAACATTTTCTTGTCTTTCCTCGTTATAAAGTTCTTCAAAATGATTCGCTCTAGTTTTCCAATAATCTACTCTACTACATAAATCAAGGAATGATAATTCTGTGGTAGTTGAAATTGTGTTATTTTTCATAATTTTTTATTTTAATTTAAATATTATAAACCAAACTGACTTCGGAGTAAATTTATTTTATTTAATTTTGCCTTCTCTTCTGCTTCTAACTCGGCATCAAGTATTCACTAGATTTAATTATTTCTTCGTTTATTTGACCACTTATTTCATCTTTATTCTTTTTCATATATTTTATTGTGTGCTCATTTCATCTTTAATATATTTTATTGCGCATTCATTTCCACTAATATTGCACACATCATCAAAGCTTTTAGGTTCACCAATTGAATCAATTATTTCTTGAAAAAATTCAATGGCTTTCTCCGAACCAACTGTTTCAATTAGTTCTTTAGCTTTACTTATTACTGTTACTGCTTCTGGCATATTTATTTATTATTTATAATATATTTACTATCTACATACTCTGTCAACCACACGTTATTATCAGATAAATAAAATTCAATATTATCTGCATTCATTTTTTTAGCATCAATTTCTAATACAATGGGTCTACCGTAACGTCCACCAACATCAAGTGCAGTATCTTTATTGGTAGATAAATGTACGTGATGTCTTCTCTGTTTAGATATTCCAGATTTCATAATAGATTTCATATTAGTTTTTGCTGTCCCATGGTATAAAATATCAGGTGGTAATTTTCTAACAAAATCTAATTTAATGACAGAATGTCCTTGGCTTGCTCTTATCTTTGAAAAATCTTCATTAAATTTAAAACGTTGTTTATCATTTGTTTCAACTATGTCCTTTAAGATATCTATGTCAATATCAAAACCATCTTCTTTAAGAGCATCAATTAATATTTTGGTATCAGTATATCCCTTACTATCTAAAACGATTCCTAGAGCTTCTGGTTTATGTCTGAGCACTAAGCTAAGAAACCTGCTTGTATTTTTATTATTTTTCATCTTTATTTATTGTTATTAATAATTCATCCATTTTACGTAGGAAGTTTATACATTTTTCTGATTTATTTTCCTCACGGTTTGCGTGAATATTAAAAGTAGTACCTTTCCCATTTGCGGTGAATATACAAAAAGTATCTCCATCAAATTCCAAATTCCAAACGTAATAGAAAAATTCACCTCTATACCTTGCATTATGTTTTCCAAAAATATCAGTGAGTTCATTTTTCAAGTAAGAAGTTAACCTAATGATTCTATGTATATCAGCAGTGATATATTCTAAAACCCCACTGAAGTTCTCAACAGGCATTGCTTGATCATTTACAGAATTGTTATCCATTTTAGTGATATGTTTATTTGACATATCCTTAGGTGTATCTTTTTTAAAGAAATCTTTCACTTTTTTAATTATAGCCATTTTAAAATAAGTTATTTTTTAAATATATTATATATTAATTTTTTCAAATACATAAAAAAGGTGCAACATCATGATATATACTAAATATATAATAATATTTAATATTGATGGCTACATATTTCTATATTTATAGAACTCATTATACTTTTGTCTTTGAGTTAACTGGATATATTTAATTTTAGAAAAATCTTCACTTAATATCATAGAATCAGTATGGTTTACTAAACCCTTTAATTCTTCTAAATCTATTCCAAGATCAGGATCTACATCAATATTTTCCCCTTGGAAAACTTTATTCAATTCATGTAAAAAGTTGTTGCAGCATGCCCATCCTTCTTCATCTAAATTGATTATAATCCCTCTACCCTTTAGGAATTCTGCTTTATTTGGGTTTATAAGATCATTAAATGCTCTAGCTGTTGTATTTTTATCCTGTGGGCTTATATTTAACTGTGATGCCATAATTAATTAATTAATTTATATTTAATATACTCTTTATTTTCTTGTTCTTCTGTTAACTCAATATATTTTATTTTAGAAGAGTCTTCACTTAATATCATAGAATCAGTATAGTTTACTAAATCCTTCAATTCTTCCAATGACATCTTACTGTCTATGTGGGGGTTATGATCGTTGAATATTTTATTCAATTGTTCTTGGAAATTAAGAATACATACCCAGTTATTCTCATCAAAATTAACTATAACCGAAACATTCTCTGATGGGTTTATAAAATTACTAATTGTTTTGGCTGATTTATTCTTTTTCACCGCACTTACTTCTGTAAAGTCTATCATTATCATTTAATTTTTAATGTTTGTTTTGAAATCACTATATAATACTAACATAACTGAGAGTATAAAATATATTGTACTAAATAAGAACACAAATATAGAAAAAAATATTGGAATTCCTATATAATAATTCATTAGTATATTTATAGCACATAATACTATAAGAGAGAGGGGTGGGAGTAATAATAACTTCCGCACCCTAATCTTTTGTAACTCATTGGTAATTTTTTCCATCATTGATAGCTTTAAACATTTTAATAATTGAATTTATATCACGTTTGCTCATTAATTGGTTGAAAATGTCTAATAAATTTTCAGTTTTAAGTATATTTTTAATCTTACTGGTATCATGGCATTTTTTATCCAAAAATAGTAAACGCTTTTCATCTAAAGATATTTCTTGGTCAAAATATTTTGGGTTACTCAAAAGGCTATCATTTTTATTTACTAACCTTTTTATAATATTATCCAAAGTATAATGATATATCTTGGTATTCACCATATAATCATCAAACATAAATTTACTCATAGCAGCTAGTATAATACCACCAACTCTACCATTACCATCTACAAATGGGTGAATAGTTTCAAATGTTTTATACCAACTAAACAATTCATCTCTATTAATATTGGGTTCAATAGGTAAGATAGACATCATCATTGATGCAATAAGAAATGGTTTAGGTGGTCTTAATTCATCAGAAACTGTCACTAATATATCTCGCCAATCCCCCAATCTAATATAGGGTTTACCTTTCATTGCGATTTTATGAATTTCCTTAATATCCCTTTCTACTAACTTCCCATTTTCATTTAGAATTTCTAATGTGAATTCAATGGCATCTTTAGTAGTAGGGACATATTCTGGATAATCTTCATGTGGAAAATTAATATTATCGCAACAAGTGTCAATATTAGTAACAATTGTCATAATAGGATTCCATTCTTCTGCACCTTTTTTAAGGTCGGCATACGTGTTAATCTCAAGCATTTTTTCTATTTTTTAATTCATAAATATTACTTATGGGTGAGCATGTACATCCAAATACATAATCTGAAATATAAGTCATATCACTGATAAATGATGTGGCTATAAAAGTTTGATTAGGATAATTCTCTCTAATATATTTAAGATTAAGTGTATAATCCACAATCTTTAATATGATTTTGCTATCATCTTTAACAACTGATTCTTTGCCTAATGCTTTATCAATGTTTATTTGTCTATTTACATAAGTATCATAGTGTTCAAAGTCAATTATAGTAAAACCTCTATCTAGTAAAAAACTTTCAGATTTCTCAGCAATAAGAAAAAGCTTTATACCCTCATATTTTTCTGGTTTATCCAAAATATCAATACCTAGTTGTTTATCGGTCATCATATCATAACATTTTGTCAAAGATATGTAATTAATATTAGATATGAAAATTTAATATTAAATATATATGATATGAGAAATTCTAAATTTATACAACTTGACTCAAATGTACTAATGGAGTACATTTACGATGATAATTATCTAAGGGGTGATAGCTATATTGTCAGTAAGAACTTAACCGATTTGACTCAAAGTTATTCAGTTAAAAATACTATTGATATAACTAATAAGTATTCTAACCAATATGTGACCATTGATCCAATAAGAAATAGTGTTGGTGTAAAAGATAGTACAATATATAATTTCTTACAAGACAAGGAATATAGTCAAAACCTACCAATCAAACATGATAGGATTAAATTACACTTTCCAGTTAACTATAATTTCTCAGAATATGGTGGTTGTTATTTAAAGGTTCTTGCACTTGATAGTAATGAAGATAAGTTAATTTCTTTATCACAATTTTTCTTTGATAAACAAGATCAGAATAGGTTTAATAGAGAATTAGAGATTTCTTCTCCACCACAAAGTATAAATGGAAGTACATGGGGTAAATTTATTGAAGTTTCATTCCCATCTATTAACGCGGTTTCTAATCAGATATTAAACAATATAGTTTCACCAAATACTATAAATTATAATTTAACATCTAATATCGGTTTATCTAGGGTGTCCCCTGTTATGGTTGAGTTTGGATTTATTGCTAAAAAAACTATATTAAATGACATAACTACTTATATTTTATCAAGTCCATTACAAACATCATTTCCACAAACTCCTGATTACCAAAGTATGGGTATTAAAGTTGAGCCAAGTGCCGAGGGGGATTGGTTTGATATATATGGAATTTATAATGGTAATATTTCGGAATTCAATAGTTTTATAACTAATTCAGTTAGTATGGGTAAGAGGTATTTTGCTGAATATTCAATAACTTTATTTGAGGAAAATATTAAGGGGAAAACAATTAATATTTCAGTATATGATGATTTCAATGAAAAATTAGAATATAGACCAATTATAAAATATAGTTCTACTACTGCTGTAATAGATGTGTCTATGCGTATAATAGACCAAGTAGACGGTTCTGTGATACTTAGAACAGCATCATATGGTATTTTACCCAAAGAAATTAATAAGTACTCTAGAAGCCTTGTGCGTATCAATACAAAGAATGTAAAAAGTGCTAAGATATATAATTTAAGAAGCGGTGCTAGTTTGAGTGATGCTATAAAGGGTCTTAATAAAAGAAACTATGCTGAACTTAATAATCAGTTAGGGGATAGTAATAGTAGTAATAATTTTGAGGTGGTTAAGGTACCAACGCCAGTTTTAGTAAGTACTAATAATGTAGTCGTTAAAAGTGAGTCATCATTATTAGATAGTAGAGAATGGAAAGGTAGTGGTAAGTTAAAGTTAATTATTAATCCATTTGATAACATTATAAAATTCACTATTGCTAAAAATGTAGAAACTAAAGTAAGTTATTTTAATTTGGTTGATTTAGGTACGATAAGTTTAAAGTTCAAGAATTTCGATTCTGAAATAAGTACTGATTTATATAGAAGTAGTGAAGAAAACGACTTGACTAATGGAACAGTTGTATTTAAATTAAAAAAAGAGAATGTAAATAGTGTTCGAAGAATATACCAGAGTGGGGTTAATGTATTTTATATTACTTCAACCAATGAGTCAACCAATGAGACTTCAGTTATATATGGGGGCACATTTATTATGAGTGATAGTATAGAGTATGTAAATGAATTAGGTAGGGATTTCCAAAGAGAAAATAGTGATGTTGAGATACGAAGAGATAGTAATAGAGAGTTAGCCATTGTTACTAGAAGAAGAGCTGATGAAAACACTAATGTTAATGTAACTACTACTGTTAGTACTCAAACTATAAGTGATGTGAATATTATAAGTGATAGTTCAACTACATTTTCTTTGATTAATGACCCTTTCTTAAATAATTCAATATTTAGAAATTTTTAATCTTCTGACTTCTTTATTATATTTTTGATAGCATCTTTAATGTCTAGTTGTTCTTTATAATAACTATAAATATCATAACTATTATATAAAATCGTACTAATATTCAACTTTTTCATTTCTTTATAAATATTTGAAGAATAAACATCAAATGCTCGGTAGTCATTAATATCATTGAACTCCCTACCATATGGGAATTCATATTTTAATATTTTAACACTTTGACTAGGATCAAAGATATTATAAGTATTTTCATTTTCTTCTTTAGCAACATATCCTTCATAACCAAGTTTAATAATTGCTTCTAAAATTGTTTTATTCTCATAAAATCTCCATGTATCAATGAGTGTATCTACTTTAGTGGTCAATAAAAACTTTTTAATATATTTATTATTATCTATTAATTGAGTTCTAATATCATTTCTGAGAGCAATGAATTTTTCGTGATCTTCTTCATTAGGTTTAGCAATCCCAAACATTTCTTTATTTTTAAATAGTACTGTTGCAAGAGCTTTTAAGTGACCACCATGTGTTGGTTCTTGTAGCTTTTTACCCCATTCTTTAGTGAAATTTTTTATATCTTTATATATTTCACTATAATTATCCATCATATAATAGACATCTATTTCTCGCTCAATACTTGAATATAGTATACCATAAATATAGTCTTTATCCTTTTTGATAAATAAATATTTACTGTTATCATTTGTTACATAATATCCACCTACTTTATAATTATTTATATTTTCAACTGGTTCATTTGTAAAAAACCCTTTCATATTTAATATAAATTCATCGATAGGTAGAGAAGCATCAAAACCAAAATCATTATAAATATAAGATATTTCATTTGGTAATATTTTTCTAATATCGTTCTCGCATATTTCATCATTAATATCAAATATATTACCAATAACACTAACTTTGTATAAATTAGACTCTCTATCCATTTGATAATCTTGACTCTTAGTTTCTGAATATTCAACTGCAAACCTTGGTGTATCTGAGAAAAATGTGTGCCCTTTTTTAAATTCACTAAATATATATGGTGACCCATGATATAGTGTTTTAGAAATTTTAGATTCGTTAATAAATTGATTATAGTATTTCAGTTTGTATTTCATATGGGTGGGTTTCATTTAAGCACTTCTTATATATAATATATATTAAAAAAACTCTATGAGAATTAATTCACAAGGATCACAGTTTGTATTTAACTTACCACAAGATATTGTTCCAGAGTCCATAATAGATAGATATACACCATTATTAGAAAAGAATTGGGTACAATATGAAAATATATTAGATTATATAAATTCAACAATAAAGGAAATATCATTTCCTGGTCTTTCACTTCAAACACCTACTCAAACATTGATGCGTGGTAAACAGCGTAATTATAAGCCTGTAACTAACATCAATGATATAGCCAGTACTCGTGAATTAACTGTACAATTTAGAAATGTTGATAGTAGTTTAAATTACTTATTATTATATGATATATTTACAAATACATATTTGGATGTAAAAGAAATATTTGGAAGTCCATTTCAAATAATTGCATTAGATATTCATAGGGACGCAATTTATACAATAAGTTTTAAGGAAATTATATTAACCAATTTATCAGAAATTATATTCGCATATAACCAACAATCATTTGAGGAAAGTACTTTTACGTTGACCTTCAATTATAACTTTATGGACATTGACTTTGAATTAAATTCAGATAAGGTATTACAGTTAACACCAGGTGAGATACCTGTGATTAAGCAGAGAAATTTCAAGTCTGGTAATATAGATGATATTAACCTTGATTAAGTATAGATTCAATATTAACTTGCCTTATAGCAGCCCTTAGTTCTTGTTTTGCATCAACACTCATCGGTAAACTATCAATTTTATGATTAGTCACATCTATTATTTCACCAAGGGTTTTCTCTAGGCTACTTTCTAAGTCAATTGCATAGTTTTTAAATGGTGAGTACAATAATTTTATATCTGTTTTATTATATTCCCCTGTTGATGATGTTATTATGAATATAGCATCTTTATTATCGTGTCCATCATTAAAATAAGCGTTCATATTAGCTAAAGTTTCATCTGATCTTCGTCTGCTTGTATTTTGATCAAATGTGACATTTACTATAAATAAACATTTATTTTTATCAAATATTGATTTATTTTTTGAGGTGTCGTAACTCTTCATATTTCTCATAAACTTTTTCTATTATTTTTTCTATATCTTCTTTGTCTTTATCTCTAAAAAAATGCAATTTACACTTAATTATATTATATGGTTTAGCTACTTTAATAGCATATTTTTTATCATCTTTTTTAATAATAAAAACATTATATTCTTCACCTTCTGTTCTTAAAATATCAAATATTTGACCATCTAATTTAACTTTACATTGTTTCTGTATATATTCATCATCTTCTTCTATAATTTCAAGGTTTTGATATTTTAGTGGATTATAATACATAAAATTATCAGGATTATCCAAACACAGAAGATCTATATCACCTATTACTCTTTTATCTGGTAAAATTCCATATAAGTGCAGTGCAAATGATCCTGTTATGATATAATCTTCTCCTAAGTCATGAAGGTTAATGGGTAAATATTTACTTAAAAGTAAATTTTCATTGAATCTATATAAGTTGTATTCTTCTCTCATATAGGTAATTAGGTCAAATAACTTATCTAATATTTTATTTTTATCCATTTGTTTGAATTAGTTAATAGAAAATGACTTTCCTTTTATATATACAATAATAAAAAAAGTTTTTGATATGACAAAGAATTCCTTCTCTAAAGTTTATGAACAGATTGTAAATTACAACGTAAATGTATTAAATCTGTTATCAGAGTTAAATACTATTATGGTATCTGGTCAGAGTAGTGTTAGCATTACTGCTAACGATACAGTGTATGATGTACCATCATGGTCTTTCTTACAGAGTGAGATACAACGTTTGAATAATAATGTCAATTCATTATATTCAATAAATGAAAATGGTGCTCTAATACAGACCGCAGAGAATATTTGGAGAAAGGTAGTTTTAGTTGATTTAAACAGTCAACCTAATCAAATATCAGAATTGAATAAGATTAGCACATTTGAAAGTGAGCAGAATCACTTTTTTGATGGTTTAATGAATCCATATTTAAAGGTATCATTAAATTTAAGAGATAAAATTGAAGATAATGTAAGAGATGTTTTAGTTAGAAGATATATAATTGATTTTGAAAGAAATAGTGAGGGGGAATTGACTAATAATGGAATATCTGCATTAGCTAGTTTTAATACTAGATTTAAGGGAAAGGTAAATATATTATTAAATGAATTTATTCAATGGCACAATACAACACCTGGCGTTTTAAATAACACAGTTCCTTATTATGATCAAGAGAAATTTGCATTAGAGCCTAATCAGGTTTTGTATAATGGCACTTTTTCTTTATTATCAATAACAGAAGATAGTATAAATAGCAAGTTGTGGTATAATTTCAATTCATTAGATTATGTTTTAACATCAAATAATCAAACCAGAACATTAAAGGTCGGTGATAAATTAACTATAAATAGAGAGAAAACATCAACTATATATGAGATACTAGAGGTATCTACTACAAATTCTAGTCCTAGAGTAATATTAGAAAGAATACAGGGTAATGAAGTTATACCAGTTGGGGAAGGCACCCTAAAGGTATATAGTCCTGTTGTATCAAACAAAGTTGTTAAATTAACAATTGGGTATGATGAGCGTAACGTTGTGTTTGCTAAGGCCATTAATAGCGATAATTATATAATGAGTGATCAATTCTCTTCTGGTGTTGGATTTTTCACAAATGATTTAACTTTAAATAGTATTAACAGTAGTGATAATGGTAAATCCATGTCAGAATTTTATATAGAAAGGGTAAGTGATTATGGGCAAGTTATAAAGGATTTAGTAAAGACTAAAACCCCTTTATCATTAGCTCAGGTACCAAATAGTGTATCATTAATATCTGATAATTTCAAAGTTGTTCAAGTAAACTCTCATTTAACTGATAACAGTGATAAAAAAGAAATTGTAGATAAGTACAAGAAGATGAATGAACTTAAAAACGAGATGGTTCAGCTAGATGAGAGTATTTCATCAAAGAAGAAAGAGTCTAGATTAAGTACATTTAAGAGTAATTCACAAAAAAGGACGTTTGATAATCAGTTAAGGGATTTAGTGAATAAGAAGGATTCATCTTCTAAATTACTTAGAAGTACTACTAATGAAATTATAACATTGTCTACTAGTCCTAATACTAGTAATAATATAAAACCAAAATATAGAGCAAGGGGTTATTGGGCTATCCCAGAACCTAGACTAGTTAGTGGCGGTAGACTCCAAGAGGTTATTCAGTTTAGGGTTGAATATAGATATTTATCTACGGGTGGTGATAAGAATAAGATTGAAACTTTTGAGATAAAGAGACCTGATAATACAGATTTGGTAAATGCTTCATTTTCAAATTGGAAACCTATATTAAGTGATGTTAGAAAACGAGTATTTGATCCTGAGTTAGATGTATATGTTTGGCAAATTGAAGATGTTGCAGATGGCGATACACCAAACATTAATCAATTAGATATATCTATCCAAAAGGGTGAGAGTGTTCAGATTAGGGTTAAATCTATTTCTGAGGTAGGGTATCCAGATAGTCCACTTACAAGTGATTGGAGTGAAACATTAACTATTGCATTTCCAGAGGATTTATCATCAATTGTGGGTGAGAATGATTTCATATTAAACCAAGCATTAAAAGAGGATACTATAGTTCAGTTAAAGAGTGAATTAGGTAATGTAGATGAGCATTTAGCAGATGAAATAGTTGTAGGAAATAAAACATATTATCACGATGGTGACTCGGTTATGTCTGGTTTACCAGATACTAATGGCAATCAACAATCTGTTACCGAATATTTAAGATATTTAACTAATAGAATGCAAAGTTTAGAGGAACAAATTAATAGAACAAGAGGTGTACTTCAAGTATATTTATATAGAGATGATGAAGAGTTTTTAGTAAAAAATGATACAGAATTACAATTTAATGTTGAGTGTGAAGATTATTTAGATACTTATGATGAAGATAGTAATATAGCGGGTAGAGTTTATAGAAATAACATTTATACAGTTAAAGATTTTTATCTTAGGATATATAATGCGTCTAATTCTTCCCCTTTGGGTCTTGTGAGTAATAGAAGTTATGAAAGCGATAATCAAGTATATAGTAAGAAGGCACCTCAAGTATTTTGGGTCAATGACAGAGATGAATTATTATTGAACAGTTCAAGTGGTTCTACTAAAACTCAATTAGATAATCAGTTTTTGTGGTCAGTTAACTTTGATGGTAGTTCTAATAATAATGCGAATAAGTTATCTGAAAATATAAGTAATGAGTTTGTTAATTCTGGGAGTAATTCATTAACCGATGTATTATCTTCAACAGAATATAATATGGGCTATAATGAGAATACTATACTTGAATTTAATGGAAATAATAACTCATTACTAGATACATTAAAGTGGGTTGATGTATCCCCAACTGTCAAGAGTTCATCTAAATTATTAACTAGTATACATCCTTCTATTCAGAATTTAGAAAATATAGTAGAGAATAATTCTGATAAAGTTAAGACATTTAAAAGTGGTGATGAGTTAATTATACCTATAAATATATACTTTAAGATGAACGCGTTTGATTCAAATAGTGGGTCAGGTAAAGACTATGAATATATAGATTTGAATAATGTTTCTAGTACAATTAGGCACATTAAGAAGGTTAAATTCTTATTAGAAAATGAGGCAGATAATAAACCATTTATATTTAGAGCAAAATTCACTATAAATAGAAGCAAAGTAGTTGTTCAAAAACTAGGAACAAATAATAAATTGAGTAGAGTTAGTAATTTTAAGTTTAGACCCCAAAATTCATCTATAATAGGATTTGGAGAAAATAATTAATAAAGCATGCAATTTCAACTATTACGAACTAATCCATTATTAACCAGTAACGTTAAGATAATTTTTAGCGAGGGTAATATCTATCTAGAATCTATTGATAGTGATAGTGCACTTGGTGACGATCGTTATAAAAAGGTCATACTTTCATTAAACAACACATTAAATGAGAATATAGGAAAGTTTTGGAAAAATACTCCTGAGAGGTTGGTATATAAAATAAAAGATTTAAAGGATTTTGATACTGTTTATAACAGTTATTCAGATCAGATAGATACATTGTACCTTAGTGGAGGAAATTTAAATTATAACAGCTCATATAGTGAGAGTTTTGAGTTTTTCGCACCTTTATATAGTGATGGTATAGAAAAAATACCTTCTAACTTTATGATATTTAGATTAGATGGGAATGGTGTTGAAGATTTAGATTACACTAACTTCAGAGATAATTACCTAGCAAAAATGAAATTAATTTCTAATATTGATTTAACTACAAAAAGTAAAATTGGAAAAGTATTGAATAATCATATACATACTCTTCCTGATATGTCAATAGATATAAGTTTTTCAGAAAGTGAATTTTCTTATTGGAACGGTGTTGACTTAGAGACTGGTCAGATAAGTAAAAAAGGTGAACTATTATCAGAGGAGTTTAAAAGGGAAATGACATTTACACAAGGGCATAATTTTTTAACATCAAAATTCAAAGAAAATAAGGTCATTTACCCATTTATAAGCAATTTAAGCTTCTTTTTTAATGATATTTCTGCTCCTAAGTGGACATTGAATAGGTATATGGGGTTTTATGGTGATAATAAGTTAATAAGCGATATAACTGCATATAGGCCAGTAAGATTGAAATCTGGATTAAAAATAGATAGTTCCAATTATTTTATAAAGGATGGTATTAGAATAGATCCCTTTGAAAGGGGTTATGATAGTTCTAAAAATAATTTCATTGAGTATTTAGGTAATTTATATTTAGTAAAACGTATAGATAATAGTTTTAAAATAATATCAGATATTGAATTTCCAGAGTTTGTGGATGGTAATATAAATGAGCCATATTTAACTATAACTAATAATATATTAAAGAATAGTGATAATACTAATATAGTAATTAACGATATTAATAATAGTGATATTATTACTATTAACATTAACAGTGAGTTATATAGAATAACAAATGATAGTGGAGTATGGAAAATATTAAGTGATTATAATTTAAATACAGTTAACAACTTATTGCGAGTTACTTTTAATGGTAATACTGATGTTGTGGATTTATCTAACGGTAATAATAATAGACCAATTGTATTTAGTATATATAAGTTTAATTTCTTAGATGTTAAAGATTTTGATCATAGTATTTTAAATACTAAATACTCTGGATATGAGTTTGAGTTTGATGAAGATATAACTAGAACAGAAGAGCCTAAATTATATGAAGATGATTTAAGTTTCAGTGGAAATACTAATCCTATTGAGAAATATATATATAAAAATAAAATTGAATCTATTCCTGTTTCTAGTGAATACTTAGCAACAGGTGAGTTATTCGATATAAATAGTGATAAGAATGCCTTAAATAATTTATGGAGAAAAAACCCTCAAACAATTAAGTGGGCAATAAAGAACAGTATATCTAATAATGATTATCCTTATATGTTTAATATAAATAAGAAGGGTGATAGTTATAATAGAACAACTAATACTGAGTATATAATACCATCTAGAACAGAGAGAAATCTAGATTATTTTTATACTTTCTCAACTGCTAGTTATAACTTTGGTTACACATTTCCTGTTAAGTCTCAGAGTCTATCTATTGTTTCTGATAAATTCAATATAAGTGAGTATTTATTGGGTGTGGATTATTTTAATATAACATTTAATAGTAAACATTCTAAGTTTAATAAGGGGGATAATGATAATCCTAATAACACTGTTTTTAAGGGGCTTTCGGTTAACATGTATGATGTTGATAGTATAATAACTAGTGATGATAATTCATCGATTGAATCCATTAATGTTTCTGGTACAAATACATTTAGTGATTATAAGTTTAGTATAGTGTATAGTTCGTTAGATAAGGATATAGATAATAATTTTAATGATAAGGACTTAAACTCTAATTGGAATAAATTAAATAAGTGGGAAAGGAATGTTAGTTATAATACAGGTGATATAGTTATTTTTGACCCAACTGAGTTCAAGGATTCAACTGGTCATTTCAGCTTCCCAGGGTATGGTACTGGTAGTGGTACTGGTAGTGTAACACCAACAGAATATGTTTATCCAGATTCTACAATAGAGGAGTTCACATATGATAACAATCAAGCGTTCATTTCAGTTACTGCATCAGGATTTAATGATGGTATAGTACAATTATTTAGATGTATATCAAATGATATTATACAATCACCGATCGGATCTCTAGTAGATAACTCTAACTGGGAATCTTTCCCTCCTAGTCCATATAGAAGCATATTTTTTCAGAAAGATAATGAATATTTAAAATGGGATGTATCTTATAATCAATTGGTGCAAGTATCTGGTATTAATCCTAATTACTTAAAATATATTACTTATTATAAGGGAGAATTTTATAAGTGTGTTAAAACACAATTAGTAGCTAAAAGTCCAGAATACGTAGAGATAGGGACTGATAATAATCAGATATTATATTGGGAAAAAATAAATGAGGTTTCTAATAATTCCAATTACGGTGTGGATCAGTTAGTGACATCTAATGGTTCATTATATTATTATGATATAAACACGCAATCATTATTAATTGTGTTTAGTTTTGAACCTCTTAGTAGTTCTTATAATATATTTGATATTGTAAAGTTTAACAACTCTTTTTATGTAGATATGGTTGGTAATTCTACTTTTGAAAATGGTATAAATATATACATAGATAAGGTATATAAGAATATTTTAGTTCACTTATATTCTAATAATAATATTTTACCTGTATATAATATTAAACGGGATGAATTATATAAACCAGAATCACAAAGTTTAGTTGCTAATAATGTTATAGATAATATAAATAGCTTAAGGAGTGATGGTTTTATAAACGGTATTAAATATTATATTAGGGATGGTAATAATATCACTAGATATGATATTAATAATATATCTGATATCCCACATATGATGCAAATAGAGAGTCCATCTGAGTTAGTAATTTATAATAATTCTATTAAAAGAAATTCAATTTTTATAGACGGGGATACATTAAAGGTAAATAAGAAAATGATTAATAATAATGTCAATAAGATAGATGAAATAAATTATTATGCTGACCAACCTATAGCTAGTGAGTTTAATAGATTAGATTCTAGTTTATTTAACTTTAATAACAACACTTTTTCTTTATTCAGGATTAATTCTATTTACGATCCCGTATTTTATGATATAAACCTATTTGAATATGGGAATTATAAATTTTCAGATACTTCATCAAGTTTTGGAATAATAGAAGAATTTATTAAATCAAAGGTAGGTGATTCAAATATATTACGTATAAAAACCAATAGATATCGCTCTATATACCCTCAGGTAAATGAATTTGGGTATTATGTAGGTGATCATAATATATTTAAAAGTAGTTGGGATAAAGTATATTACAAACAGGTGAAAAAAAATATATAATCTATGAAAAGAAATGGCGTTAGTCCCGAATATATTTACGATAGCGTAGTTGGTACATTTAATATGCAAGAAAGTAAAGCATTTTTCGGTTCTAAAATGATTACAGCAGATGATGTTATAGAATTGGGTTCTGAGTATGTCACTTATTATCAAAGGGTGAGTGGTGAACAAATTGATATAAATCAAGAGAGAAGTAATTCTGTATCATATTCTCTTATTGAGGATAAAAATAATAATCACTTAATGGCATTAGACCCTTCACAGAGTAGTGATAATATCAAACCCAAAGCATCATGGGTATTAGAGATAGATGCTAATAAGATTTTAACAAATTATATATTTTCTTTAATAAAGAAATCTAGAGCATTTAGTAATATTTTAAATGCTGATACTATTGATAAAAACATATCTACGAGTATCATAAAATATATTAATTTAAATGTATTACCGTTATATAAGATGTCAGAAATAAATTTATTTATTGAATATGTTAATTTAGAAGATTCTGGTAAGAAATTAGAGGTTAATTATAAATCAAGCATAGATAAAAATGAATTCATATTTGATGACTTTAGGACAATTAAAATAAATAGTGATAAATTTATTCGGTTGATATTTGATCAAGGTAAATTTTCTGATGATTATACGTTTAACTACTATTTCAATATAAAATATAATAGAATTTAAAATGTATAATAGTTTCGGACACAACCTTGTAAAACTTTTTAATATTTTCAGGAATAGACCAAATCACTTAGTGGAATTCTTAATTGAAAATAATGCTTTTGATAAAAACTTTATTAATAAAATGGATAAAGGTAATAAGTTACTTGGTATAGATGTAAATAATATAAACATAGACTTTTGCAGTTTTAGTGAAATGAATACATTTTTTAATGGTTTATTGGAATATTCAAACTCTGAAATACTTGAAGAAGAGTTGAATGAGCAGTTAAGTGAGTACATAAAAGAAGAGAGATATGAAGAGGCTGCAAAAATAAGAGATGTCATAAATAAAAAGGGATTTAATTTTAAACTTTAATTTATTTAAGTATATAATACTAAATAACTATTAAAAATAAATTTATGGTAAAATCAGCAGTAGAAGAATTAGATTACCTTTTTGATGAAGTTGATACTAAATCAACATATACGGAAGAGATGTATAAATTAATGCTAGACTCAATCAATGTTCCGAAAGTAGGAAATTCATTTACTTGTATTTATACAGGTATGGATAAAGACGATTATTTACTTGATGGGTCATTCAAGGATATTGTTAGAGTGCCTAATAATAAAGAAGAAACATTAATATTCGATAATGTTAATATAGGGGACAGTGTGCCTATTGTCATCACACGCATTTCAGAGGCATCTAATGGGTTTGAAATCAACGGTAGTGTTTCTTTATTATATAAAGAAGAAACTCATAGAACACTTAGAGAACTTGATGAAAAGGATTATGTGCATGTTAAAATTGAGTCCATGAACCCTGCGGGTTACGTGTGTCAGATTTTGGGCAACTATTGCTTTGTGGATGCGTTTCTCCCACAATTCCTAGCAGGTGTGAATAAGATTCACGACACTGCAAAAGAAGATATTATAGGACAGACACTAGAGATGTGTGTAGAATCATTTTCAAAGGAAAAGGGTACTTGGATCGTTAGTAGAAGGGGGTATTTAACTCAATTAATACCACAATATATCGATAATCTAGATGCAGAAGAAGTTTATACTGGTCATGTTACTGGTACAACTAAATTTGGTGTTTTTGTTGAGTTTAATGAATGTTTAACAGGACTTATTCATAAGACTAACCTAAATGAGATCATGTCCGAAAAGTTTAATAACCGAAGCATTCACTCAGGTGAAGAAATATCCTTTAAAGTTAAGGAGGTTATTAAAAAGGGTATCATATTATCTCAGGTAGATTCAACATCATTATGGGATACTATTGAGAAGGGGCAAATTCTTGAAGGTGAGATAAAGACTCATATCGATATTGGTACTTTAATCGAATTAGATGGTGAGACATCTGGTTTAGTTAGAAACAATAATTCCATAAAAGATATGAATGCTGGTGAAAGAGTATCTGTTAAGGTGATTTCTGCTAATAGAAGTTATCGAAAAGTTAATCTAGAAGTAAACTAAAAAGAACCCCATATATTAATTTATATGGGGGGGTTTTTTTTTATTCTGAGTATTTTTTTAAACATTCTAATTCTTCAACTGATAATGATTCTATACCGTTTTCTTTAATTTTATCTAATAAGAAATTTAATGACACATCTGATTTAGTTATTTCTGAAGTATTATCACTAATATCAGCATCTAATGTTTCATACTCTTCATATTCATATGCATTTTTTAATGCATCTTCTATTAAGTCATATGTTTCAATATCATCTGGTATGCTATCAATTACATCTTTTTCATTATATGTAGTTTGTTCAAATTTCATAGTAGATGCAATAACTTTTTTCAAATCATTTATAATTAGTTCTGGGATAGGTAGTTCATTGACTACTTGTCCTCTTATATAATTATCATATCTAAAATATACTTCAATGTATATTTTATCTTTCTCATAATTCAATCTCTCCTCAAACACCATCAGGTGTCTGATTTCTTCATCTATCGGATTTAAATCTACACTATCCCTATTTAGGACCGCCCAATAATAAATAATATCTAAATCTTCAATTTTCCCCTCTGGGAAGTTAATATATAATTCATCTAATAATTTATCATATAATTCTGGATAATCTTTTAAAAAGGTTTCTAAATCCGCATATAATTCGTTCATAATATTGATTATTATTTATTTATATATATATATATTATGATATACCCTACATACATTGCATATTTATAAGTATATTTGTAAAAATAATCACCACGATGGATAATATTAAAATAAATCTTTCTAGGATGTTATGTCACCATATAGAGTTTGAGGTTGTGACTAAAAAATGGTATCAGTTAAAATCTAAAATAATCACTGTTACTGTTTGGTATACTTTATCTAAGTTATATGATTATACCCCTAAAGAATTGCCCATAAATTTCCCATTTGATACTTTAAAGGATATTGATGAGTTAATAAATTGGTTAGATATTAATAAAATTGAAGTAACTAAGGTTAAAAAAAGAGGGGGAAAAAATTTTTCTATTCGCTGAGACCACTTAAATAGTTTTTCTCATCCTCGGATAGTGATAACATTCCATTATTGCTGATTTTATCAAGTATATCATCTAAATTAAATTTGGGAATATTTGATTTCTTTTCATTTATGAGACTATCTGATATATCTTTATTTTGTACTATATTATTGGAGTATGTAATATTATTAACTTCATGTACATCCTTAAATATTTCACTGTAGAACATATAACTAATTCTTTTAAAAAGAGCTTTATATTCATATGCATTATACTCTGTTAGTGAAGCCACTTTATCTTGATCAATTATAATATCAATAATATCAGTATTTAAATCAATGCGAATGTTAATTTTTTTATAATTGATAAAAACAACATGTGATATTCTATGACTAAAATTAAAATCCCTTATGGGTGCATTTATTATTTCCTTTAATAATAGGGTAGAATTTCTAAATTGTTGTAAATAATTTAAAATATCATATAGTGTTAACATACTGACTATCCCAATTATAAATCCCCCTACTAATAAAAAATGTATCATTTATTATATATTAAATAATTATTAATCTACAAATATACTACTTATTATATTTAGTTACTGCGTACTCTATTGTTTCTTTAGATAAACCTCTATTATCATTTCTTTGATATACATCTAAATTAGGTTGTATTTCACCAGAATCCTTAATAACGTTTTTGTACCATTTATCATAAGTCTCATCATCGGTATTTAATCTTTGTTTTATTATGGGTGTGGATCCAAGGGGGATTTCTAAATTTCTCATCCCATTTTTCAATGGGTTTTCTTTTATTATCCATTCTCCTTCTCTTTTTGCCCAATGTTTACAACTCAGAGTTATACCTCTCTTAAAGATTGTCTCAAAATATATATCTCCGTATTTATCATATAATTCATAAAAAAAAATCATTTATTTTTTTATGTCCTAAAATTTCTCTATTTTTATTAGATAATACAAACTTAGTTATTTTTATTAGATCACGTACACTATTTATTTCTTTTTTTTCATTTACAATATATTTAGATATTTCATTAGCTAAATTGCTACCCTCTTTCTCAAAGAAAGCTGTATATGTATAATATACTTTATTTCTAGTGGGGGTTTTCCAAGACCCAAAATTTTTGGATATTTTTTTACTTCCCATTGACCCTTTTTTAACGCTTTTATTAAAAATAGTTTCTAATGATTTATATATATCAAATTTTATTATTTGGTTTTTATCAAACTGTGATGATTGGGGTTTATCATTTATATTATCCATAAGTCTTCTGAGTAAAAAGAAATTTTTACTCACAATCTGATCAGGATTATAGTAATCAACCTTAAATGTTCTTTTCTGCTCTATTATCTTACTAGCTGGCATTACTAATAAAACATTTCTAATATCTAACCAAGAATTTATTATTTCTATACTATCACTAATACCATAAATATTATTAAATTTCATTTCTGAAAGACTGACCCACGGTATTGTATTTGTCGTGATATTATCTTGTGTGGAATATGAATTATCCTTAAGAACTACATAAAATACTTAGGTATTTTTTTCCCAAATTTACTTTCCAATAAAGATTCACCTCTGTTAAATTTATCTTTCTCATCTTTATTCATTTCCGACCTATGTATAAAGTCAGAATTATATAAAGCTTTGTGGTCGTGCATATTATTGTGGTCATAATATTTAACCTTATATTTTTTTGATAATTGCTTCATAATATGTTTTAGTTTAATAAATCTTGTATATGTCTTAAATTGATATAATATTTTTTCCCATCATAGCTATATAATTCTGTATAATAATTATATCTGATATTTAGTTGACTTTCATAGTGACCCTTTTTACTAGTTGAGTAATTATCTAGATATAACTTTTCAGTTAACGTTATCTTATCCTTACCAAACTCATTTATGTTATCTAATATGTGATTGTTCCAATTCATTTAAACTTATTTTATTATTAAAGTATAAGTTATATATAAATAATAAAATATGAGTAAATATTTAAATCAAGTAAGAGAATTCCATGAAGCTTTTAATCATCCTATTTCAAGTATAATAGTAGAAGATAATGATATGTTGAAAAATCTGAGGATATCTTTATTATTTGAAGAGTTAGAAGAATTGTCATGTACTAGTCAATCTACTGCTATTCACTTCCATAGCCTATGTGAGAAAGCATCTAGCAATGTATATGAGGTACAAGATGGTTATGATAAAGTAGAGGCATTAGATGCTTTCTGTGATATCCAATATGTATTATCAGGTGCTATATTAGCCATGGGGTTTACAGATGTATTTGATGAAGCATTTGATGAGGTACATCGCTCTAATATGACAAAGGCTTGTGTGTCTAATCAAGAAGCTTTAGATACAATTGAATATCATAAAGGTAGAGGGGAAATAATGAATATGGGCGTAATAGAGAAGGCTGGTTTATTTCTTGTTTTAAGAGAAGACCATAAAATTATGAAGTCAATTAATTATAGTCCTGCTGATTTGACTGCGTTTATATAAGTATTATTTAATATTTTGTCTTGGGGTTCTCCCCAAGACATTTATGTTTATAGAACTAAACCCATCTAAAGGTGCTTCATTATAAAAAATACCATTCCTATCTTTCCACCCACCTCTTATAATTGGGTATATATTTTTATTATATACTATGTCACCTAGACTCCCATCTAATCCGAATATTTGTTTATTATTATATCCAGTTGGTTTATTGATGTGATAATCTTCGTTATCTTTACTTATGAATTTTACATCAACCGAATCAATACCTTCAATTGAAGATATAATGTTTATCATATCTTTTCTGGGAACTCTATCTATTCTAGTTAAATCTAAAAAATATTCACTGACACTATCTAATATAGCAACGTTTATATTTTCTTCAATGGCATCATCAAATAGTCTAAGGTAAATGTATATCACATAATATGATAATAGAGGAGATTCAATACTATATCTTTGTGTGAGTCTTATATATCCACCTTTTTTAAGGTATTGGTCAAGTTTATTTTTCTCATAACTATCTAAAGTAAATGCTGCCTTATCTACTGAGAAATAATCGGCATTTCTATTCTTAAATATTCTTATATTAGGTGTGGCTACTATTTTAATAGTCTCATTTTCTTTATATGCATTTACATGTGAGAACACACCTAATTTTTTTATAGCATATGAATATTGAGAAGGTAATGCTAATACGAAATTATTCATATTCATTGGAATAAGGTTACGCATAAGCTCTATACTTTCAGCATTTGCTCCAAAGTTTATATCCCTTTCTATAAAAATATTAAAAAACTTCTCAAAGTTTAATGTGTTTCCATTTGATGTCAATACTTCATCTACAAATTTCCAATCATTTGTTGTTCTTCTGTATATATTGCCCTGACTTCCATCTGTTTTAACATACTCTACTCTTATGGTACTACCAGCGAATGGGTTATTACCAAAATTATTATTACCAAATATGATAGATAAGCCGCCAGTAAAATTAGTTCTTATAGCTACTGCATTCTCACCAGGTAACATTTCTTGTATGTGATTTTTCACTTCCCAATACTCACCATTGACAGTTACTTTAACTAAGTGATTTTCTATTCCTTTATTTTCAGCATCAACACTATAACTTTGGTCAGGTTCACCTGTTCCAGTAAACGTGACATTACTGTTCCATTCTCCTTGTACTATATTAAGTAAGAATGACTTACCATTTTGTACATTAAATACTTGTTCTTCTGCTCCACCTAAATCTATATGATATAATAATCCATTAGTTTGATTCTTGATAGTTGTCTTATTTAGGATTTTAATTTGTCCGTTGGGTAAATCACTTTCTATATTAGTGGATACTTTTAACTGACATCTAAGTAATCCAGAAGAAGAAACTGCTCTAGATGGATTATGCCCTGCTACAATTGCTGCACTTCTTATTTGATTATAATTTTCTGAACTATTACTAGATAGGTCAAATTGATTTATTGATCTTTTTAAATATAAATAAGAGAGTTCACTGAGTCTGTAAAGAATAGTTAGAATATGTCCCATAGGAGAAGCGGGTGAGAATAGTTGTGATGCTTTATTATATGTTTTTTGTAAATAAAGATTAGTTTCTTCTCTTAGTTTCTCAAAGGTTATTTCAGTTAATTTAAATGACACAGAATTTTATTATTTTTATAGTAATTTTACTTTTGAACCAGCTTTGAACCATAAGGATTCGCTTAAAGCTCCTTTATTTGAATATATGTCTTCTACATTTGGTAGTGACTTTAATATTTTGTCTATTTCTAACCAATCCTTACTGGATATCGTCTCCTTATTCTTTGAAGTGAATTTACTTAATTCTAACTCAAATATACTTTCACCTATTGCTAACTTATCCCACTTAACTATATCACCATTTTCATCAAATTCCTTTAAAATGATCTTATCAATATCTACTGATAGGGTTTTTTCAAAAAATTTCTTTAAATTTTCAGTATAAATTTCAATAGTATCATCAGATGACATATAAGTATTATCTAAAATAATAACATCATCATTAGTAGAAGATTCATTGATTATTTCATCAATTGTCAAAGATTCTAAATAAAGTATGTCTAATCGGTTATCGGTTATAACTTCTTCTAATAGTCTAGACATATCTGATGTTTTGGTCATAAACTGAATAGAGTTTATCCTTTCATTGGGATTTGTATAATATCCCCATACTAGGCTTGGGTTTTCAGAGTTTAGATTACTTTGATTTACATAAACAGAAAGTTCTATTTTTTTATTAATATTTTCTAATAGTGGTGTTTTAAGAGTAATATATAATGATCTGTAGTCATTACTATCTATCTTAACATCCTCAAATATTTTTTTTAATTCACTATCTATAAGATTGATGTTTTGTGTATAATGCATTACTAAAGTTATTTTTATTATATATTAATTAAAGTTCAGTACCATCGATATCTTCATGATTATGTCTGCTAATAGGTTCAGTGAAACCATCAATTGATAAACCACCTAACTCACCATTTAAATTATCACAAACTGGTTCTATATTCGTTATAGTGTTATCTAGTATAGGGTATATAAGTCCAAGTATGGAATATACTTTCATTCTGTTCAACTTTGTATCATATATGTTTCGGTCACACACTGATATGGTTAACTCTAATGCTAATTCATTTCTACTTCTATGTGCGTGTTTCATCTTAGTTATTATGACGTTAGGAATATCATTACTCATCATATCATTTTCCATGGCCTTTGTAATATTAAGAAAAAGATCAAATATTGACTTTCTTAATTCGACAGAGGTATATTTTTCATATTCTCTACTTTTTACATATTCATGCAGTTTGTACTTATATGTTTTAAAATATATTTTTAAATATTTTCTGAATACTGCCGTTCTATATCTACTTTTAAGTGTCATACTAGGGATTTGGTTGGTTAACCAAAAATCTATATAATTAAATATATCATGGTTTAAAAGGTCATCCTCAGATAAGCTTTCTTCCATAACTTCTTCGTCTAATTTGGTTTTTTTGGTTTCTTTGGGTTTAAATATTTTTCCTTTCATTGAAAAATTCCAGTTAAATATACCTGTTAATAATTCTTGGAAGACCTTAGACTTAAATAAGGCTATTAGTAATGCCGATAGTAGAGCAAGTGATCCACCAATCACACCACTGGGTATATTTGTTTTTGAGAAAAGTTCTATTAAAGATTCAAGCACAGTGTTTAATATTAATTTCTCTATATATTAAAAAAACTAGGTCAGATTAGAACTTTATATTATTTTCTTATATGCTCATAATTAGATATAAATTGACTAATAGTCTCCTGTAAGCCAATGTACATAGGGGTGAATTTAAAATCTGGCAAATAAGTTTTTATTTTTGTATTATCACTTGGCTTGCGAAATTGCCCATCTGGTTTTGAACTATCAAAAATAACTTTTCCTTTAAATTTAATTATTTCTACAATCATATCAACAATATCTCTAATGCTTATTTCCTCCGAAGTTGAAAGTATGATTGGTTCACTCTCATTATAATTGTTTAGTACCCACTTTGTTAAAAATGCCACATCTTTATTGTATATAAATTCCCTTAATGGCTTCCCTGAACCCCATACCACAAAATCTATATTGTTTTCTTTAGCTAAAAAGCATTTGTGTATAAGTGCAGGTATTACATGACTGTTATCTAAATTATAGTTATCACCAATCCCATATATATTGGTAGGTATGACAGATTTGTAATTAAGTCCATACTGTTCTCTATATGCTTGAATCTGTACCTCGGACATTCTTTTACTATACGCATATGCATTATTGCTAGAATGTGGCTTACCATCAAATATCTTGCTTTCAGTTAGTGGATACTCTACATTGTTTGGAAATACACAAGTAGAAAGAAATGCTACTAAGTTTTTTATACCACTTTTTCTGGCACTTTCTATTAGATTAGTATTTATCATAATATTATCATAGAAGAACTCACCCTTAAAATCCATATTTGCCTTAATACCACCCACTCTGGCTGCACAGTGTATTACACTATCTATTTGATTGTGTGTATCAAATATAAGATCTGTATTATCTGGTTTCCGTAGGTCAAAATCCTTAGATGATATTTTATAATATTCATCACCATTGAATTGGCTTCCAACTAATCCTGTACCACCTGTAATTAAAATTTTGCGCATAACTTTTTTTTACTTATATTTGCATAATATATAAAGTTTAGATATATGTTGGAAAGGTACGTGAAGAAAAATATGATATCTAGTATTGGTATAAATAGTGTATTCTTATTTATAGACCCGAAATTGTAAATATTTTGATAATGATATGGGATAATATATGGGTTACCCACCCAAGAATATTTAATAGATTTTAAAAACTTGGACAAATGATAAAAAAGGAAGTAATGATTAAACCAACTGATATCGCTGGTATAATTAAAAATTATAATGTGACTAGAATATGTGATAATTTATATAAATATAGTTATGATAAAAAACGTGATAAATTTACTAAATTCAGGGTGAATACTGAATTTGATCTAGATAACCTTGATAATAAATTAGTATATATTGATGAAGAGGTTAAAATTAATCCATATATACTAATAAGGTTTTATACTAGCAGTGCGTTCAGTGATATTTATATATATTTCAAAGATGTGGGGGGAATTGATGAATATATTGATGATAACCCACAATTATTTAATCACTTACAAGTAATTAAATTAGTCCACTCACTTTCAATTAAATAATATATGAATCATTTTAAAAAAATAGATACAATAGAAGGGTATAGTATAGAATATATTAGAACGCATAATAGTAAGGTTAAACTTGGAAATGTGAATATTTCAAACTCGAATAATAAATATATTATAGTAGGTAATAGGGTTTATATGAATCCTCATATAATAATTTTCTATAAGTTTAGAGGGGCTAATGAAGAACACACCATTTTCTTTAAAGATGAAGATGAAATAGATGATTATGTTGTGGAAAACCCGCATATATTTGGTAAGGTTTTTAGCACTAATAAAATAATATGAGCGTTAAATTTAGATTAATAAATCCTAATAGGATAGATTATATTGAAGTATGTGATAGATACGTTATATATAAAGAATGTAGTATTTTATATAAGTGACTGGGTAGAATTATCTGATACAGAGACCAGATTTAAAATAATAAACGGTGCGATAATCTCTAATTATAGTATCGTAATTAATTTTATTAATTCATCTTATAAAACAGTTTGTTATTTTGAAAACATGGATGATATTTACGAGTATATAGAAGACAATCCTGTGTTTTTCAGACACCTTCATAAATTACCAACTAATTAAATTACTATAAATAATGTTAGCAAAAAATGATCAAAGTTATATACTTCACTGTGAAATAGTGTGGGAAGTAACAAAAATATTATTCAAATCTATAAATGTCACTGTTGGGGAACAACGTGATTATTTTCTTCATATTCTGGAAGTGGCAGCAAAGCTACATGATATAGGAAAACTGACTCAAAAATTCCAGAACATGTTGAAAGATAATGGGGATATATCGGGTCAAAACCATAGACATAATCAAGTAGGATGGGCATTTCTAGAAAAGTTTATTAAAGATGATTATACGGGGAAGTCACATATTCTAAATATTGTACATTGGCATCACGGTGTTAATACTAATAGTAATAGTAAGGGGTGTGGTAAAATTAAAGCTCTTATAATTGATAACGATGAATATAGTGGCGATATTAAACCCATGTTAGATGCGCTAAAAAAAGTAGTAGGGCAGGATAATATAAAAGTATATGATGATATGGATGATGATATTATTGATATGGATAGTTATATCGATTCAGAACCACCTCTATTTTATCTATCAAATAAAACAGAATCCCAAAAATTACAATACCTTAGAAGTTTAGTTATTACTGCTGATAGAATTGGATCAGGTTTTAATAGTTTATCGGAAATAAGTCATAAAAGTGTCGAAAAGAGTTACTTTGATATGCAGAAAAAAATATCATTTAATGTAGGTGATATGGCATATACATATGATGATCGCTTTAAAGTACAGGAGGGTATATCTAATCATATAGATAATACTATTATATTAAATGCCCCTGCTGGATTTGGTAAGACCCTTACTGGTTTGATGTGGAGTATTAAAAGTGGTAGAAAACTTTTATGGGTAGTTCCTAGAAACACTATTGCTATATCGGTTTATAAGTCAATACTAGAAGAAATAACTAATTTAAATACTGATCATATACCTAGCGTTCAGCTTCTTTTATCTGGTGAGGTTAAGGATTCAAATACTGATGTCCCTATATATGAATCAGATATTATAGTAACTAATATAGATAACTTCTTAGCACCTACTTTTAAGACGAAGCATTATGATTTATCTTCTTTAATTTTAGGATCTGATGTTGTTTTTGATGAATACCATGAATTTATAACAGAGTCTGCGATAATGGCGGCTTTCATAGATATCGTAACGATTAGAAAAAATTTTACTAATAGTAAAACTATGATGTTATCAGCGACTCCTATTTTATTAGAGTTGCGTATAAGCAATTTGTTTGGCTCAAAAAATAAAGTAGTTATATTGCCGAACAATGGTAAACATTACTCTCCTGTGCATTCAAAGCCATATAATTTAGAAGTATCTGATAAACCACCTTCTATTATACCTAATACAAATTCTTTGGTTATAAAGAATTCGATAAGAAACGCTCAGGATATTAAGAAATATAATAGTAAAGATTATAAACTCTTATTACATAGTCTATTTTTAGATGATAAGAAAAATCAGGATTTAAATTTTTTATTGAAAGCTTATGGGAAAGTGTCCAAACCCACCTTAGTAAAAGACAATGTAATTGGCACACCTATGTTACAAGCATCATTAGATGTTTCATTTGATAAACTTTATGAGGATTGTATGTCACCACAGTCTACTGTGCAGCGTTTCGGGAGAGTTAATAGATGGGGTGAATTTAATACACCTAGTGTTTATATATACAAACCAGTAGATAATACTAATAAATCAAATGAGGGTGCTATCAATACTCAGTATGATATCAGTTTATATAAAAAGTGGTATGATACAATTTCTAAATATAATAAACAAAGTATTACCTTATCTAAATTATATGAAATTTATAACGCTTTCATGATTAAAAACAGTAGTGATATAAATAATTATCATACGAAGTTATTATCTAAAAGTTATAAAAACCTGAGTAACATATACCCTAAAGAATATTTTAAAAATGTAAATAATGGTAATATTAAGGTGGCTGGTAGTAATCCTTTGCGGTCTAGTGGTTCAGAGGTATTTTTTATTGTAAAACACCATGATAATGATCAATGGGTTGGTCCTTTCACACACCAACTAAGAACTGATTTTGGTGTTGAATTTAAGGAAGATGAATATACAGCATCTAGAATACGGAAAACTATTAATAACTTAGATAATGATTCGCGTTTTGATTATAAAGCGAGAATTAAGAACAAAAGGGCACTTAAGAATCTAAATTTAGATACTATTAGATCACTTGCAAGATTTTCAGATACACCATATATTAGATACGATAAAGTGTATCATCTAGAGTTTGGTATCATAGATTCATAATAATTAATTTACAACAAATGAGTGGGGTTTTGACTAATTATATAAAGGTAAGAGATGTGAGTTCTGTCACTATATATGACAAGGAATTCGTGGATACTGTGTATTATGATGTTAATTCAAAAGAAGTTAGATCATGTTATAATAAAAAATTATATCATGGTAATATTGATATGTATATGATATCTGGGAAAAAAGTATTCAAAAAATATAGTGTCTATATATTGTTTAATTTAGCTTCTAATATTTCACCAATAGTAATATATTTTGGCAGTAATCTGAAATAGACAATTTCATAGAAAATAACGAGGATATATTTATGCGTATTCAAATAATAAATAAATAAATAAATAAATAAATAAATAAATAAATAAATATGTGTGGATTAATAGGTAAATATACTAACCCATTGTTAATAATAAGTATTCTTATATATGATATTGAATATATTGATGGTTATGTTAAAAATGGTAAAATGTATAGTGATGATAATGTTGAATTACCCAATGATGTTAATCAAATAGGTGTGATAAATGGTAAGTTATTTGTCAAGTGTCATATTTATATATCATATGAAACCCTCGCATCAGATTATTTATATTTTGATAGCATTGATGATATTAATGAGTATATAGATTCAAACCCAAAAATATTCAATAAATTAATTAAAATTTCTTAATATATGACAGATATAGACATTATAGTTAGGAAATATGGAAATGGTGATATAGGATGTGAGGAAGCTTTATCATCAGTTATGTATCTACATAATAACGGTACTAAATTTATACATAGCTTAATTGAGAAGGAAGAAATACATAGAGCACAGTTATCTAAAAATATGGATACTTATAAAAATGGATCTAATATCAGTGATTATAATAATACGTTTAGTCAGTGGAATAAATCAAATTTGGTTTTATTTGATTTAAAAGATATACTTTGTAGAATGGGTGAAGATATATAATAAATGTTAAATAGATGAGTACTAAAAAAATAAGTAACTTTGCTATTGTACTGACTATGGGCACAGAGTGTAAATATCAAAAATTACTCACTGATATAAATGCACTTTGAAATAATAGACGAAGACCCACATAATAATCTAAAAGAAATTATATAATTCAATTATTTTAGGTATATTTGTATTAAATTAATTAAAATATAAAATACGCTATGAAAAAAGTATATGATTTAGACCTCAAAGATGTCATTGACCATCTTGTAAGTGGTGGTAGTGTTCGGGGAGAAAATTTTGTGGGTGGTATTTTCTTAAGGCTTGATAGAAATGGAAGGATAGCGTTAGTTGATGCTAAAAATATATATAGTGAGGATATTAATGTTTCCTTAAGTTCTTTATCTAGACAGAAGTTTAGAAAGCTAACAATAATGACAGTTAAGGAGTTAACTGATTAAAAATGTTTATAAATAAGATACATACTGCAATTTACTTATACCCCGATAATACGTATATTATTAATGGTGTACTAACTGAGGATTTAAATAATTTTACACGTTTAAGTTTTAAGAAAGATAAGTATACACTTTTTGTAGATGGTAATATAATTTATACATGTAACAATATAAGTAAAAAAAGAAATAAACATTTCCTTAAAAAGATAAGTTTAGACCCATCTTTAACTTTAACTAAGAGCACAAAGCCTTATAAAAATGGAAAAAATTAGCGAAGACTTTTTTAAAAATAAAATGTTTACCCGTATAGGTGTATCAAATTTATGGAAAATAGCATTATCAGCACCAGCAAAGGGATCACATTTAGTGGTAAATATTCATGGTGGTATGTGGTGTGAGTATTGGGAATCCGAGGAGTGTATATCGTCTGTTGGTATGGGGGTATATAATGAGAAAGAGATTACTGAACTGTTATTAATGATCATTAAATAAATTTAAACTTTATGAAACATATAAATACTCCTTTTAATTATACTGGGTCTAAATTTAAATTACTTGAACAAATTTTACCTAAAATGGACTATTCCCGATCTAATTTTGTTGATTTATTCACAGGGGGTGGGTGTGTATATACCAATATATTAGATAAATATGATAACATATATATCAATGATGTTATTGAGGATTTAGTCAATCTACATCAAATTCTGAAAGAATCACCTATTGATATTGTAAACAAAACAATGGAACTCGCTACATGTAAAGAAGATAAGGAGAAGTTTTTGCAATTACGAACCTCTTATAATGAGTCCAAAACACCTGAAAAGTTATGGGCGTTGATGTTAAGTTGCACTTCTAATTTGATGCGCTTTAATAAAAAGTTTAAATTTAATCAGACATGGGGTAAGCGTGGTTGGAATGATAGCACTACTAAAAAAACTAATGAATATGTAAATCATCTTTCTAAATATGGGGATATTATCAATTATTATTCAATATCTTTTGACGAGTTCCCTATGATAGATGATTCAATGGTATATATTGATCCACCATATATAAACACCGAAGCTGGTTATAATAGTTATTGGAGTAGTGATTTAGAGGACAATCTTTATAAATATGTTAAGAGCATTGACAATCGGGGCAACTCATTTATGTTATCTGGGTTGATTACTCATAATGGTATTGAGAGTGAAACCTTAAGAAAATTAAGTAATGAATACAATCTAATAAACTTGGATTTTGATTACAATAAAGTTTCTCGCAATAAAATTAATAAAAACACACAAGAGGTTATAATCGTAAATTATTAATATATATATATATATATTAAAATTCTATGGGTAAAATAATACAAACTAAATTTCATAATTATATAAACGAATCACTTGATATAAGCAATAATCTTAAATATTGGTTCGGTGACTCAAAGGTGGTAAATAATTCGGGTGATCCTTTGATAGTATATCATGGTAGTCAAATGAATTTTGAAATATTTAAAGATTTCAAAGATCTTGATATCAGAAATAATGGTGGTGTTTATTTTTCAGACTCTGAGACACATGTTCAAGATTATGGGGGAATAATATATAAGGTTTATTTAAAAATAGAAAATCCAATCATTATAGATGCTAGGAATAGTTATTATGATGATTATTATGATGAATTGTAGCGTAATATAAAATCTGTTAATAACAGTGATGGTGAGTTTGATGGTATTATAATATATAATTTAAAAGATCCAAGGGATGGTAAACAGAAAGGTGGTGAGGATTATGATTCCAACACGATTTATGTTATATTTAAACCAAATCAAATAAAATCTGCTACTAATAATAATGGAGATTATTCAAATGATAGTGATAGTATATTACAGTAAAATTTTAAACTTTATTACTATAAAAATGTATAAAGATAAAAGATATATTTATGAAACTAGATAAGAGTAAAAGCAATTTAAGTTTAATGGTTAATTTATTAAATCCGATCGATTATGAAGGAACAATAGAAACTACATATTTAATTAAGCTATTTGGTAAGGATAGTGTGGTTCACGATACCGCTCGTATAGCAGAAGATATTTATCCTCTCACAGATAGTGAAAAAAATACCATCAGAATATTATCTAAAAAAATAAACACTGAATTCACTAAGAATGGACTAAATGTAGATAAATTAATTTTATTTTCTGGTAGAGAAGTTGGTGAATTAAATATTAATTATAGTAATGATGATGGTACACCACAAGATTTTCATATAAATTTAATAGAAGATAATATAATGGCTAAGAAATTTTTATCATTTTGTAACTCACTTATTAGAAGAATGAATAGAGAATTAAAGTAATGGATAAATTTAATATATTTATGATGGTGATATTAGTGCTATCATTTGTGTATATAATATACCTTACTTTTTAAAAGATTTACGTAATTCAATACATAAAATAAAAAATATACTTAATGATAATACAATGCCTATTAAAAAGCGTATTGAAGAGTCAAAAAGTTTTTGTAGAAATAATAATGGGATTGTGTTTTATGGTATATACTCTGTATTGAGTGTAGTATAAAAAACGTTATAGATTAACTAATTAAATTAAATTACCATGGAAAATTTAACTGAAATGAGAGAAAGACATTCAGATTTACTAGAAGAGTATACTGATACTCGTGATGAGAAAAGGTTATCTGAATTGAGAAGTGAGATGGCATTGTTAGTAACATCTATTGATATATCTAATGATGATTTCACACCAATTGATGAGGATATGTGGGATAGTTATAGTGATCTACCAAATCCTAAATGGTATGAGAAAGAAGAATAATTTATTAATAACATATATGAAGAAATATACTAAAAATGAAGCGATAATTAAATCAAATGAATTCATAAAGGATTTAATAGTCATTCAAGAAAAATATGGCATGACAATAAATACGGATCATAATATTTATTTATCATTTTTAGAAAAAGATAAAGATGGTTATGTGCAATATGGTAGTGTTGATGTTGGGTGGGAAGGTGATGGGACTCCTATAAAAGTATTAGATGTGATTAAAGATACTGAATATCATAGAAAAAGTGCTTTATCTAAACTATCTGGTGATGAATTGAGTGCACTTGGGTTATGAGTGATAATATTATTATAAAGGGTTTTAAATTAATTGAAAGTACCTTTAAAGTAGCGAGTGAAGTCTTTCAAGTAAATGAACCTCTAATTTCAGAGGAGTTCCAGAAATATTTAAATAATGGTGGATCATTAGATGATGTTTTAAATGGTAAGTCAGATAAATATGAAGTTAATTAAATATGTATAAATGGAAGAAGCTAGAATATTATTACAAAAATATTTAAACTTTCATAAAGTTGAGATTAATTCTATATTGGTATACCATGCGTGTTTAGATGCTATAATGGAGGGTATGGGTTGATGATGATAGGAACACACCTATACTTATTTTTGAATTTCTAAAAGAAAATAACTTGAATGATAAAGTACTTAATTCATATTGGGGTGGTGATGATATTTTTACGTGGTATGTCGTATCGGAAAACAATTTACCAGAATACGAATTTTTAAATATAGTTAACGACCTTGATGAGAATAATTAAAGAATTACAAAAATTTAGGTAGAGTAGTTTTTTTTTGTATATATTTGTACTCTAATAAAAATCATACATATGTATCATAAAGTAAGAAAAATTAACCAAGTATTTAACTACGAAGAAGTTATTGGATATCTTAATAATATTGAAATTCGAAAAGAGGGGGGTGAAGTTGTTACTTATTATGATAAAAAACAGGTAGCTCGTAAAGTAGTTTCGGATCGCTATGAGATTTTTGACTTTAAGCCATTTATCACCAAGTGTATTAATGAAATTTCAGAAAAATTTGAGATTGCTAGTTATGACATATATATTATCGGGGGTCTTCAAGAAATCCGATTATACTCTGAAGAGATTTGTGTGAGTGATGAGAAATTCCGTAAAGTATTTTACCTATTAAATAGTTCTGATAAGAGTCGCGCACTTAACATGAGTTATGGTATATCATTTTGTGATAACGCTTATCACTATATCACAAAGAAGGGTAGCTTAGTTAAAAGGCATTATAAGGGAATAACTGACCTAGTAAATGAACGTGTTGATTTAGATGATGCTCCATTTAATGAAATAATTGAAACACTTGATGGTATAATTGGACATAGTATTCGTTTCAGTAATGTTGTTAAAATAATTTTAGATGGAAAGGATATTAATGAGGCTTCTGTAACTAATCTTAAAAGGTTGGAAAAATTTATTGGCCGTATTAGGTATAGAAGTACTAGTCTAGATAAGACTCAACTAGATATGTTACCTAGATTTGGGTATGGGTTTTCATCACGTGTTTTCATTGATAGAATATCAAAAATGGTACAAGATCCCATATTTGATAGCTATGAGGTGTTTAAAACTTATATGAGAAGCTTTGTTGGGGAAGACTGCGTGACAATAAAACGTGAAAGTGATAAAATAAAAAATCTAACTATTTATAAAATACGTAAAGATAATATTGATAAAATTCTGGAAATGTGTCAAGAAAATGGATGATGACGATAAAATATTAAAATCTAATTTATATGAGAACAATGAGGTTTACCATCCCAATGGTAACCTCATGTTCTATTGTAAGATGAAGAGAGTTGATTGGTACCTCAATAAAGGCTTAGCTGAAAAGATAGGTCATAAAAAGTATCAATTGACTTTTGTACCCGGTGGGGAAGGTGAGCCTATTAAATACCTTAATCAACGAAGAAATATGTGTGTAGTCAGTGGTAGTAAAGATAATTTAACTAAGCATCACGTAGTTCCTTATATGTATAGAAAATTATTTCCAATTAAATATAAAGATAAAAACTCAACAGATTTAGTTTTATTAACGGAAGGGGAACATAGTATATATGAGAGGTTTGCAGATGACTTGAAGAAGGATCTATTAGACAAACATATATCAAGTGCCGAGATAGAAAATAATAGGAACATCTATAGCTATGAGAAGAATGTTAGGATATTAAGAAACCACATGGATTCCATACCTGCTAAAAATTTATATAATATAAGTGAAACTATTAAGAAATTTAGAATAAATGGTATTAATGATTTAGAAATTCTTAATTTAACTAAATTAGTGGTAGAGCGTGAGGGTGTTGAGAGTTTGATAAGACTTTGGAAATCTCATTTCATCGAATATGCTAAGCCCAGATTCTTACCAAAGTGGTGGAATCCAAATGATATTAAAAAAATTATTAGATAATTAATTATGATAAATAATTTCAATACAATTGAAGAATATTTAAAGTTTACTGATGAAGCTGAATTCTACTTTATTCAAATTCTTAAAAGAAGAAAAGATAACCCTGACATGCCCACACATTCAAAGACTATTAAGGAATATTATGTGGGGAATATGGAATATTATAGAAAGAAAGAAGAAGAGATAATAAAATTATGTGATTCTAATAATGCCAGAGCCACTATCATATTGAACAAAAGAAACTACGATAATTTGGCGAAGAAAATGAATATTGAAATTGCTAAAATAATTGATAGTGGTCAAAGCCATTCTATTAAGAGTTGCTTCAGTTCATGTTGTGGTAAATATAGCAGTGAGAAAACAAATAAGTGGATTTTAGATTTAGATAATGATGATGATAATTTGGATTTAGCTTTAGAAATAATTACGTATATAGAAGGTTTACAACCATTGGGTAGTAAACTATATGGACTTATATCAAGTAAAAGTGGTAGACATATTATCGTCAAACCATTTGACCCACGGGGGTTCAAAGATAAATTCCCCACGGTTGAAATAAAAAAGGATACTCCAACAAATCTATATATACCATAAAATAAAGGGGGATTAAATAATTATTTATTTAATCCCCCTTTTTATTTATTTAAATATTTCTTCTTTCAGAACTTCATATTCATCAGCATTTATATTACCCTGTTCTAATAAGTCTGCGATTTGTTTAATTTTATCTAATTTACTGATTGTGCTATTTTTTATAGGTTTATTAGTAATCATAACATCCTTTCTTTCAAGAGGTTTTTGTGAATAAGGTAGAATGGTAAATATATATGATGTATATACATATGTATCAAATTTCATATCAACTGTTATAAATGTCTGATCAGATATACCACCACCACTTATTTGTCCAGTTTCAATAGATTTTTTAGATTTTTTGCTTCTATTAGGTGATTTTGATAAATCACTTGATTTAAACCCACTAGATATCCCCAAACCCATGCTAGTATTATTATAAGTACTATTAATATTATTATTAGTAGTACATTTAGTGTTGTACCATGTACCACCATAATTATTAGGATTGTTCCATATATCATAATAATAATAAGAATTGTTCCATATAGCATTACCAGTTGTGGTTATGATAGGAAATGAAATAACTTTTTCTTTGTAAAATTTAACTTCCACTTTTCCATTATTTGAAATAGCCTTTTTTGCATCTTCGCTGTTTTCTACTTTATAAGTTTTAAAAATAAATTTTTTTCTACTATCTGGAAAACAATTTAAATACATTCTCTCACCACTGCGTATAACAATACCACCAGAAGCAATTGGTTTACCATCAATACTAATATCAGCTTTTAAGTTACTTGTTGTTGGGTTGAATAGTTCAATTTCAAACTCATCATTGTCGTTTAAATATACCTTAGAATTAGGCTCATAAACTTTTTTACGTCCTCTTGTTTGACGTTCTGTTTCATTAGTACATATGAATGCACTAGGGTTTCCTTTCTGGATTTTCATAATCGATATTTTATTTTTATATTTATTCTAATATCTTTGAAACACTAGGTATTTCTCAACTGTTACTCAAAAATAACAGGACATTAAAGAATCAATTAACATATATATAATAAAAATCTTTTCCCTTAATTATATATATTTTCATTCACTAGATCCAGGAGCATTCCCAGATATGGGAATTATATTATTAACATTCATCCCACTATTATTCTCTGGGACTAACTTCATAACTATACTATAAGTCATATCAGTTTTAGATACTAACAGTTTCTGTGTCTGATCAAGAACCTTGAATATATTATCATATTCTTCTTCTTTGGTTACTCTTCGACTCTTCTCATTTTTGAGGTCTAATTTTAACTCAATATTTTCTTTCTTTAGTTTATCCATTGGTTCTATGAAGTATTCATCTATTAGAAGATATGATACAAACCCAATTATAGATATAGATATACCTAGCAACCATTTCCAGTTAAGGTCAAATGATATTCTACCTTTATCGGATATCTCTACTTTATATTCACCATCATATTTTTCATTTTCATTCATAATTAAAAGGGATATGGGTTTGTATGAGATAGTTCAATATATACTTCTGAGGAAGTCATATAAAAAACTGCTCTGAGTTCTCCGACACCACTAATAAAATCACCATTGAATAATAACCAAAAATCCGAAGTATGTGTTAATACGTTTATTTGTGCTTGTCCATTAACAAATATGGTGGCGTTATCTATTTTAGTAGGCGCAATATACATATCACCCTCAGTATATGCATAATACTCATAGTAACTTTCCGAAATAAAATACATTGAGTATTTATAGTAGTAAACACCCCCTACATTCACTTTAAATGTACTTCTAGCAGTTCTATAAAAAAACCTTCCCTTAGCATAGTCAGGTGTCCCAGAATCTGATGGTATCCACTCAGTTACCCACACATCAGAGTTACTTCCCCTATTATTATTAAATATACCTGAACTTTCTGTGCCCATACCATTATTAAATGATTTGGGTGTTATAAATAGTAATAATAAAATAAGTGCTAATTTTCTCATATAATATATATTAAAAGCAAAAAATGATTTTAATATATATACTAAAATATATTATATCATGGTTTTTAAATTTTCAGAGTTCATAACAGAATCAACATTAGTTCGCCCAAATTCACTCAATTTCTGGAAAGATTTTATTCAGAAATTCAAAATGCTTAGAAATAAGAAAAGAAAGGAGTTGAATGGTGATTTATATAAAAAGGTGAAAAACATATATAGATTCCATGATGATTTACCCGAAACTATTTTTATATATGATGAAAAGGTAGTCGCTAGAGAGGGTGGCACTTGGGTAAGAGGATTTAATTATCCTAAGAATTATAAAGATGAAAATAAATCAACACCTGTTAAGCGAGATGGTATAAGTGATATAAGTATTGGTGATATATTAATATATTTTAGAGATTGTGGTTATTTATTTAAACCCAATGCAGATTTTACAGAATATACTTTCCATTCATCTGGTATTTCTAAAGATAACCCTGAAAATAAGTGGGATGATATTGAATACTTTGATTCATTTGTAAAAAATTATAAAATTGAAATTGGTGAATATGAAATACCAATGATTTTAAAAAGTAAATAATTTATGGTTTTGGTACATATAATACTATATGTCCACACTTTGTTAAGTTATTATACTCATACCAATCATCCATTTTATCGGAACATATTTCTCTCTACTTAGTAAGTTGATTATCCAACTGTGTGTGGGTATATATTTGAATATTAACAACTGACAAAGACCATTGTAAAAATTCTACTATTTTATCTTTCATATTAAATGTCTTTAAAAAAATGTGGTATATTATTAGGATCGCCAAGTGTTCGGTATTGTTCATACTTTCCACTAAATAAATCAAATGCATCTGGATCATCCATATATTCAATTCCAGATATCTTTTCAACACCATTTATAAAATCAGTAGATAACTTTTCAGGTATCCAATACCAATGACCATCACTATCTTGTGTTTTAATTATATTTTTTAAAACATCCTTCATATTTTAGATAATTTAATATATTTAGTTGCGATTTTTTCTAATTCATCAATATCCGCACTAAATACAAATTCTCCATTTTGAAATGGGAAATTAGCTAACATCCATGATTGAAAGGTATCTTCTTTTTTAATTAGGTCAAACCACTCGTCTATATTCAGTTCACCACCACCCTCTAAATAATCAGATCTTTTAAAGATTATCCCACCACTTCCTAAAGTCTCTAGAATATCATGTGCGAAAGATAAATCTTCTTTTGACCCTTTGAAATCTTTTGGATCACCAAATCCCAGTTTGGGTAATTCTTTAAATATTAAATGTAATGATTTATAATTATACTCATACTCTTCTACGATACTATATTCTTTAAGTTCTAGTATATCAATGGGTTTTCTGATACTGTTACATATAAGGTTACTCTCTTCAATAGCATCTATAATTGCTTCAGATAGAGTGGCTTTGCCCGTACCATCGCGCATTAATGCTTCTTCCCAAAACTCATCACCTCTAACATCTTCTTCTGTGATAGTTAATTCGAACTTAAATACTCTCATAATATGTTTTTCAATTTAATTAACAAATATAACAAAAATAATTTAATAAATTGTTATTTTTTCTGGATATCGTGAGTCATATCACTAGTGTCTAGTGTTATAGTTGACTTTAATTCCACTTTTCTTCCACTTTCATACTCCATTCCGTGTTCTACCTCCGCAGTTATTATTTTACTATCTTTGGAAACGCTACCAGGTATTATTGATGCAAATGGTTGTCCAAGTCCTTGTAATTTTCTAACACCACTTGGTTTAGAAACCTCGCTATTAGTGGTTACCATATCAGTAGATCCCTCTTTTATTTTATCAACAATTTTATGGAGTTGAATTTTCTCATCATCAGATAAAGATGTGAACTTTTCAAATATTTGTAAATACTTCATTTTTGGGGAATATTTTTTTTTAACTAAGTAGTTTTATTAAATCTTCGGTGATTTTATGTATCAGTTTCTTATCCCCCTCTACTTTAATATTAGGTATATTGGAAATAGCAGAAATATTACCTTCTTCATCACCACCTAGTTTAATCTTATTAACAGCCTCAACTATTTTAGGACTATTACTATACTTACTATTATAATAAGTTTTTAGATCATATATAAACTTGGTTAAATTAACACCTTCTTTTTGATGATATTTAATCATCTGTAATTCATTATCCTGTTTCTCAACCATTAAATACCAAATATCTTTCTTTGCTAATTTGGGATCTTGTAAATTGTGTGCCCAACTATATGCCTTAGATGCTTTAATACCGTCTGGGAATTTGGCAACCCGTCCATATATCTCAACATTGCTTTCAGATAGATTATCTAGTCCTCTATCTTCTGTTTCTGGTGGATATAAAGACTTATCTTTAATAGTTTGTTCTGCTTTTTTACTGGAATAATTTCTAACATTACTGGTAGATGGTTTATTTGTTTTATTCTTTAATATGTTTTGATTAACATCATCTGCATATTCAGATGAAGCACTAGCATTACCTCTAGCAACTTTTTTAGGTGTTGTATTATTGCCTTTTACTTTTTTATTATCACTAAATCTTTTCAAACCTTCGTTAATATTTTTTTTATTAAAGTTATTCCAACTTTTTATAGCCATTGTAGACGTTTATTTTAGTTATATATTAAATATTATTTCCCTATTTATTTTATGTGATCGTTCTTATACTTATCTACATACCAATTTTTCCAGTTTCTAATCAAATTAACCCTGTCAAATAAATGAGCAACCATGGGTTCTAGATAGGACAGAAACCCACTAACATTTGGGTTATTATATAAAAAGGGTGTGATTGAGTTTTTAAGAACTTTATCAAAATAGTTGTATCCTTTTGGATAATTATCGTTGCGATGCTTAAGGTCATATAGTTCCTTTATTTCCTTATCTTCTATTAGAGGCATAAATAATAATAATCTTTTTTTATATATAAAATTTTTATATCTGGATTTTTTGTTTTAATTTCGTAGTCTTATAATCTAAAACTTAAAAATTATGTACATTGTATTAACGCTCATTGGGCTTCTATCAATTTTAGCCTCTTTTATTTTCCGAAATCAGCTACCTATGGTTCCACTTATTTGATATTGGAATATATGCGAAACTAGAGTATCTGTTATTAAGTTTTCTATAAGTGGTGACTTAATAGAATTGGACGCTACTAATCCATTTGGAAAGGTAAAATTTATTGCGGGTAAAAAGATAAATTCTATAAACAGATAGTAATGGAGAAAACATATAATAATCAAACTTTTAATTCATATAAAGAAATGTATGAGCACTTAATTAAAGAGATTATAACTGATCCTAATAATAAAGATTATTATTTATCTATAAAAAATGATTTAATGCCATTTTTAGTAGAAGAGAAAAGACAACTATGTATTGAATATTGGAAAGATTTAGATATTAAATTTGAATCCATATATGATGTCCCACAACTGAACTTAAGGGGGGTAGATTATCAAAATTATATATTACCAGCACTTATAAGATGTGGTGCTATTCCTAAAAAAGAATTGGAAATAGGCACATCATATGTGGGAAGGCATAGAAATGCAAAGATTGCAACATGGGATGGTGAGCACTTTATATATGATCGGTTAAAATTTGGCATAACTTTTCAAGATACTTGTAACCATTTTGAGGATGATGATAACTTTTCATTATTTGTTCCTATTAAAGAGACTTAGATATATATATATATATTATTATAACCCTATTATTATCCCCTCAGATTCATTGCTCTCAATATATGGTGATAGCATCCTCAGTACGTATTCTGATTGTGATTGATTCATAAAAAAATAAATGTACACTTATCAACTTTTATATATTCAATAAAATTAATATTTAAATATTTCTCTAAGTACACTGATTGCCCTGATTTTATATTATATGTTCCGAATATATTTTTCATATTTTAATATTTTTTTAGTTATTATAAAAACTGTGTTGCGGAGATGAGAGGGATTGAACCTCCACGTCAGTCTTACCCGACATCACGGTTTTCGAGACCGATAAGCACGCCAGCCTTGCGCACCTCCATTTGTTTACTTGCGGTGAAAGAGGGAATCGAACCCCCGCATCAGTCTTACCCGATGATCTCTGCTTTCCAAGCAGGTACATTACCACTCTGTCACTTCACCTTTGCGGAGATGAGAGGGATCGAACCTCCACGTCAGTCTTACCCGACATCACGGTTTTCAAGACCGATAAGCACGCCAACCTTGCGCACCTCCATTTGTTTACTTGCGGTAGAAAAGGGAATCGAACCCCTGCATCAGTCTTACCCGATGGTCTTGGTTTAGCAAACCAGCACATTACCACTCTGTCATTCTACCATATTTATTATTAGTGCCCTTGGGGAGAATCGAACTCCCATCCCAGTGTCCGTAGCACCGTATCTTATCCGTTAGACGACAAAGGTATATTATATTACATTTTAAACCAAAAAAGCCTCACATATGTGAGGCTTTACTTAATTAGTTATAACAAAAGTTATAGCACGAGTAAACTGACCCCAGAATGGTGTTTGCGACTACTACGTGAACTTGATGTTATTACTAATTTTTTCATTACTGTATATATATTATTTTTGGTTTCCCATTTCTTATTATAATGCAAATATACTAAAAAGTTTTAAAACTTTCGCTCTTTTTGCATTCTTTTTAATGTTTCATAAGGAGTTTCATTTTTATTCATATTATAACCACATCCTATGCACCCACCTTTCCATGATCCACTGCGCTCACCCACTTCCTCATCAAAATTTATATCTATGGACTTTATAACCATGTTAAACTTATTCGTCCATTGTAAAGCTCGTCTTCGCCACTCCATCTCTCTTACTGTTATAGTGGCTTTCCTTCTTTGTACTACACCCGATTCTAAAGTATATGTGTAAGTATGTGTCTCTTTAAAAATATTTAAGTTTTCCTCACCTGTGAATGGTTTCCTATTCCCTTTTGTTTCATTATCCCACGTACCATCATTAAGTAATGTAGAAGTTCTCTGCCATTCCCACATAGTGGGTAATTCTATTATTTTTGATTTATCTCCAAATTTTAAATGAATGTCATGCCGCATATCTCGTGAGAAGTAATAGGTAAATCCCCACTGCCTTTCTTCTTCATATGTATTATCATAATTATATTTTCTATTTAGGTGTATAAAAATATTCCCAAATATTGGCATAATATGTAAATGTGCATAACTATCGTCACCCGCTTCTTGATATGATAAACCTAATCCAGAAAACCCTGTTGATATCTCACCCCATTTATATCGGGTTGACTTATGTTCATTAAAGTATTTTTTTGTTTTTGACCATATTTCTTCTGTGTGTTGACCAATTATATATACCTTATATTTAAAGGGTGTCATTAATATTTTGTTTATATTTCTCTGTCTTTCTCCATCCATATTTTTATTTTATTTTTATTATTATTTATATGATCAACTTAGCGACCTTGGATTATATTTACTAATACTATCTGAATTATATGAACTAACTTTGTTTCTGTTATCAGAAAGCACACACCTCCATGTTTTACTATAATCATCAACATCAATAAAAATATTTGTTGATAATATTGAGTAGTTTGCGTTATTAGTTATAATAGCACAATTAAGTGACTTGATATAAATTAACTCATGAATAGTTATTAAATTTAGTACATCTATATTTTTTTCAAAAATATATTTAGCTTTTTTATTAGACGGTTGTAATGTGAATTCTATCATAATTTATACTGCGATTGGTGCTTTTATTGGGTTATGTGGATCATACCCTGATATTTCTACTTGCTTATATTCCCACTCATATATATTCTTAAAATCTATTATATCTAAAGATGGTGTCACATTTGGTGTTCTTGATAATTGTAATTTTGCTTGGTCTATATGGTTCCCGTATAGGTGCACATCAGATAAAAATCCTGTCAATATACCTGCCTCGTAACCACTTGCCTCACATAGCAATTTAAGTAATAAAGCATAGGATGCTATATTATATGGTAGTCCCAAAAATATATCAACCGATCTCTGAACCCACCATAGATTTAACTTACCCCCAACTACGGTAACACCCCACATCATATGGCATGGTGGTAGTGCCATCTCATCAAACTGAAGAGGATTCCAAGCAGATACTACCATTCTCCTATCATTTGGATTTATTCTCAAAGTATCCATAACATTTCTCAATTGATCATATTCCTGAGAGTTGAAATTTCTCCATTGGTATCCATAAACTTTACCTAAATCACTTTCTGATAGTTGAAATTCTTTTCTTTCTTCTTCATCAAGGTTATCAGGGATTAAAGAAGGGTTGCACCACTCATCCCAAATATGACATCTTCTTTCTTTTAACCAATTCTTATCAGTTAATCCCTTGATGAAAAATTCTAATTCAGCAGAGATATTCTTAATACCCATTTTTTTAGTTGTTAATAATGGGAAGCCCTCTGACATATCATGTTGTACCATTGCATTTGGTATGGTGTATGCACTCACACCAGTTCTATTACTTTTAAGAAAGCCGTTATCAATGACATTCTGTAATAGTTCTAAATATTGTTTTTCTATATTCATAATTTTATTTATTAAATCTATTAAACGCTTGTTGAGTAATTCTAACGAAATCAACACCGCCTATAAAATCCTCTAATTTTCTTTTACCACAATAACTCATAGTGCTCATCAAATAGTCAGTTAAATTTTCAACCCAACCATCTAATTTATATTCTACTTTATTATACATAGATATACCCTCACTAGTAGTAAGAACCTTTTTACCCCAATCTCGCTGCACTTCTTTGGTGCTCATGCCCCTATAATATTTATATATTTCTAAATTTTTATCAAAATTATTCTCAGCAGTTATTTTATCAATTTGGCTATAGTTCCCTGTTATGGTTCTATCATAAGAAGGTGAGCAGGATTCTAAAGTTTTATTAAGAATACTACCTAACATAACATAATCAGCACCCATTCCAAGTGCTTTAATAATATCACTATAGTTCTTAAACCCGCCATCAGCAACTATTTTAGTATTTAGTCTTGTATCTGTGTGTACTGATCTTAAATTATTACATTCTTTAATCAGTGAACCCATGGGGTAATGTACGGAAGTGTTTGCTGATGTAGTACATGCTGACCCACCTCCAATTCCACATCTAACGTAATCGACACCAATATTTTCATATTCTAAAAATATATCTGGGTGTGCTATATTACCGACCATTAACTCACTATCTGGGAATTTAGTTTTAAAACTTTTAGCCAAATCATATACTAACTTCATATGCCCATTAGCAACATCCAATAGGACTTTTTTAGGACTTTTACCTAATTTTAATATATCTTCAATCTCTTTAATGCCGATTGATTTAAATGTTCTATCATCATTTACATCAACACCTCTTGGTGTACAAACTTCTATACCAGCATTTAAAAAGTTTTCATAGCTATCGGCATCAATTACGGTATCCATTGGGGCTGCAATTAATGGTAACATCTTACCATATTTATATGGGTTCACTTCTTTTTTCCTACTATTTATATCAGTAAATGTTGGTGATGGTGCAATTGTCACATCATTCCAATCAAATTTTATATCATTCATTTTCATTTTTATTTAAAATAGTATCAATATTTATCTGTCTGTTATAGCCTTTCATTTCATCTTTAAAAAAATCTGCCATATAATATGGTATATAATTTTGTAGTTCTGTGTAATCATCATTTTTTATTTTATTCCTTATTTCGGTGCTTGATACATTTGGCAAGTTTACAAGAGTGTGTATTATATTATAATTACTAGCATTCTCACTTATTTCGTATCCACATCTCTTTAAGTGTATGATTGGTAGACATATTAATTCCTCACTATTTTCCCAATTATGGATATCATTTATTGTATCAGTCCCCAAAACTATTGCTATATTTGGTAAAGTATTTTTAAGTTCTCTAATAGTCTTATAAGTGTGGTTAGGTTTAGTTAGGGTAGTTTCTATATCATTCACTATCATATATTTTGAATCATCATTGTATATTGAGAGGTCAGTATTAATATGGTTCTTTAACCCTGATGTGTGATCCGAAGTGTCACCATATTGCATTCTATAAAATGATTTTTTAATTAATTCCTTTCTTATACTATATGGATATATTGAAGACTCATCTTTGTCTGGATTGTGTGGGGTTAACACAATATCGATTGATTTTATATTTGGAAAGGAAAATATAGATCGCATAGCTTCTATATGTCCACGGTGAACTGGGTTAAAGCTACCGAAATAAACTGCATTATATTCCATAATATTATTCTTTTCTTTTTATATATAACTACAAAGATAAAGTTTAAATATGAAAAAAAGAATTATTACATTAGAAAATGCTAAATATGAACTTGAAATTGGCGGGGTTATACAACGTGAGCGGTTATATTGGAGTACTGATAAGTGGAAGCAGTTTAAGCTTTTAAAGAATGTTTATATTAAATTATCAAATGGTGAGACAATAAGTATATTAAAGGGGTTTGAATGGGATTTAGCATCAGTGCCCAGAATATTTTGGTCAATTGTTCCACCAGATGGTGATTTTGAATTAGCTAGTCTAATACATGATTATCTATATCAAATGAAGCCATATTCTAGGAAATTTGCGGATAAGGAGATGTATATATGGAGTAAGGTAATAAACTCAACTAATAAAATATCCATTAAAAATATTGATAATCACATAAGATACTTTGCTGTTAGAGTGTTTGGTGGTCCAGTATGGTCAAAGGATAAATAAATATATACAATATGATAAACTTTGATTTTAGCGACATATATATACGATATCCCGAACATCCATCATATAATAGTGAACAGATAGTCGAGGATGAAATATTAAGGGTAATTGTTCAGAAATATGAAATGGTATTATTCACTAATAAGGGTGAGGTATTAGGTGAGCCTAATATGGGCGCGGATTTAGATAGACTTCTACATAAAACCAGAGTGAGTGGTAGATATGTTGAGCGTATTGTAAATGAACAGATAACAGAATTTATACCAGAATTAACAGGTATAAATTATGAATTATCTGTTAGTTTTGAGCAAAATCCAAATAACTTTTCTGATATAATGTTTATAAATTTCAGGATTAAGGAAATTGAAGTCAATGCATTTTTCCAATAAAATAAAACCCCATATAATTGAATTATATGGGGTTTTATTTTATATGGTTTATTATTTATAAACTTTCAAACTCATCATCTTTTTTTCTTTCTTCTTCACCTTCCGTAACATTAAGTCCTAAATCATCATCATCATCATCATCATCATCATCATCATCATCACCTACAGGTAATTTATCTTCTTCTTCTTCTTCTAAGGTCTCAAATTCATCAGCCTCTACATCATCCATAGATGATATTGTATCATCATCAACAAATACATCTTCTTCTTCTTGTGATATATCACCTAACTCACCTTCTGTACTTTCATCCCCACCCAACAAAGCAGATGCTGGGATACTATCCGCATTTCCATGTTCTTCTATTAGATGTTTAACAAGTTGTTCAGCAATCTCTTGATCAGAAAACATTTGTCTTATATTTTTACCAGTATCACCCTTTACTTTAGATACATAGCTATTTATAACTGATTGTTTAAGTTCTATACCACCTATTATAAACTTATCATCTCTGATAGTTACAGCTTCATTTAGTCTATTATTATTTCTTTGGAAACTCCCAAAATTTCTAACAAAATTAGTCATTTTATTGTTTATTTTTTATATACTATATATTAAATTTCTAATCCCTTTATTTATATTAGAATGAATAGCATTAATACTATTAAAATAGCACTACCAGAAAGAGATAAAATACTTTTTAACTTCTCTTTTTTTATTTCTTTTTCTAAGTTATCATTTTGCTCATTAAGATTACCTACTATGTTATCATAATTCTCACTTTTTGACTCTAAGTTTTTAATCTTATCCTCTAATGAAGCCACTGTACTATCTTGTATGGATATGAGTAAATCTTTTATTTTCACATTTTCTTCTAAAATTAATACTTGTGATTCTAGATTACTGAGAACACGCACACTTATATTACCCTCTATATTAAACTTCCTAATTAAGTTCGCCATAACAATCATTAATTGTTGGTCATTATTTATTTTCTGAACCTGATCATTAGTAAATATAAAATAAGTAGTGCTTTTGTGTTTCATAATAGATGGTTCTTGGATAGAACCAACATATACTAATTCAACACTATCTGTGATAGTACTATCCACTCTGCTCTGTGAATATAACATAGTATGTGATATTAATGACATAATTATACATATTAAAAACTTTTTCATTTTTCTAAATTATTTTTTACATTTCTTATTAAGTCAATATCATTTTTAATCACTATTGGATTACCTTTAAGATATTCTAATTCCTTTTGAATGATATTTCGCTGTCTATATATTTTCCCTAATTTAACTTTTAATTTAACTTCAGATTCTTTATATACTAATATCTCCGAGTTTTTTATAGAGTCTTGAACTCTTAAACTATCACTTATATTCTTAAATATTATCACTTTTCTACTAGACTCTGCTATTTCATTATCTAATATTTTATTATTATGTTCTAATAGTTCTACTTTAGTTTTGAGCTCTACATTAGGGTCAACTGTTTCACTAAAAATATAATTAAATATAATGTATCCAAATAGCACTGCTACAATACCTATTAAAAGGTTATTACTGGTTATTTTCATATTACTTTTTTAGTATATATAAATAAATAAAGGCGTATTAATATATACGCCTTTATTTATTTATATATACTAATTTTTATATCATTTTTCCTTTAAAAATTCACCAATTTCACTGACTCTACCCATATCTTTATTATCAAATGCTACATCCATAAGCTTTGTTAATTCAGAAACACTTAATTTTGAAAGGTCCTCTTCCTCTTCGTCTTGAATATTTTCAGAAGAAGTATTTTGTGTTTCTTCTTCTTTATTATTAAAGTCATTTACTTGTTGATCATATTCTTTAAATGCATGGTATATATCATTTACAATATCATTAATTATCTGTCTAGAGTTTCCTCTAAGTTCCTTTATCCCACCACTCAATGACATAAACTCTATTGATATAACATCTTGTTTATCTACTAATATACCTTTAATTAATTTTAGAAACATATCAGCGGATATCTGAACCATTGCAGTCCATACAAACTCCTGCATATTTTTAATAGAATCAAAATTTGGACTATCACTTATAAATGATACTAAATCCTGTCTTATGTATACACCATATACTAAATCTTCAAATTCATCATTTAAAGTGTCTGTTTGGCTCATAACTCTTTTCTGAATATTCATATCAGAAGGTAGTCCATATAAAGATAATCTTTCATAAATGCCCTTCACTGTCTCATGTAATAAAACAACAATGTCAGATGCTCTAGAATATATAGTATCTAAATCTTGTATATTTAATTGTTCATCATCATCATCATCATCATCATCATCATCAAAGTTAAAATCCTTATTTTCATCATCAATATTTTTAGAACATTTTAATGTAGAAAAACCATTTAAATGATTCTTAATAAATAAACCAACATCATCAGTATCACCTCTCATTTGTCTACCTCTCAACATATCTATTTCATACCACTCATTCATCTTTATTAATCTATCTGCCATTATAAAAATATCTGGTGATATTTCATCAAGACGATCTTTATAAAGGTGTATTATTCTATGTATATTCTTAGCAAACCCCTGAGTTACATTATTTATGATTTTTCTTTTATCTATTTGTGATTCTAATGATGAATTATCACTCATCTCGATTGCTTTATTAATAGCATTTTCTGCTTCTTCATCGCTGAAATTAACACCAGTTGTTTTTAATTTAACATCATCATCATCATCATCATCATCATCAACTTCATATGGTTTTATCTCCATATCATATACTTCCTTAGTGTTTTTTATTTCACTACTAGATAAAAAATCAATATCTATTGTTATACCCATCATCTCTATTAAATCACTAAATTCAGAGTTAATTATATCTTCGGCTAAGTTTAACAATTCATCCCTATGTTCCATACTCATTATTCCTAATTTGTGAGCTATACTTAAAAAATCTGAACTAATTTTTGGAAGTGTGGTGTGATCACTATCCATTCTTCTATTAACACCTCTTAGATAGTCTCTATCAACTGCTTTATTTCTCTTTATGTCTGCTTCAAGTATTTTAAATTTGTTGAAATTATTTATTTTTCCCATATCTACTAATTAATTGTTTTTTAAAATCGTCATCTGCTAACTTACTTAACTTACTTAAGACATCATCTAGTTCAGCTTTAGGCTTAGGTGTTGTAACAGGCATATTCTTTTTGAATGGATTGGGTCTAACTGGCTTAGGTCTAGATGGTGCTATGGCAGGTTTAACTTCAGGACTAGTAGTCTCTTCGTTAAATTTTCTCCAACTTTTTAATTTTTTCATCGTTTAGAAACTGTTTTTTATTATATATTAAAAAATTATTATCAATAATCTTTATAAGTAGTAATGTTTAATATATAATGAAAATAGAATATAATAAATGTTTATACAAGGTAAAAGGGTGTTTTTATTAAACGAGAATATCAAACAGGGAAAGAAATATTTAAATGACAATAATATTAATATTGAAGATAATGAAATATTTAATAATATTATTAATAGATTAAAGAAATTCCCTAGCCTTATTGGGAAGTTCACTGAATTGATATTTGGTGAAGAAAACTATTCAACAATAGATGCATATAAAAATTTTGATGAAATAATTACGTGGATGGAGAACAATAAGGGGAGCGTGGATAAACTACCAATGCCACTAATTGATTTTGATAGTTTAGAAAAAATATCAGATAGTATAGGAGATATAAATGAAGCTAAAAAGGTAAAGAAATTCACGAATTCTTTATATAGAGAAATGCGAGATGAGGTAAAGAAGTTAAAGGGTGATAAGTTAAATAGGTATGTGGGTTTAGCTACAGCTTTTATGGAATTAGATAAAAATATAATAAACACTTTCACACCTCTATATTATTTAAGAAAGAATAAAGTGTCAATTTTTGATTTCATGGATGCGATAGAGTCTTTTATTACAGGAAATGTTGTCAATGCTAAAAGAGATTTAGTATTCAAGAAAATAAAAGAAGGTGATGGTGTAGATAAAATATATTTTAAAGATGATGTATTAGTAGTTATAGTATCTGGTAAAGATAATATATGTGAACTAGGGTCACAGAAATGGTGTATGGTATATAATGATTCACATTATGTATCATATATAACATCCAAGCTAAATACACAATATATGATATTTGACTTTAATTTACCTATCAGTAATTTTAATTCAGAATTTGGAATAACCTTAAATGAAAAAGGAGATGTATATAACAATGGTTCATCGCAGAATAAAAGAAATGAGTATGTACCAATTAGTGAAATTTGTGATAATTTAGGTTTGGATAGGTCTATATTTAAATCTAAATTTGAAAGGTTCTTTGAGTTGGAAGAGAAATTGAAAAAATCATTATATGTCTCTGATAATGATTCATATATAAAAAAGAACTATGAAGTAATATTAAGTGAAGTTGATAAGTTCCCAGAACACACTAAATTACTAAATAATAGACTTTCCCTTATAATAGGAAACCCATTTCATGAGAAAATAAAAGAGTTGTGGGATGCTGATTTTGAGGAACTTTATATGACACTTAAAGAAAAAGCTAATGATTTCAGTAAAATTAAAAATGATTTATATTCTATAATAAAGGGGGCTACTAATAAATTATTTTTAAAAAATATATATGACTATAATGATGTTGATGGTATTGATGCAACTAATAGATATTTATTATTATGCTTAAATGAAATGACGGTGGATTATACTTTATTTTCCACACGTCAGGAAAGATTCCCACTCTTAAAGGAAAGCCCAGAATTGATTGTGATAACAGAATTTTTAAATTATTATATAATGGGTCATAGATCTATAAACGATCGGATTATTTCAACTGCACTATTAAATATAAGTGTTTGTGATACTAACATGATGGCTAAATATAAAAAAGTATTTAATTTCTTTATTACTAATACTACAAATAATGACATCAAAAGTCCATTAAGAGAATGGGAAAAAGATATTTCGGAATCTGTTAATATAGTAAAGGGTGTTAAAGAAATGTTTGATAATAAAGATTATGATGCTATAAGTGAGTATGTAGAAGCCACAGAAAGTGAATATAAATTGATTTTTATATTTAATAATCTACCACATATGATAGAGTCTGAAAAAGGATATTCATATAAAATCCTTGAATTCTATACTTCTTTTTTAAGCAAAGTTGACAAAAAGACAAAAAGGGTTATGTCTTTAACAATGATTGATTATATAGCACAAAGTGCTGATAACTTAGGTTATTATTTACAGACTATTAGCATACTTGAGAGGGATTTTTCTAATGATACTTCAAGGTTTAGGATAGATTCATTGCCAGATAATATTTTAGAATTAAAAAATGTATATAATACTATAATGAATATAGACATAGAAAATGGGGTATCATTTTCAGTAGCACAAAGTTTTGTTAGAGATATGGTATTAAAGATGGATGATGATGACGGTAAACCATTGAATATTAATATCACAGACACTAGACTTATTATGGATATGTTAAAGCGTTTAGAAGCTGTTGAACAATGTAGTGATCATATAATTAAAATGATAGTTAATAATATGATATATGGCATTATAGATGATGATGAGTTTAACTCATACTATGACTTACTTAAAGAGTATATAGGTGATAATATATTTAGGGAATTTATCACTGTATTTGGAGAAAATGAGTTATACTATATTGGTATGTATGGTAGTTCAACCGAAGTTATTAAAATAAAAACCAAAGGTGTTGAAGCATTTAAGAAAGTTATTTTAGATAGATTTAAAGCACTTGATAAATATGCTATTAAAAAGGGTGAGAATGATTATATTTATGAATACTTAACAGTGATAATAAGCGATATTGTCACTACTGGTATAATAGATAATGTGAAACACTTTAATTTAAAGGAAGAATATTTTGATTTAGCAAAAGATTCGGAGTCTGGTGAGTATTACACATCAATAACATATGATGATATAAGTATCCCTTTTGATGAAGATGTTAATATAGACCCAGAGAATGATACTATGGATAGCTATTACTATTATGATGATGCGCATAATAATAGCATGGATTCAGATACTATAGGGTATGAGGTAATAATAAGTATATCAAATAAAATAAACCAATATATTAATGATAATGATTATGATATTGATAATATAGATACTGGGCTATTTACGCAACTTAATAATGATAAGTATATAAATATTGAGGAATTTAAACTATTATTAATTAAAAATAAGGATGCAAAAAAGGAATATGACAGAGTAATCGATATTATTACTAGTAAAGGTGAATATTCAGAATATGATGATATATATGACTTTATAGAAGAGGTAGAAACCGCTTTTAATAGTGCATTTTCATCTTGTTATTCTAGTGCTTCTACTAATAAGTTTCACAATTCAGTGATAGAATATTATGGGGAAGAATTTCTTTTTAAATGGGATGATGAAAAATATGGATATATAAAATATGACCAAGATAAAAATGATAATCTTATACTACTAGTTAAACCAGACTTGGAAAAGATTTTTAAAAATACAAGATATTTCTTAGATGGTTGTGAGGAACAAATAGGATTGGATGCTAATCAATTAACTTACGATAATTTAATAGATATATATAGGCTAAACAATGAAATAACAATACCCGATTACGATTCTTATTTAGGTGTCAATGACACTGAATTTGACATTGATTATTTAAATGAAATCATGTTAAATGATATAGATGCTACTAACGGTATAACAGAAAGAATAGTATATAAATTTATAGACTTTAAAAATAAATAAAAATTATGAAAACAACTAAAAACCAAATAAAATATTACTCAGAATATGAGAACAGGATAAATGAAGAAGATGGGGGTGGTGACTCTGGTGCTACTACTTCTGATGCTAGTAATGGTGGTGTCGCATATGCTAATAATGGTAATGTATCTGGTATGGGTGCTATCAAGAATGCGACCGTTTCACCTATTCCAGGTGATCCAAAGGGTTCAGAAGCAGGTAGTGGTGATGTGGGTATACCCTTCAATACTTATACTAAAAACGCGGGTGGGATGACAGGTAATAAATTCACTAAAATGGATAAAATGAAAGTTGATACTAAGTTTATGGCTAGGGTAAATAAGATAAAGGACACTTTGGGTGTGGGTAAGGTTAAGGATTTCAAGAGTTTTTTAAATAATTAATTATGTCCTCGTATACTTCATCACATTTAAAATATGGGTTAATTATTTCTAAATCAAAATCATTATAGTCTTTGAAATCTTTTCTATCACCATTTATTCGCCTAGTGACCGAATCATCACTCCCCCTAGATAACATCCGTTCTCTTCTCGTGCCCTCATTTATATTTATAAAAATTATCATAGATTGTGCACGTTGAGTAGTAGTCAATTTTAATATACCAATTGGTTCCTTTATAAAAAGATTTTTTTCTTTAAATTGCTCAATGGAAGAACCATAGTACCATTCTTTTTCTGGCACAAAAATATTATATTCGTGCCAGAAATTATCATTTATTTTTTGTTGAAATGATTCATTTGAAATGTAGTAATAGTCTTTACCATCAGTCTCCCCTGATCTAATTGGGCGAGTAGTGTACCCAATATTTTTCATAAATCCTTTGTCATTTAAGTATTTTACTAAGTGGTCTTTACCACTACCACCATGTCCTACTAATATTACTTTATTTTTCATATGTATTATATATAAAGTGGCTGATTATGTTTAACATATGGCTCTGATAATTTTATATATAATTAAAATAAATAATATTAATAATGAGTCCAACTTTATATCCCATAATCACAGTAATCATATTAGCATTCACTGGGTTATTTTTATACTATAAATTAAAATTTTCAAAAGAAAGGAAATATAATAAAATATTCATAAATAAATTAGAGGAGAAGATAAATAAGGTTATTAATGAAATTGAGAGTGAGTTAGTATCTAGGGATAAAGAACCATATATTGATATTTTAATAAAAAAATATAGAATAAAAAGGGTTAAATTAGATGAAATAAATCCATCTACAAAAAACTTAATAAAATATGAAGAACTGTATAAAAAAACTGATAGTATATACATGACATTAATGCAAAATTTGAGATTAATGGATAATTATAAAGTTTTCAGTAATAGTTTTAAAGGAAAAAAATCTAAATATAGAACACTGTATAAACGCTCTATTAAATGTATTGAGGAATTAAATATTAAATATAAAAATGTTGATAAATATCTTATAGATTTTTGTGAATATACTAGTATTAAAGATAATCAAATTAAAACGTTAAATGAGTTGGTTAAGATATGTGATCAAGAATATAATAGATTAAATGTGATTATAATAAGGGATATATTTAAGGAGATAAGCACAATACATTGTAAATTAGAAATATTATTAAATGAGCCGTTAAGACTTAAAGATAAATTCTTAAACTCAGAAGATAATATTCAGCAATTGGCATCTGAGATAGACAGTTCAAAGGGGAGTTTATATAGAACTATATTGGATAAAATTAAATATTCAGATGTTAGTTCAGATGATGTAAATAGGTGGAATTATATAAAACAAGATATAAATAAATTTAAAAAGACACAAATATTAGAGAATGATATAATAGAATCTAATTACATTTTATCTAAAATAATTGATGATTTGAAGGATTTAAAACAAGATATAAATAATGAGAAAGTCACATCTTTAATTTAAATTCCTCAAAAGTAGCTATTGAAGACATACTACCCATACCAAAACTGGGTACGGGTGTTGCGAACCCAAACGGCTGCGTATTTTCACTTGGTGTTTTATCTTGATCACCATATATTGCTAACCCATCATTATTTCTATCTGGTTCTAGGTCAAGTTCAATTTCTTTATCAATATCTGTATTATCAATATCAATTTCATCTTGATCACCATCATCATATGTGAATATATCATCTACCATTCTTCCTAATTCAATTCCTCTGATTGATGGTAAATTATCATTATAGTGTTGGTAATTAGACATATGATTAAAACTCTTAAATGTATTTACTGTTGTTGACATAAGTTATATATAAAAAAAAAAGTGGGAAATATTTAATATTCCCCACTTAATTTAGTTATTTAAGTTTAACTGTCAAGCTGCCACTATCCCTTTTAGAATACCCTATATTAATGATACCTTCTCTTAAATCAGGATTATCAATAATAAGTTCTGCGATGGGGTCTTCAACATATTTCTGAATAGCTCTCTTGAGTGGTCTAGCACCATATTCAGGATCAAATCCCTTCTCACATATATATTCAATCGACTTTTCAGTAAAGTTAATTTTATAACCCAAATCAGAAACTCTCTCTTCTAAAATATTAAGTTCAATTTTAACAATTTTTGATAAATCTTTTTCAGTAAGTGCGTTAAATATAATTACCTCATCTATCCTATTTAAGAACTCAGGTGAAAATAATTTCTTCATTTCGGTTTTAATTAAATCCTCGGATTTTTTTTCTACTTCGAGTCCAGCAGCTTTAAAACCGACACCTGATCCAAATTGTTGAATTTTTCTCGCACCAACATTAGATGTCATAATAATTATAGTGTTTTTGAAATCCACCTTTCTACCGATACTATCAGTTAAGTGACCTTCATCTAAAACTTGAAGTAGAATATTATATACGTCTGGGTGTGCTTTCTCAATCTCATCCAATAAAATAACAGAATATGGTTTATTCCTAACTGCTTCTGTTAAAACACCGCCTTCTTCATATCCAACATAACCAGGAGGTGCACCTAATAATCTACTAACAGAAAACTTCTCCATATATTCACTCATATCAATTCTAATTAAACTATCCCTTCCTTGGAACATATGAGTTGATATGATTTTAGATAACTGTGTTTTACCAACACCTGTTGGTCCTAGAAACATAAAACTACCAATTGGTCTATTTGGGTCTTTTAACCCTGCTCGGTTTCGCTTAATGGCTTTAACAACCTTAGCTATCGCATCATCTTGACCGATGACAGAGCCCTTTATTTTAGTGCCCATATCCTGAAGTGTCTTACTTTCTTGTTTAGATATTTTATCAACGGGAATGCCAGTTATCATTGAAACAACTTCACTGATATGGTGTTCCTCAACAGGTTTTTTATTCTTTTTGATATCTTCTTCCCACTCTTGTTTATGTTGTTCTAAAAGTTTTAAAAGAACTTTCTCATTATCTCTAAGCTGTGCAGCATCTTCATATTTTTGTGTTTTAACGCTTTGAACTTTTTGTTCAGCTATTAATACTAACTTCTTTTCTAAGATAATTATGTCCATTGGGACATCATCAGAATGTATATTGACACGACTACCCGCCTCATCTAAAGCATCAATAGCTTTATCTGGTAAGTTTCTATCAGTGATATAGCGTTCTGTTAATGTAACGCATGCCTCAATGGCTTCTGGGGTATATTCTACATTATGATGTTCTTCGTATATATTTTTAATTGCATTTAAAATCTTTCTAGTATCCTCAACGCTTGTTGGTTCAATTAAAACTTTCTGGAATCTTCTAACGAGTGCACCATCTTTTTCTATATTTTCACGGTACTCATTGATAGTTGTAGCACCAATACATTGTATTTGTCCTCTCGCTAATGCTGGCTTAATCATATTAGCAGCATCTAAACTACCACTAGCCCCACCAGCACCCACCAGTGTGTGAATTTCATCAATGAAAATTATAATATCATCTGCTTTCTCCAACTCATTAAGGATTGATTTCATTCTGTCCTCAAATTGTCCACGGTATTTTGTCCCTGCTACAAGTGATCCCATATCTAATGATATGACTCTCTTATTAAATAATGTTCTGGGAACTTTCTTATCCTTAATCCGAATTGCTAAACCTTCTGCTATTGCTGATTTACCAACGCCAGGTTCACCAATTAAAATGGGGTTATTTTTCTTTCGCCTACTTAGAATTTGGGAAACACGCTCAATTATATTATCTCTACCGATTATGGGATCGATCTTACCATCTTCTGCTAATTTTGATAAATCCTTACCAAAGTTATCTAAAGTGGGGGTTCTTGACCCTTCATTTTCATTTTTTTTTCTAGGGGACTCACCATCTGGGTGATCAAACCCACTATACTCATTTTCTGAACTCATATATATATATTTGTGTTTAATTATTTAAAAACCTTTGCACTTTTAATACTATCAATAACACGCAAATCTCTATATGCTTCTGTTATTGATTCATATTCATTTAGTCTATTTATTGTACCTTTTTTTATTGAGTAAGTTTCACTTTTTTTTAAAATATCTTCATGTTCGTGTTCTTCTAAGAAATCAGCATTCTTTAATAAGTTAACTATTTGATTTTGATACTTCTTTAATATGATTGGGTTTAGTGTACTAATTGATATTTTATCAATGGATTCATCCCCATATATATTTAATATATTTTCATATTCTTCTTTATCCGTAATTGATAGATATTTATCATTTGGTACAAATAAAAACTCTGCTATATTTCCTTCAGATGAAAGTGCCTTTATTATAATGCTATTAGGATTGTTACCACTAATCTCATATTCTGCTAAGTATTCATCTTTACCAATTATCCTTAAATCACTTTTGATTTTGTCTGAATCACTTTTTAGACGAACCTGTTCCTCATTTATTTCTGCATATTTCTTTATTAATTCGTATAAATCATCTTGATCTAATAATTCAGAATAAACTTCTAATTTTTTTCCCATAGCTTTTTTCTTATTATAGTATTATTTATATTAAAAGTTTAAAAATTAAGAGTTTATTTATTCTTTTTCTATCATCATATCCATCCCACCACCACGATCTAATAATTCATTATACTTAGACATCATTTCTTCTGTTGTATTATATTCAATTACTGTTTGTGAGTTATTAGATATGTGTGTTATTATAATAGTTGGTTTTTTACTATTAGTTCCCCTGCCACATGATATCGCGGATATGTCTTTAAAAAATACTCCCTTTATCATAATTCAAACATTTTACGTCCTAAACAATCTTTTAACTCTTCGAATTTATCACTTGCTTCTTGAACGGTTTCATACCTTTTAAGAACAGAATTGTCATTTGAACTACAAATACATATCACATGTTCATTTAAATCAGCATCAAAAATTTTTTCTAAATTTATTATTTTTCTACTCATAACATAATATTATAAATCATCATCATCATCATCATTATGGAAATCATCAAAACTATGATCATCTATATCATCTTCATAATCGAAATCTTCAATTAGTCCATCTATATCAAGAAGATCATATAAATCTTCTATATCTTCAATTTCTAGGTCATTGATTACTATAATACAGTTTGAGTAATCTATATAATGTTGTATTAAACCCTCATCTTCATATTCTTGGACATATACTAATATATCCTCAATGGTTTTTTCACTTTCTAGGTAATAGAAACTTCTCTTCATGTATAATTTTTTATTTTTCGTATAAGTTTGATATTCTCAATTGATCTTCTATTATAGATATACCTATCATATACCGTCCAATTGAGAAATATCCAGTAAATTCACTAACACTATTTTTTTCAAATTCTATTTGATCAATAGGTATCTTTTTTAACTCTGGGCTTAAATTGCTGATACTATATATCCAACTTAAATCCCCCTTTTCCTCTGTCAAGCTATTGATAAGGCTCTGTAATTTAGGTACAGTTTTAATCACTTGGTTTTTACGTACACCAAATACATCTTTCTTTTCAAATCCCAATGTTATGTGGAAATCTTTAGGGGGTAATTCAAAAGTCTTCCGTGCCTGATCTAATGTATCAGATTTCAATACCACAAAGTAAGTAATATTACCATTTCTAGTAGCTGTACCTAAACCCTTTATATTCAAATCTGTTATGTCCATAGAAAATATGGATTCCATCATATCTATAAATTTAGACCCCCAAATACCTGATAGTTTATTAAATTCACCCACACTTAAAAGTGTCATGTGGTGTGTATATGTGGAACGCTTATCACGCTTTCGTTGATTATCGATTAACTCTTCATATAAGTCCTCGTCCACAATATCCTTTAAAGTATTAAGGTATTTAATCACAATGCCGTAGTGAAACTTAATCCCAATGTAGTTATTATTTAATATATCTTTCAAATATTCTACTCTATATTCCATATTTATCTAATTTTTTAGTATATATAAATTTATACTTGGCAAATATATGAAAATTTACGGGTTGAGCAATCTTTCCCCTAATAAAATAGTCGCTAATACATCTTTTTCACAATAAGTGACAATATCATCTAGTTTATTATCCCAAAAGTGTTTATGTACATCTTTTCCAGATAAATCACTCTTGGGGGAATCTATGCCTAGTTCATAGCAAGCTTCATCTAATGTTCCACTATAATAACTACCTGATTTCCATATATCGGAAAGCTCTATAAAACTATATTCCCATGGCTTCTTATTGTATGTGGAAAGCATTGGGGGTATTTCAATATTATTTTTTATTAACTTTTTATTTATCCATGGTATATCAAATCTGGATAACCCAAACCCAGCTAAACTAAACCCACTATCATCTATTTTTTTAATAGTTTCACTAAAATCTTTGATTAATTCAACCTCATCATAAGAGTATAGTGACTTAATATTAAATGAACCATCTTTTGTTCTGAAACCTAATGTGATACAGCATATTTCCCCATATGTAGATAATAATCCACATAAAGATATATATGCTTCCTCAACAGTTGTATATTCATTGATGAAGGTTTTCTCATATTTTTGTTTAAAAAGGATTGCGCCTCTTTCATCTTCTATACAATAAGTCCCATAATCTGGGTATTTTCCTCTTGTTTCTATATCAAGATACATTATTCCTCTTTTCATATTTATTTATTTATCTAATGTTTTATCAATATTTATCTGCCTTTGTTTAACTATGTATTCATCTATTTCTTCTCTTAATTTATTAGTAATATCTTGTTGAAGTAGTTTATGAATATCTATACGTTTATCTGTTAATAACAGGTTAACTACCTCTAGGTGTCCATAACTAGATGCTGATATAATAGCTTGATTACCACAATCACTAGGGTTAACTCTTTTATCTTTTAATAAAAGTTTAACTGCCATGGTCTGACCGTTATAAGCTGACAATCTAATAGCATAATTACTTCTATCACTTGGATCAAACCTATTATCTTGTAATAATAGGTTAAGTATCTCAATATGTCCATTAATAGATGCGAATCTTATACTAAGATTATCATTACTAGAACCAACTCTATCATCTTGTAATAATAATTTAACTATCTCAATATGTCCATGTTCAGATGCGGCTACAATACTATAGTTATCATCAACACTTGGATCAAAGCCCGATAGTAGTAACTTTTTTACTTTCTCAATATTATTAGTACGTATAGCAGTCATAATAAATCTTTCTTGTAAATTCATATATTCAATATTTTAAGTTAGTAATATGACCATAATCTTGTATCTTCACTTAACTATTTAAAAACTTATTTATTTCTAATTCTTTGATTTTATCTCCCAATTCTTTGCTTGGGGTTAAGTTGAAATCACTCATAACTTTAGATGAATTAATAGAAGGTTTGAAGTTAATAAATTTACGTGCTAATCCAGATATATTGTTTAAATTTAACCAAGTACTAATGGTTTTATTATCAGTATCAGTGCGTTTTCTAGTTTTATAAAAACCTAACAGGTCATCAGAACTGAAATTCAATAAAGAAATCAAGAATGTAACTTTTCCTAAAATCTTACTGCTTATAGGAAGATTGTTTATATTTTCAACTGACTCTGACAAAAACATTTGTGCAAGAACTAGCTCAATATTATCTGAATTAGATATTTTTGTGTTTACATGCATATCAGGCAATATTTGATCCCATAAATTAAACTCGGATAATAAGTCCAAGTATTGTTGGAAGTTTTTAGCTTGTTTAAAACTCTTCATAAACTCCCCATTTTCAGTATCCCAAATACGTTCCATAGAAACAGATGAAATATCATTGTGTTTATGAATAGCATTTTTAGTTACTTTATCAATTATACTACCATATCTTGTAGCAAATCTAAACACACGAAATATTCTAAGAGGATCTTCAGCAATTCTTTCCATAGGATTCCCAATCATTCTAACAACCTTGTTTAAGAGATCTTCCTTGCCACCAACTAGATCAATTATCTCTTTACTCTCAATGTCATAAAATAGACCATTAAACGTGATGTCTCTTCGTTTAACATCTTGTTCAATAGTTACATTACCAAATCTAACCTCAGGATTGCGTCCCTTAGTTATATCTTCTCTAAATGTGGCAATTTCCATTCCTTCAGGTGTTTCATCTGTGTAAACAACCACAACACCAAAACTCTCGCCTTGTAATTGGAATTTATATTTATCCTTAAGTATTTCCATTATCCTATCGGGCACTGCATCAGTACATAGGTCATAATCTTTAGGTTTATCACCCTTTATGAAGTCTCTAATTGCCCCACCAACAACATATAGCTTATGCCCATTTCTATTAAATATATCATTTAATGTCAATACATCACTTGGTATAACTATTTTATTCATATCGGTTCTGTTTCTAATATATTTCATTCTACAAATGTAACATTTTTATTTAATATATAAAAGAAAATGATATACCAACATGAAAAAAATGAAATATGTTAAATTATTTGAATATTTTCACTTTACAGGTGAGGAAAATGGTCAATATTTAAAACTTGAAATAACAGGTGATGAATTAAGACTATCTGTTCACCCAAGTAAATTGGAAGAGGTTAAAGACATGTTACCAGAAGGTGAGGAAAATGCAGAGGGCATTTTTATGGAATTATTTGAAGATATTCAAGCAAATAGTTGCTATGATTATGTTGAAAATTTGGGAAATGTTGGATTTGGTCTAACAGAAGCACCAGGTATACTTTGTAATTATGATACATCAGATAAAGGTGGATTCATTGAAAAAGATGATTCTCATGTATATTTTTATAATAGCTATATGGTAGAAGATTTTGTTCGTTTATTAGCTAATGGTGAGGTTGTTATATTTAATGAAGCTAAATAATTATGAAGAAGTATATTAAGAAATTTGATAACTTTAATAAAAGTGCGGTTATTTTCCTAAGTAAATTAAAAGAAGAGATTTCTCAGAATACTAAACTTAGGAAGATACTTGCTAGATATGTTACTGATAAAAAGAGTATAACAGAAGAAGAAGGGGATTTTGTGAAAAAACAAACTTTAAGTCTACTTAAAATGCTTGGATTAACTAGTATAATTATACTACCTGGATCTACCTTAATATTACCATTCTTAATCGCATTAGCAAAAAAATATAAGATAAATATCCTCCCAAATAGTTTCATAAAAGAATCTTTTGAACAAAATCAAGTAATTGAATTTATAAAGGATGGAAAGGAATTATTTTTTAAATATATTCAAGATTATCCAGAACACAAAAGAGGTGTGGGTTACTTACCAGTAGATATTGATACAAATGGTATTATAACTGTATCAATAGATGGTATATTATATACAACTAAAATGGAATGGATAGAGGGTATTAAAGAAGGAATGCAGCACTATGAAATAAATAGGTTGGCTAGAAATGAAGTAACTGATGATATGCCATGGAAAAATGATGAGGAATTTAAAAACCTTCTTAAAACTCACGGAGATATAAAGGGACTTATTAAAAAAATGAAAAATAAATATAAAATTGATTATTCTGATTGTGAAGATTTAGAGCAATTATATAGTGCATTAAAAAGTGATGGGATGATATAACATGAAGTATATAAAATTATTTGAATTAGTTAAGAATGAAAAAAATACGCTATATATATTTAATAAAATAATAAAATATATAAGGGAGAATTTTAGTGATATAATTATAAGTGAAAACCCATATAATCAACGTTCTAAATTACATTTATATAGGTACATTAATTTATCACAAAGCTATAAATTTGATATTATAAATTTGGGGTTTGAAGCTAGATTTAAAAAAATGATTAAGTATATAGACAACCAAGCTATATATTTATTTAAATCTGGTCTCTTATTAGGATATAGTAATAATAAAGGTTCTAATAGTCGTTTTGAAATAGTTATTAAGGATATAACAAGTTTAAGAATTAAACCCCCTAGATTTGTTTACCATGCAACAGCTTTATCTAATTTAGAATCAATTAAAAAAGATGGGTTAGTGTTAAAATCCATAAAAGATGGGAATTATAGTGACCAAACAGATTTAATATACGTTCCTAGCATATTTGCAGCAACAGACTCATATAAGACTTTTGGTATTGAACTAATACTTGAAATAGATACACATAAAATTAATAACAAATGGTGGATAGATTTGAATACTGAGAACTTTTATCATATAATGACATTTGAAGCAATACCACCTGAGGCTATAAAACCATTCCAGCAAAATGAAATTAACACATGAAGTATATAAAATTGTTTGAACTAGTTAAGAATGAAAAAAATACCGTATTTATTATTAATAAAATAATAAATTATATTGAAAGTAAACATCGTGGCTTAGTTATCAATAGTAAGATAACCCCCTTTTTATCTACTCATAAAGACTCAACTAAACATTATAAATCTCTTATAACACTTAATATTAACGAACAAGAGGTTAAAGGAACCCATGTAAATAAGATATTTAAATATTTAGATAGTCAGGCTATACACTTATTGAAATCTGGGTATTTATTGGGTTATGTGTGTGTTGCACCATATAGTAAATTAGTTTTAATAGTTAAAGATGCTAAAGGTAGTAGAGCCAATGTCCCTAGATTTGTATATCATAGTACATCAAAAGAGAATATAGATAATATAAAGAAGGACGGTATAATTCTTAAACATCATAATATGGGCAATTATAAGGATATTATAGATTTGATTTACCCCCCTAGTATATTTGTGGTAACTGATTATAACCCATTCCACAAATATAATAATTTAATGTTAAAAATAGATACATCAAAAATAAATAATAAGTGGTGGATAGATTTTAATATGGATAGGCTTGATTGTTTAATGACATATGAGCCAATACCATATGAGGCAATAGTTTCAATTAAGCCATACTAGTAATATTATTTGGTTGCACTGTCTGTTGTATCTTCATATCTAACTGCTTCCCACGAACATCCCCATTAGTATTTAAACTTTTGGGTAATAATTAAATATAATTTAAAAAGAATAAATATGTCAGTAATTATTAACCTTTTCGGTGGCCCTGGTGTGGGTAAAAGCACCATAGCTGCTGAACTTTTTGTTGCTCTTAGAAAAGAGCGTATTAGCTGTGAATATATAACAGAATATGCTAAGGATAAAACTTGGGAAGGGTCTACTAATGTTTTAAATAACCAATTATATGTATTTGGTAAACAACATCATAAAATGTTTATTGTAAATGATAAAGTTGATGTTTTAGTATGTGATTCACCTTTAATATTGAGTCCAATATACGGTGGTTATAGTTTTCAAGACACTTTTTATAAATTAGTTATTGAGGAACATAATAAATTTACTAATATTAATATCATTATTAACCGAAGCACTATATATGATGTTAATGGAAGGGCACAGAGTGAAGAAGATGCTATTTTAGTTGATAAAAATATAATTAAACATTTAGAACACTTTAATATAGAATATATAGAATATGATATTAATACTGGAATAGATATATTAAAAAAAGACGTAATTAAACACCTATGATGGATAAAAATCTTTGGAATCAAATGTACCCAAAAGAAGAAATAGAAAGAATTGAACAAATGGAATTGCTTAACGATAAAAGAGAAACAGTTCTTGAAAAAAGCCGTAATCAAATATCTACTAGGCTAGAGCCTATATTTAACGCGATTTTTAGTAAGAATTTCGCAACTAATAAATCAAAAGACTTAATAGATGCTCAGGCAAGTTCACTATCCCTTAGACAATCTATAAATGAGAGTATAGCCAAACATACATATAGTTTATTTAAGGTCAAATCAGAGAATAATTTCCTAGAACAAGAGAAATACTTATTTTATTCAATTGGGGTGTCTATAAAATTGACAAGTGATAGAGCCAAGAAAATAATGATAGATGGTAATCTAAGAGAGAATGTTAGACAATCTGAGATAATAGAAGCACATATTGAATTTCTTAGAGAGTGTCTAAAAACATTAGAAAGTTACCAATATTCCATTAAAAATGCTATATCTCTAATGGAATACTTAGGTGGGAATAATTAAGGTTAGTGTAATATTATTTTTTGTGTATTTATTTCTCTAGCTACTGCTTCTGCACTATCTTTACTAATAAAGCTTCGCATACCAATGATTTGTTCATTTCTAAACTCTGATAACCTTTTTATCTCATTTTCTAATAGTTTAGAACCTATAAGCCCACCAACTACTAATGTGGTGAATTTGTCATCAAATATGATACTATTTATATATGATATTATTTCCCACTTTCCATAATCCCCTTTTGATAATTCATCGATTCTTGATATAATACTCGGTATATCATTTATATTTCCAATAATACTATCATTTGGATGAAATATTGATTTTTCTACTTTTAATACATCAAATGTATGGTCATCAGTAGAAAATGATAAACTATATCTTTCTATTTTTTTATCAATGATTTTAATACTGATAGCGTTAGTATATCCATCATTTTTTAATTTATTGATTATATTCTCGGTGTTCTTTGTCTTATACAGTCCAGCACTATTTATATTTTCAACAAAAATAAAATCACAAACCATTTGTTTCTTTTCTACATCAAATGTGAAAAGTTTTTTGGGTGTGTCAGTACTTGGTAAAAACCCTTTACCATCCACGTAAATTACTTCTGATCCCCTTTTCTGATTCATAATATTTATATTTTTCATATACAGAGGTAGTTAATTTATATATATAACCTAAAATTATTTAAATAAAATGAAAGATTTATCATATACGAGTTTTTTCGGAAAGAAGGTATCACATAAAGAAGCACTTAGAAAAGATTTACTAGATGGTATATTACATATATTAATGCAAGAAGAAAATATCAGTGAGAAAGACTTTTCAAGAATAGATGGTGCGATGGATAGGGTAAATAGAAAAATAGATAATAACTTATTAGTAGAAACTGAACTCCATTTACAATCAGGTAAAAGAATGCAGATATTTTATGAGATTAAATATGATGAGATTTTCAGAAACACCCCACTTAATGAGTCTTTATCTGTTATGACCTTTGAGAAGTTTAACAATACTGGAAAGTCAATTGGGAAGTCTACTAATATAAAGGATGATATTAAATATGTTAGAAAAATACCCAAAGAACTAAAGGAAGTTGCATTAGAACATATTGGTGATTATACTGAAGCCAAAAAAGGTGCTATATATGGTCTAAAACTACATAAAGATTTAAAAAAGAAAATCAGGGAAGGTGGTTTACCATCAGGATTTGACATGGGGATAAATGGAGAGGGATACTTTATACATACTCATAGAGGTAGCTCCAAAAGTTACGAAACACCAGATAAGATAACTATTAAAGACATTAAATTCATTGATAGTACTAGTTAATATAATAGCAATAAAATAAAATAAAATAATGTCAGCAGGTAGGAAACACATTTCAGAAAAAAAAGACTGGAACACACCACCAAAATATACAGAAGCTGTAAGAGAGTTTTTCGGTGAGATAGATTTAGACCCATGTTCTAATATCCTATCTATTGTTGGTGCTAAGACTGAATTTATATTACCAACCGATGGACTACTAGAAGAATGGGATTTTAAAAAAATATATATGAACCCACCATATGGTAGAGATAAAGAGAGAAAGACATCAATTAAAAAATGGATTATAAAGGCAGAAAATGCTAATAAAAATTTTGGTAGTGAAATAATAGCACTAATCCCAGTAGCAACTAGTTCATCACACTTTAAAGAAATGATATTTAAAAGTGCTAATTCAATATGTTTTTTGGAAGATACTAGACTTAAATTTATGATAGATGGGGAGTTATCAAAGAAGGGCGCACCTATGAGTTGTTGTATAGTATATTGGGGAAATCAATCAGAACGATTTGATAATATATTTAGTGAATATGGTAAGTGTTTTGAAGTACTGTGATTATAAGAAATTTCACTACAATTAATAGATATTATAGTATTCGAAAACTATTATATAATATATAGTACATGAACAAATATGAACTTTCAACATCAATGTTAGATGTAATAAGCTTTTCCCTATATAATTCACCTTACTCATCTCAATATTTAATAGATGATTATGTAGAAAATTACCCAGAAGATGATGATAGTGGGAATGAAATAAGCCAAGACGAAATATATGAGTATAGCGATAGATTAAGTGATAATTTTGATGATGACCTTTTCGAAAAATTTCTTTGTGAAAAATATGAGTCTTTATTTAATAAATATATTAATCCTATGTTAATAGATAATGGTATTAATATTTATAAGTTTGAGGCGGTTGGGATACATAGTCCTAAAAGTTATAATTACAGTAGTGATAGCATAAATTATAATATGTATATTGATAAAACTCCTAAACAGTTAATTGTAGATATTGTATCTAAATATGATATTAACGATTTTTTTGAGTATATGAAAAATACACATAAAAGTAGAGATGGCTATGTGAGTTTTGTTCCTAGAGATTTAAATGAATTTATAGAAACATACACGAAGGAAAGTCCTGACCAAGCAGTTTCCATTATTTTACATTATATTTATACAAAAGAATTAGATTTTGATGAACTGAGTGAAACATATATGTATGATGTTATGGAAAATTTCGAAATTTTTAATTTTCAAAAAAGTGCCGATGTTGATATAACTGAAAAAGTGCTGAGTTTCAGTAAATGGACTAAATTATTATAAAAATTAATACACAAATTAATTAGATTAAGAGACTTATATAACACACTGCCTTCTAGTGATGAGATGATGTGGGAATTTATAAATATATCAGATTTAGATAATATTTATGAAATACAAATAGGTAATACTAAAAACACAGTCACTAAAAAGAATCATAATAGTGAGTCTTTACTTGATATATATGAAGAGTATGTAACTGCTAATCAATCAAATATAATACAATATTATTGCGATAATCTGACTGAGTTACAAAATTCTATAATTCTATTAAATGATGGTATGTATGTTACTCGATGGTTACCACCGTCTAATTGCTGCATATATTTCCGATGTGATTGAGTTCAAATATATAGACATTTTAGATAATTAACCATTAAACCACTTATAGTTTAAAGGGACAGTTCTTTAATATATAGTTTATGAATATTAAAAGGATTTTAGTAAATAAACTGTATAATTTAATTGAGTTTATAGAACAGATAGAATATAGGAATAACGATTTAGATGAAAGTGATATATCCAAGAAAATCATATCGGGTAATAAACTTAAAGATATACATATAAAAACTGACACTGGGTATGAAGAGGCTTCGGATATATTCATAACACAGCCATATACACATTACCATTTAATATTAGAAAATGGTATGTCTATGAGCTGTGCAGATAATCACATCATTTTCAAATCTGATATGAGTGAGGTTTTCATTAAAAACTTAAAAATGGGTGATAAAGTATCTACTAATAGCGGATATTCAAAAGTCACTAGTTTAGAAAGAACGAGTAGAAAAACTTCAATGGTTGATGTAACAATAAACTCACATAACCACAGGTATTATACCAATGGTATATTGAGTCACAATACGATTATTTCTGCACTATATATTTTACATTATATATTGTTCAATAATAATAAAAGTGTGCTTATTGCAGCTAACATATTTGACACATCACAAGAAGTGTTGGATAAGATTAAAATAATTTATCAATTTCTACCATTTTTTCTAAAGCAAGGAATCAAGGTGTGGAACATTAAGCAGATTAAACTAGAAAATGGTACTAGGGTAAAGGCATTTGCTATGACTAAATCTGTATCAATTGGTAATACTGCTGACTTTGTGTATATAGATGAGTTTGCTCACATTTCAGATACTTTGGCAAATAATTTCTATAAATCAATTTTCCCTACTCTAGCATCTATTGAAAATTCTAAAATGATTATAACATCTACACCGAATGGATTTAATCTTTTCCATAAACTCCTAAGTGATTCAGAGAGAGAGAAAACAGACCCAATGAAAAATAACTTTGCTTCTATGACAGTATATTGGTACCAAGTACCTGGGCGCAATGTCACTTATATTAAATTAAATGAGCATATTTTACCACAATATAATATAACAATAGATATGCTTATTGAGCAGTGTAATAAAGAGTATGATCCCCAAAATAAGATTTACGCACCTAACAAGAAAAAAATAATTGAGTTAAAAAAGGATGTTGATAGTGGAAATAAAATAATCAATATACAAAATACCACTACTATAAAATATGAAGATATAATAAATAAGGTATTTATAAACAAAGATGGTAATGAAGTACATGTTAGAGAAATATCAGTTGTATCTAGCTGGAAATTAGATGCGATAAAAGATATTGGTGGTGAGGATAATTTTAATCAAGAATATGACCTTAGGTTTGCCTCTGGGAGTAGAAGTGTCTTATCGGAGACATCAATTGAGAGAATAAACGAAGGTAAACGAAAGTTCATTACTATAAATGATATTGATATATTTAAGATATTAAAGTGGGATTGGAGGTCTCATCTCAAATTTGATGAGGTATTTAACCCAGATAGAAGAAAAGAGGTATATGGTGTATTATCTATTGATATATCGGAGGGGCTTGGACAGGATTATAGTGTGGTTAATATGACAGAATTAGGTTATAAAAGTATGGAGTTAATTGAGTCACAAAAAGACACAATATCCACTTTTCAAGACTTTTTTAAATTAGAACAATTTGCTTTATTTAGGGGTAATATAATTAGTGTGGATCAATTGGCAGAGTTTGTATACTTACTTGTTTTCCACTTTTTTGACCCAGATAAGATAAAGGTATTAGTCGAGTATAATAACGATGGTAAAGCCTTCTTAAAGTCTATTAGAAGTGTATTTGAGAGTAATAATGATTATAGTAATCATGTTATGTTAAAATTCAAACATAGAATGGATGCTAAAGATTCAGAGGTAGGTCTTAAGGTTGGTCCTCAGAAGAACAGATATGTGAAAGACTACCAAATGATGTTCGAACAAGAAAATTTCCTTGTAAGAGAAGAAGGTACTATTAAAGAGATAAGTACTTTTATTGCACATAAAACTAATGCGGGTAATATCACCTATAAAGGGGATGGCGGTAATGATGATATTGCTATGACTCTTGTGAACTTATCACAGGGTTGGAGTAATAGTAAAGTAAAGGGACTTATCGAAGAATTCCATGTAGATAAAGGTACTGAAATAATGAAAACAAAAATGAAAACTATATTAGAAAGGGATATAGGTATGGGGACAGATTATACTAATTTTTTCAAATCTATGAAAAATAGTCAACTTAATTTAACTCCCCATACCAATGGTTTGATAAAACCATCTGATTTATTTTAGGATTCATTAATAATTCTCAGCCATTCACCAGCACCTTCATAGTCTTCAACTTTAACACACTTTTCTAGTTCTATTTGCATATCTTTAATGGCATCTGTGCGCATTTCACTTATATGAGAGGTAATATTATCTTCTAGACATATAATATTACCATCCGCACTTTCACCAAAACGATATTTATCGTGATTTCTATTTAGATATTCTATTGCTTGGAAAATCATAGTTGGTTCATTTATACCATATAATTCCATTAACATATCATTAATGGATGTGAATAAGATATCATAATTTGTATTTACTAAAATATATCCATCAATTTCTCTCCCTATTTTATCAAAACTTCTCGTAAAATCCTCTTCCATAATAACTTTCTTTTATTTTATTTTCTATTATTAACTCTTTTATTATTTTAAGAGTAGTTTGTTTATCTTTTTTTAAAAATTTCCCGATATATCCCACACTAACTGGATATTCAAATAGCTTATCGAACTCTTTATCAGTCATTGTATGTATGTATGTATGTATGTATGTATGTATGTATATTAATTGGTAAATATACGATAAATATTTTAATAGGGAAAATGTTTTAATATATACAGAAGAGATGTTATATCTAGCCAAAAATCAAAATGTGATTATAAAACAATAATATATAACATATAAAAAAGAAATTATAAAGATATGTCATCAGTACAAATTGGGAAGTATAAAAGACCTGGGATTTTCATAGAGGAATTCGATAGATCACAACTAGAAGATTCGCCAGTTGTTAGTGGTAATCAAGTTTTAGTTATTGGATCAGCGAAGAAGGGACCAGTTAACACTCCTGTGGTTTTAAACTCACAGACAGACCTTAAAAATATATTTGGGGATTTAGATAGAATGTTAGAAGCTAAGGAATCTTATTTCCATAGAACAGCTTCTAAAATTTTAGAGAGTACACCAGTTATCGCATTTAACGTTTATAATCCAGATGATGATCTAGATACTTTGGAGTATAAGTCATTATCTACTTCTACTGGTAATACTAGTGATATTAAGAGAGAATCATCTTATAGAGATTTCTTTGATAAATCTTCTTTTTGGAAAAGAGATAGAGAAGCTTTCTTATCTATAACTGATGGGAATAGCGGGGATAGTAATAGACCTATCCACTTCACAAACATGGATGATCAAACAATCACTGTATTTATAGTTAAATCACAGGTTACAACTGGGTTTGATATTACTTTATTAGAGTGGTATGTTAGTGAGGATAAAGTCCCTTTCTATGTGTCAGGTAAAGATTATGCCTCGGACTACTTAGTTGATGTTGTTATTTTAAAGGGTGATTGGTCAAACTATTTTTCTTTAAGGTCTGATATTAAATGGAGTCCTTACTTCAATATTAATGGACTTATTAAAAGTAAATTATTTGACTTAGCGAATGATAAAAACGTAAACACTTTAGGTGTTTATAGAAACTTATCATTAATTCCTTATTTTAGAGACGCTAATGGACAAAATATTTTTATTGAAAATGTTTTAAATAATGATACTGATTCAACAGGATTGTATTGTGCATATAACATGGATTTGGTTGAGGAAACTTTTAGAACGGGTGTTTTAGATTTATTGGGAAGTGGTTTAATTAATAATAATGAAGTTGAAAGTATTGATTTCTTATCTTATAAAAAAGACATTATAGAAACTGATGATTATTCAGAAACAGTATTAGATAGAGCTGGTAATACTACCCAGATGTTATTTAACGATCATTATCACACCTCTTTAACAGGGTATAATAGAGGTGCGTTATTTGCTGAGGGTTTTATACATGATTATATAGGAGCAACTGCTGGTCTTACTAGTTCTGGTGCAACAACTAGTGTTGTGGTGGATTTCACAGCGGGAAGTGATCCATATGCAGTTATTGGTGGATCAGTAGTTATTTTAGAAGATACGTCATTTACCATAACTGCTGATGATTATGAAGTATACACAGATATGGCAAATGGTGGAACAGTTAGTCACACAGAAGTATTTTTCATTGATACTGATGGTACTGTTGGTAAAAGCCCTACAAGTGCGCAATTAGAAGCTGGGTTAGTTTTAAATACCTTAGATTTAATTATTAGAAGGGTGGGAGTCTCATTAGAGATATTAAGTTCTGTACATAATGCTATAAATATTGATAATAGTGGTTTTGTATATTTTAATGAGAATGGTAATAGCGAAATAACCGTTACAAGCAATGCACTTAATATTACATATGAGTTTCTTGGAACAACTGGATTACCAGATGTTAATGACTGTGCCAAATATAGAATTTGGAAGACTTATAACCAATTATCTAATATAATATCTAGTAGTACTTATGGAAATGGTACACTATTACTTAGTAAAACAAGTAAACTTAACCTAAGTGCAACCACACAAGTTAGGTTTGAATTTGACGATAGTACAGATACTAATAAAACGATTACTATAACTTATTTAGGTGCTGTTAATATTGATTTAGTTGTGAATAATGGTTTAGTAATTCACCAAATAGATGATGAATTCATAATGGGTACAACTGCACTTACTACAACTAATGGTGCACCAAGTGCAACTAATGGTATTATATCTATGCAAAGTGAGATGTATATAGATTATATGAATGGTAATATAAATACTGGTGACTACTTCTTTGAGAATTTAGTTACAAGCGGTAGTACAAGCAGTATATCTATTGTATCATTAAGTGGTAACAACTACCTAGTTACAGATACAGATATTAGTTTCACAACTGGACAAAGGATAAAATTACCTGAGTCATTAAATAATAAGGGAGTGATAACATTTGCGACAACCTCAGGTGGTGCTACTTCAAGTATCGGTGGTGTTACTGGATATGTAAACAGAATGGTAGAGCGTGCTTCACTAGAAAACTTAATCGTTTCTGAAATTTTAAATTTAGATGATAAATCTTATATTAGAATATATGAATACGGTGGTAATAACTTAAATGTAACCTTTAAGAATGCCAATTTAGAAACGGCTAACCTAACTGATGATAAAAATATCAAAGTGTTTAGCCAGAGTAGTAATTTCCGTCAGACAATTGATGTAGTACTTAATCCTACACCAAATACCATTGTTGTTAATACTGCTAGATACAGTGAATTAAAAGCAGGTGATTTCTTACAAGCAGCGGTTAGTGCGGACTTAGAGATTGGTGAAGTTCCTAGAAATATGACAAGGATTTTATCTAAAAAACCATTTGGTAATGGAAATATGACAATAACTTGTGATAGTGAGATTTTTATCAGAACTTTTGGTACAGATCCACAAACAGCAAATATACAAACAACAAGATTTACTGAGGTAGATGATTATGTTACAGAATATCAAGCAATTACACTAAAGGGATTTGTTAAAAGATCTGATTCTATGCCTAATAAAACTGATGCTAGGTTATCCGAAATTTTAAGTATAATAGAAAATGGCTCTTCATTGTTTAAAGCATTGACTGATAAAAATATTATAGACTTCAGATATTTAGTAGATAGTTATGGTCTTGGTTTAGTAGAAAGAAGTAAGCAGGTTTTTGCTAACATTACTGGGAAAAGATTAGATGCGTTTGGTATATTAAATGCACCGAGTATCAAGAATTTTAGAAATTCTAGTTCACCCACCTTTACTAATGCTGATGGTTCATTAAACAGTTCGTTTATTGAACTTGGTGGTGATCCTAATAGTAATCCAGCTTTTAATTACACACTAGCAGATGGTGATGGCTCAACAACCGTTGGCTATTTTGCACCTTATGTAACAGTTAATGATAATGGAAGACCTATAAATATACCACCTGCTGCTTATGTGGCAACAACATTCCTTAGAAAGCATAACGCTTCTATTCCATCGGTTACTCCATGGACTATTGCTGCGGGTGTTACAGATGGTAGAGTTACCAATATATCAGGTCTTGAATATAACTTCACATCAGAGGATATTGAGAACTTAGTTGGTGCTAAAATCAACCCTATTGTTTCTAAGAAAAATAGAGGTTATGCGATTGAAACGGAGAATACTGCTCAAAAATTGAGTCGTTCATCTTTATCGTTTATACATGCCAGAGAAGTTCTTATTGAATTAGAAAGAGATTTAATTGATATGCTAACTGTTTATCAATGGAAATATAATACCCCAGAGACTAGATCAGAAATAAAACTAAGAGCGGATGCTATTTGTGAAGATTATGTTAGTAGAAAGGGGTTATTCACATTCTTTAATAAGATAGATTCTGAAAATAACACACCTAAGATAATTGATAACCAGATGGGTGTAATTGATACATATGTTGAAGTTACCAAGGGTATGGGTATTATTGTAAATAATATAAACGCACTTAAAACTGGTGGAATACAGAGTGGTGGATTTATTTAATTAAAAATAAAGATTAAAATTAAAGACCCAATTAAACATTGGGCCTTTTTTTTATATGAATAGTATGGATTTAAATATTTTTAATAAAAAAGACCCCAGTGGTAAGTTTTCTAATAAGAAATTTTTAGAGAATAATTACCCTGATGAACTATATGAAGTTGTTAAATTCTCTAAAATTAATTTTATAGAGGATATCGCTTTCAAAGAATTGGTATACCTTTTTAAAAATAACATAGCATGTGTGCCTAAATGTAAACACCCTAATTGTGAAAGTAAAGTGAAATATATAAATTCTACACTCGGATATAGAGAATTTTGTTCCACAAAATGTGTATCAAGCGATCCTAATATCATAAAAAGAAAAGAATTATCATCTATTGAAAAGTATGGTTATAAAACCCCATCTGAGAATAAAGGCATAAAAGAAAAAATTATTAATACTAATTTAAAAAGATATGGTAATAACTCACCAATGTCTAATAAATTAATACAAGAAAAATCTAAAATTACTTTAAATAAAAATTGGGGGGTTGATAACCCATCTAGAAATAAAGAAATAAATAATAAAAGAGTTAGTAGTTTTAAAGATAATATAGGGCAGTATAAGTTATCTTATATACAAACTTCATTAGATAGATATGGTGTTAAACACCCTTGGATGTTACCCGAAATAAGATTGAAAAGTGATGTTACCTCTAAGAGTGATAGAATAGATAAATTAAATAATAAACTAGTTTCTAAAAATATAAACCACAGAGTCGTTGATATTAATAATGGGGTATATACTATCAATGGTGAGGATTGTGAGCATTTATATGAATTGAGTGATTATAACTTCTATTATAGGGTGAACAATGAGAGCTTATTATGTGAAAGGTGTAATCCCATAGGTAACAATTTTAATAAATCAGGAGCTGAATCTAATCTATTAAAATATATTAAGAGTATATATAGTGGTATTACGATATCTAATGATAGAGAATTAATAAAACCTTATGAGATTGATATAATAATACCTGAGCATAAATTAGCAATAGAATATAATGGGGTATATTGGCATTCAGAAATATATAAAAAAAGAGATTATCATAAGGTTAAGACTGATATGATATATGAAAGTGATTATAATGTATTACATATATGGGAAGATGATTGGGTATTTAGGACAGATATTATAAAGTCAATGGTGGCCAATAAGTTAGGAAAATCAAATAATAAGATATATGCAAGAAAGTGTGTGGTAAAAGATGTTAAATCAAAGGCCGCGAGATTGTTTTTAGATAATAGTCATATACAAGGGTTTAGTTCTGCATCAGTTTATTTGGGTTTATATTTCGAAGATAATTTAGTATCTATTATGACTTTCTCTAAACCAAGAAAATTTATGTCACAAAAATCTAAGGCTGGATCATATGAGTTAAGTAGATTTTGTAATTCTAAATTCACTAATGTTGTTGGCGGGGCTTCTAAATTATTTAAACATTTCATTAGGAACTATGATGTAATTGATATACATTCTTTTAGTGATAGGTCATATAGCTCTGGTAATTTATATAAAAAATTAGGTTTTGTATTTAATAAGACTAGTAAAATAAATTACAATTGGGTTGTTAATAAAAAAAGATATCATAGATATAATTTTCGAAAGGATAAGTTAGTTTCAATGGGTTATGATTCTAATAAATCAGAAAAAGATATAATGTATGAAGATGTTGGTGGTTATAGAGTGTGGAATTCTGGTCAAGATAAATGGATATTCAAAAATTAATATATAACATATGGAACACATAAAAACCTATGAATCTTACCTTGGTGGGCCAAAAGCACCATTATATGTGTCCTTGTCAATATTTATTCTATAATAAAAGATGATTTATTTAAACTAAATACACCTTCTTGTATGGATAAAAATCTCAGGTCATATTCTAAAGCAATTAAATCAATATCATTAACAAGGAGTTCTAACCTAACATATTATAGTGATAAAAGAATTGTATTTGATACTGATAAATTAATACGAGGTGGTTATGTGCCAGAACCATTTGATGAATTTTCTACCGCTGCTAATAGAAAAAAAAAGACTGGTCACATCTAAGTCTATGCATTTCAGAAATTTCAAAAATATACTCAATGGTCTTAATTTACCTGTAGTGGATAATCCTATTGGTATTAATTTAGATGACGAAGAATTTGAGGAAAGAATATATAAAGAAATAAAAAATCTAGGTAAATATGTTATGTATCTAGATAATTATATTACTGATTTAAATGACTCGCGTATCGGTATTTTTATAAATTATATAATAAAGTACCCCATATAAAAATGAGAAAAATAAATAAACATATTAAGGCAAAAAAGGTGGATATTTAAATAAAGTGGAAGAATATCCAACTGATAGGGGTGTTATTATTTTAGATATAGATATTATTAAAAAACTACGGGTGGGTGGTTCTGGTTAAAATATCAATTCGTGAAATATTTTTATAAACTTTTTATAAATTTATCAATATGATTTTTACTAATTAATTTATATTATATATGTCACAAACAACTAAAAAATCTATAATAGAGAGCCTAACAGTTACCTTATTTGGGACATTGATAGGCTTCACATTATCATTTATAATATTCCCATTATTTGGTGTATATACTAGTACTCAGAATATCCTAGGCATAACCCTTATATTTTTATTTATTGGGCTAATTAAAAATTTTGTGATAAGAAGAGTATTTAACTATTTACATAATAATCCAAAATTTTTCTTGGATTCTATACAAAATAGATATCAATCTTTATTAGAGAGTGGGTTTCAGACAATATTCGGTACAGTATTAAGCTTTTGGTCAAGTGTGTGGATATATCCATACTTTAATATAAATGTGCCGATGTTGAATATAGGTGGCATAACACTAACATTTATGGTTGCTAGTATTATTAAAAACTTTTTAGTACGCAGACACTTTGAATCAATTAATAAATAGTAATTATGAGAGGGTTATTTGATGAGGTGTTTATACCAGATATTAAAAATTTAGTTTGTCATAGTGGTGGTGCAATTGGTTCTGATATATATTGGGAAAATAAGATAATATTGCACGGGGGTTGTTGTAAAGCATATAGTTATAAAACTGATTATCATAATTCAGTTAATAAAGTTGAGATATCTAACGAAGATTATTTAGAGGGGATTGAAAAAGTTAAAATTGCATCAAAAATGCTTGGTAGAAGGTTTAGTCCCAAATATGTCAATTTAACGGCAAGAAACTGGTCACAAGTGAAGTATTCGGGTCAAATTATAGCCATTTCTACTATAAAGGATAAAGTAAAGGGGATAGTAAGTGGTGGGACGGGATATGCGGTTTCTATGGGTATAATGAATAATAAAATAGTTAATGTATTTGACCAAGAAGAAAATAAGTGGTATGTATATAAAGATGCCTTCGGATTTATAGAAATAGAAAGTGCTAATATATTATCAAATAATTTCGCGGGGATTGGTACAAGGCAGTTAAACAATTATGGTAGAAATGCAATAGATGATATCATTAAGGGAGTAAATGTAAATAAATAGTATTACTTACATTTACACTCTGTGCACTTACACTTTTTACTATCGTTATTATTATAAAAATGTCTCAGTAATAAGAGTTTATTGAAATCCACATCTGGTATAGAGTTTCTGTACCATTTTAAATAGTGTATAGCTAAGCTGTTCGTAACCATTCCATTTTTAAGTAATAAATCATAATTTGTTGATACTTCCCCATCATCACTTATATGTACCTCTTTAAAACTTTCACCAATATTAAATGCCCTTCCATCATCACGCATAATACCCTTTTTAGACTCGCTAATAGCTTTATTCATAAGGATTGTTAAATCATCAACAATTGGTTCTGAAAGCTTCTCAGACTTCTTAGGATTTATGTATAATATATATTTTTTTTCTTTGTAATTCATAATGTGTCTTATTTATTTAATATAATTTTATCTATATTTTCTTGTCTTTCTTTAAGAGTTATATCTTCATCTGTATACGTACCATTTTCATATCTTTTCGTCATAGCTTTTAATATACTAACAATAGTATCTTTCTCTGTTATTTTCATGCATGTCATCCCCTCACTCATTGCATAATTATCTAATACACCCTTTAAGTGGTATATAAAACTTCTCGCTTTGTCTGAATCCTGATTACTTTCACAGTCAGGCATAATATCATTTACAATCATATTTTTTAATATATATAGTATGTTTAAAATTTTAAAATCATTTAAAAAGTTTAATGAACTTAATCATCAAAGTCCAGCCTCATCGGGTGGTGTTAATTCACCTGGTTATGGTCAGGGTGCTCATGTTGGCAATTGGGGTGTTAACTATGGTAATACTTCTAAAAGTGTTCGTAATAATTTCGGTGAAAAGGGTGATGGTGATCCCAATATAATGCCAAAACCAAACGGATCACTTAAGTTCCCAAGTGTATTATTTGACCCCGTTAATGGGAAAATGTTACACGAGGACGAAATTAATCAATTACATCAAGACTACCAAATAAAATGTAAACAAAACTCAGAAGAAGCTATAATTTTTGATAAATTAACATCAAATTCAATTGAGTTTATGATTAATTATATTAACGACCACTCTTAAACTTATTTGCCATATTCCCCATTTTACTTAACATACTATTTGTATTGGGCATTTGTGGAGATTTTTCTGGTTTCTGTTCTTCTTGTCTAGCTTTATCTTCTTTGGCTAACTCATTAGCTATATCTATGAATTGCTCATAACGCCAAAAAGGTAAGTTCTCTATTTTTTCAACGCTGAGTCCTGAAAACCTATCACTCAACCTAAGTATATTAGTATCTAGATTGCGTTGATCTACCATAAATAATGAAAAGAACTTTTTTAGAAATTTAACCTCTTCGGTATAATCTTCTTTATATAAGGTAATCAGAAAGGGTATCATGTTCCACGAATAATCCTGCAATCCCATCGGGAAACATATTGGTGGAGTGGACCTCCTCACCACTCTCGTTTATTATGCTCACACTTTTTATACCAAATTTCATCTTTTCAACTAATTGGTTAAGTACCTGAAATTCTGGTTTACCTATAATTTCGTATTCTTTTAAATATTTTTCTATTCCTTGCTTGGTTATACTTAACCTATCTGTTAGTGTGTATGGTATTATTTTAAGAAAACTTTTATCAATAGTTTCTCCTTTCTTTGCTATCTCTAACATATAATCTGTGAATGATTTTTGTAGACCAATTTTAGGTGGGGCTAGGGTGAAATCACCTATTTTAGTTTTTATATCAAACACACCATTAACTTTATCATAATACTTTTCTAGTGTGGGTTCCATTTCATGGAATCTGAAATTACCTCTTTTAATTGGAATCATATCACCTGAATCATCAGCCTTTGTCATTAGTTCAGTACCTTTCTGAAAAGTTAGGTCTCTAATTATAAATAACATGTACCACCTATCACCATCTACTAAATGAGTATGTGGTACTTTTCTACCATCTGGTAATTTTAGAAATACACATTTAGATATCATATAGTTAACTTTTTCAAATATATCATAAAAATTTGTTTCATTAACTACACTAAAAGCTTGGATTTCTTTTATATCAGCAGGTCTGACCATAACAGTTGTTCCCGCAGCGTAGAACCATTTACATGGTAATTCCTCTACATTTATAGCCATAAACTGTAAGTCTTTAACAGAAGAAAATTCTTTATGTTGTTCTGTTAAAGATGATTTAAGACCTGTATTGTTATCAATATCATCCTTTGAATCTATATATTTTCTCAGATAATCATCTGAATTACTAGCTGTTGCACTCATGTTTAATATTTTTAATTTGATGTATATAGTTTTTAATTCTTTGTTCCTATTAAAAAACCTCCTTAAATAAACTTAAGGAGGTTTTAAAAAATATTATATGTATATGTATATTAGTTGTAAAGATTAATAGGGTCGTTAGCCAATGAGCTATCAAGGTCAACTCTTTCATCAGTCCAGTAATCAACAACAAAACTACCTTTTACTTTTTCAACAATACTTGTAGTATCGTCCCAGCTCACACTATCATAGAATCCTGTAATATTTTTCATTTGACAATTATGTAATGTTATTCTACGAACAACAAATCCTTTCCTATCGTGGTGGTTAACTATTATAGTACCAACCATATCTCTTTTATAGTGCAAACTACCGTTTTGAGAGTTCCATGCAAGATCATACCAACTTCTTAATGCATTGTAGTTGAAAACATCACCTGCGTTTCCTACGTTTACATTAAAATCAATATCAACACTTTCAAGGGATGTGTCATCAGGCATTGTTAAAAATAATCTTGTGGAATATTTAAAACGTTGTTTTGCGCTTTGTAAATCTTTATGTACTGCGATACCATCAATACCAACTGTATTTTCTAATAATAACAAAGGATTCCTACCTTGATTTTGAACTAATGTTGGTAAGACAAATGTTATCTCAAATAGAGATGGGTATACTGGTTCAAATATTTGACTTGTATTCGGATGGGTAGTACCATGACTCTGTACTTGGCTAAAATGTGGTAAAGGCATTTTTATTAATTATTTTTTATTTCTTTCTTTATATATTATATATTAAAAATCAAATATCACCAACCCCTCTTTATCAAGGTTTTATTCACAATCTCGCTCTTCTTCTGATTCTGATTCTGATTTCTCAATACTTTTTGCTCGCTTGTATTCATAATCAGATAGTTTACCATCTTGGTCTAAATCAGCCTTTTCTGGATTATCTAAATCAAGCTCATCATAACTCTTAGTATTACTGTTAGATTTCATTGATTCTAAATAAGCTTTAAAATCTTTTACTTTCGCTTTCATAAAATATATTTATTTAGTCTATATATTTTTTATAAATTCCCCCTTTATATTGTACATTTGTAAAAATTTTAATTATGAGAACACTTGCCTTCATAACAAGGACAATTTTAGCCATACTTTTATTCATTGCATCATTTGGGATGTTAATAGTTATTGAATGGTATATTCTAACATTCTCTATGCCCGATATTACCGAAAGGTTTCCTCAGGTGATAGGATATGAGGAATATATCTGGTATACTTTTTATGGGATAGTTATATATGAACTGTTCATACTAGTTTTTAATGTTTTAATAAAACAAATTAGAACTACATTTAAAGAAATGTTTAGATAAATATTGTCTATTATACCCATATATCAAGAAACATATTGGGTTCTATCACAACCTTTCTAAAACCATCTGTTATTTCATATATGGATGAGGAACTAAATATATTAGATTTATTAGATAATAAGTTACGCTCATTAATTTCAAGGTCTTTATAACACTCTATTAGGTTAACTATTTGTTTATAATTTAACAAGAATTCATTTTTCAAAAAATATATTAAACTAACATCCTCATTTAAGAGGTGTTCTTCCCCCCTAGCTTTAGATAAGAACTGGAAATTAAGCAAGCTTTTATATATTCCAATGGATGGTAGTTTAAATTCCCATTCATCAAATATATACACTCTCTTATTATCATCATATATAGCATCAAACTGATTATAATTGAAATAATTAAAGGTGTCTTTATCGAATTCCATTTCATCAAAAAATACCTTCTTTCTATCAGAGTGTTTAATAAGTTCTATAAACAAAAACAATATATCTATTGATATTATCATATCAAATTTAAACCATTTTTCATTAAAATTAATATACTCTTCCAGTATCTCCGTTACTGTTGGTATTAGGTTTTCTATGTCCGTATTATTCACACTATAGTTATATTTAATTTTATTTTCAATACTCGCCCTTTCTAAGCATATTTCTAAATCGATGGGGTAAAACAGTCCTCTAGATGGTAAATAATAGTTATTTACTATAATCTTATCATTACTAAATATTTTTCTAAATATGTTATTCATACTATTATATATATTATAAACATTTAATAAAAAAAATAGTATAATTAAAAAGAATAATTTATATGGCAAAGAAAATATCTAAACACCAGCAAACAGGTAAACATAGTTTAGGTTATGATGTCTTTTTCAAGGGAAAGAGAGAAGTGATAACAGAAGAGGAAGATAGGGGGGGGTATATATCACCCACACAAGATAATTTTAACTACGATCCATCATCTGCTGCTTATGATAGTGTTTATAGAAGTGGTGAAAAGGAAAGGGAATTAAAGGTCACTATTAAAGTATTTGAAGTATTAGAACAAAAAACTGATATAGACTTTAGTGCACCTAGGCGAAAACCATCAAAAATAGATTTGAATAATTATTTTATATTATTAAAAAATGAACTCCAAGAACATGGGTTTAGTAATTCAGAGATAATTACAGAATTAGCGTATTATTTCTCTGATAACCTATTCCCAATATTCCAATTATTAGATAACCAGTGGAGAAATATTATTCTAAAAGAGTTACAGGATTTTATTGGTAAAGTCCCAGAAGAATCAACTGATATTAATGTTAAGAATTTATCTAATGGTTCTGAGATAGAATTTTCTGTCTTAGATGAAATAGAAGAAGAAGAAAAATTAATAACTGGGATTATCCTTGATTATGATGTGGATGATAAAATTTTTAAAGTGGATAGCTTTGAAAATATTTATTTAATTGATATCAGTGAAGTGACAAAGATTCTAAATAATAGAAAATTCAAATATAACCTGAATAAATTAAACAATATAGATTTTCTTTAGTATATAATTTCCAAAGTCATTTTATCGTTTTTGATAAGTTTTTTTATAAAAAAAAACATGACTATATACTAGTACCTAATTAAAAAATAATAAATAAAATGAACGAAATTTTTGTAGTAAAAAGAGATGGAAGTAAAGAACTCCTTAATTATGAAAAAGTAAATAAAGTTTTACTTTGGGCAACAGAAGGTATTAATGGTGTTAATGCATCAGATATAGCAATGAATGCTGAACTTAAAATTGAAGATGGTGTAAGCACTAAAGATATACATAAAATATTAATTAAATCAACTTCTGAGCTTATTACAGTAGAAACTCCTAATTACCAGTATGTGGGTTCTAAGTTAGTAAACTATTTACTTAGAAAAGAAGTATTTAATACATATGATAGCTTTCCTAGATTTTTTGATCTTATTTCTAATAACATTGAACGTGGTGTTTATGAGGATGGGTTTCTCATAAATTATACTAAAGTAGAAATTGAGAAAATTGAGAGTTATATCAAACATGATAGAGATGAAGAATTTACATATGCTGGAATTCAACAATTAATTGATAAGTATCTTGTTAGAGATAGATACACAGGGCAGTATTACGAAACCCCCCAATTTGCTTTTATGTTAATATCTATGGCAATTTATTCTGATGTAGACGATAAGAGAGAGCGACTTAAAATGATCAAAGAACATTATGACCTTCTTTCTAACAGATTTATATCTCTTTCTACGCCTGTTATAGCGGGTATAAGAACCCCTAATAAGCAGTTCTCTAGCTGCACACTAATTAATATTGGGGATAGCTTAGAATCGATTGCAGCGGGTAATCATGCTATTATGAGATATGTAGCTAATAAAGCAGGTATCGGGGTTAATATAGGAATTCGTGGTGTTGGTGCATCAGTTAATAATGGCGAAAAGGTCCACACAGGTGTCATTCCATTTATTAAAACAATTGAAACGACTGTTAACAGTTGCTCACAGGGTGGTATTAGAAAGGGATCAGCTACTGCATTTTATCCATTCTTCCATATCGAAATTGAGGACATTGTTACTCTGAAAAATAATGCTAATAATGATATAAACTCTGCTCGTAGAATGGATCATGCTATCCAATTGAATAGACTATTTTATAATAGATTTATTAAAAATGAAAACATTACGCTTTTTCAACTAAATGATGTAGCTGATTTATATGATGCCTTTTCTGCTGAACCAATAGAGGTTTTTGAAAAATTATATGTGGAATATGAAAATGATCCAAGTATTGAAAAAGAAACTATTAATGCTAGAGATTTAATGTCACATATTGCTAAAGAAAGAGTTGAAACTGGTAGAATTTATATTCAAAATATAGATAACGCTAATACTTATTCTTCATTCTTAGATGCTATTAGACAATCAAATCTTTGTACTGAAATTACATTACCAACTACACCATTAAAGTCAATTGATGATACAGAGGGTGAAATCGCACTTTGTGTATTAGCAGCGTTTAACTTGGGTAAGATTAAGAACCTTTCTGATATACCTAAAATTGCTAAACATATTATACGAACTCTAGATAGAGTTATTGATATACAAGATTATATAGTTGAGGCAGCAAAGAAAATGGTCAAAAGAAGAAGTGTTGGTGTTGGTGTTACAAACTTTGCTTATTGGTTAGCTAAAAATGACCTAACATACGATGATCCAGAAACATTAGTTAGAGTAGATGAATTGTTCGAACATATTTCGTTCAGTCTAATTGAGGCTAGTATGGAACTAGCTAAGGAAAGAGGTGCATGTGAGTGGTTTGATAGAACTAAATATTCATTAGGAATTTTACCTGTATTTAATTATAACAAACATATTGATAAACTAACTCAAAATAGAAAACATTCTTTAGATTGGGAGGGATTGAAAAAAGATGTTATGAAGTATGGTATGCGAAATTCCACCGTAATGGCACTTATGCCATGTGAGAGTTCGTCACTAGTTACTAATTCTACTAATGGTATTGAACCAATTAAATCACTCATTACAATTAAATCGTCTAAGGCAAATGAGCCACTGCCATTAGTAGTACCAGAGATACAAAAATTGAGAAATAAATACCAATTAGCATTCACATTTGACAACACACATATGAATAAGGTTGTTAGTGTTATGCAGAAGTGGATTGATCAGGGGATATCAGTAAATCACTATTACGATAAGAGGGGTTATGATGATAGTATATTACCATTAAGTATCGTTGTAAATGATATTTTAGAATTTTATAAATATGGGGGGAAACAACTTTATTACTCAAACTCATTAGATAACTCTAAGAGTATGAAGGAACAAGAGAATACTGATAATAATGATAAGGATATCATTATTGATATGGATGAAGATAATTGTGAAGGTGGTGCATGTGCATTATAAAAGTAAAATAAACATAAAATAAGAGAAAATGAAAGAAGAGAAAAAAGTGCGTGGGTTAATTAATTTTAAAACAAATATAGATTTCACAAAAGAACCAATATTTTTTGGTGAGAAACTGAATATCGAAAGATATGATAAATTTAGATATCATAACATCTATAAGATGGTTGATCAACAGATGGAATCCTTTTGGCGACCAAATGAAGTAGATACTTCAAATGATAGGAAAGATTTTAAGAAATTACAAGATTTTGAAAAAGAGATATTCACAGATAACTTAAAGTATCAGATTTTACTAGACTCAGTTCAGTCTAGGGGAATTCCTAACTTAGTTGAGCACCTAAGTAATCCAGAAACCGAGGCATTTTGTTCTTGGTGGGCAGCATTTGAAACTTTACACTCACAAAGTTATACTCATATTATTAAAGGAGTATATTCTAAACCATCAGAGGTATTAGACCATGTTATGGATAATGAAGAAATCATTAAGAGAACCGTATCAGTTACTAAATATTATGATGATTTAATAAACTCTCAGGGAGATAGTGAAGAAGAATTAAAGAGAAAATTATTATTAACATTAGTATCTATTAATATACTTGAGGGTATCCGTTTCTATGTATCTTTTGCTTGTTCTTGGGCATTTGGTGAAAATAATAAAATGGAAGGTAATGCGAAGATAATATCTTTAATTGCGCGAGATGAGAATTTACACCTTGGATTTACCCAATTTGTCCTTAGACAGTTAAAGAATAACCCAGAAGAAGGTTTTGTGGAAATCTGGAAAGAGTTAGAGCCAACTATTATCAAAATGTATGAAGATGCTGCTGCGGAAGAAATGGAGTGGGCGAAGTACTTATTCAGAAATGGCTCATTAATGGGTTTAAATGCCAATATTTTAATCCAATTTATGAAATACTTAACCAACAATAGAATGAAAGCTATTGAAATTGAGCCTATTTTTGAGAAAACTAAAAACCCTATTCCTTGGATAAATAACTGGTTGGATAATAAGAAGCAACCAGCACCCCAAGAAACTGAGATAACATCATATAATGTTGGTGCTATTAAATCTGATTTAAATGATTCAGACTTCAGTGGCTTCGATTTCTAAATTGTTTTATAGCATAAAAAATCCCCATTTGATAATTTTCAGATGGGGATTTTTATTTTAATAATTATCAATTAATTTTGCCATTTTTTTACTTCTTCCACCCCAATTTTTTAGCCATCTAAATACATCACGCCCATCATCATCTGTTATAGATAAGTCAGCACCAAAATCTAATAATACTTTAGTTAGTTCTAATTTCTCATCACTTTTGCCTCGCTGTGCACACAATTTCATCAATGGTGTCAAACCAGTCCACGGGATTGTTATATTGGGATTAGCACCCGCCTTTATTAGTTCAATAGCAACTTTATGTGCATTCTCATCAATGGCGTATATTAATATGGGCCAACAAAAACATCCCTCCTCCTTATCATATTCTTCTGAATCAATATCACTTAATGATGAATCAAGGCTTATTCCCTCTGTAATAAATTTCTCTATATACTTTTTAATACCCTCTACATCATTTGTACTTAAAACAGTAATGATATCATTTGATATATTATTTCCCACTAATGTATTTAAGATATCATAAACATCCTTTAATTCCTTTGATTCGTGCTTAAATATAACACTTACTTCATCCTCACAATCACCATGACATTCTATTATAATATCATCTATGTCATCGTTTAGATACTTCTTTAATCTTTTTATATCCTTCTTAGATAATTCAGCGTTTAATTCAACTTTTCTAACCATAATATCGGTAGATCCGCAGCTAGTACATTTAATTTCTTTCATATAAATATATTTATTTGTTTCTATCGCGTATAATAGACTTATATAGTTGGTGACTTATTACCAATAGAAATCCCATGGATACTATTACAAATAGTATGGATAGTACTATCCAAGGGGATAATAAAATTAACCATATTAAGTTTTCTAATATTTCATTCATTGTTTATATTTTAACATATATTTTCTTACTTGCTCTAAGTGCTCACTTTTTATATTACTTTCTTTGGGAACTAGTCCGATAGTTAAGTGGAACCCGAAATAAGGATTACCCAATCCCATAATATCTCTTATACTTTGCCCATTCTGACAATCTACTTTAAAGTATATGTGTTTCCCATTATTCCTAAGACCACCCCAATTAAAAGAGAAATCTATTGGTTTATTATTGAACATCTCTTTTAATTTATTCCATTTATCTAAATCTTCAAATTTATCATTGATTATAGTAACATGTGTACCTCTCAATGGTGGGTTCATCCAATTTATATCACCCCCCACACCTTGTATTAATGGATAACGTTTTTCTATGATACTTCTATAGTATAAAGAGGTATCATCATCAACCATTATAATAGCGGATTTCTTCCATGTAGATTGTTTCTCATGCTTCTTGGTATGATTTTTTGGGTTAAATATTAATTTACCCATACTGTGTATATCCATATCAAAATATTTAATATATACTGCAAATATACTTATTAAATATGAAATATCTAAAGAAATATATAATTTTTGAAAGAAAGAACAGTTTTGTTGATTTTAAAAACTTTAATTTACAGTCTTGGTATGACAAAATAAATACTCAATATTTTGGTGGGAAACTAAAGAAAGTTGAACTTAGGTGGACACAATCTAAGACAGAATTAGGAGTTGTTAAATACGATAAGAAGTCAAGTAAAATAGAGTACTTGGGAGTATCTAGACAATTTAAATTAACTAAGGAAGAAACATTGTCGGTATTAGCACATGAAATGATACATGTGTGGGAAGTTCAATATAAAAAGAGTGCTGGACATGCTAAACAATTTACGGATAAAGCAGCAGAGGTAAATAAGAAAAGTAAATGGGGAATTCAGATATTAGTTAAACAACCTATGTCACACCTTAAATTCCTAAACCCAGATTTAGATAAAGCGTTAGGATTTATTATGATTAAAAGGGGTGATAAGAATTTTGAAATAGCTAAATTTAACCCAGAACAGACTGATTATAAGAATATTATCGAGATAATAAAACAGAATAATAAGGGCAAGGTATCTATTGAAGTAAGAAGTACTGAGAATGGTGTGGTTAATAAATTCAAAAAAATGTCAACAAATAAGGAGCTAACTACCTATAAAATAGATGATGTGGCATTTAATACACTTATGAATGATAGTAAAAAAATAACAGGTATTGATATATAATACATACCTAATATAATAAAATAATATATAGTACATGAAATACTTAAACTGGCTCGAAAAAAAAAGAAAGACATGGTGTAATTCTCTTCAATATTTAATGGATTCATTTAACAATCAGATAGAAGAAATGATTGATGAATTAAGGGAAGAATATAATCATAAAAGTGATCCTGATAGAGTACACAAAACAATTATAGAATACTTAACAGGTGCTTTTGATTCATTAATAGAGGAAGTGAAACTATGTAGTGATGAGGATGTTATCCGTAAGTTTTGGAAAGAATTCCTTATAAATACATCTATGATGAAAGATACTTTTTATAAAATATCTATTGAAGAGGAAAATTATGCCCCTATATTTAGATTGTGTAGTGATATATTTTCTAAAGGTAGTGTATATTTCACTAAGAGTGTGTCACAAGATTTCTATGATTGTTTTAAACCAGATGATATAGATGATATACGAGAAAATGTGGTTGTTTTTATTGATGATATTAAAAAAGAGGTTTTGAAAAGAGTTATTGAAATAAACCCAGAAACTGTTTTTGATATGTCTGATGTGGAGAACAGAGGTTTTGATGAGGGAGCATTATCACCAGGTGATGAGGTTAGGTATTATAAGGATAGTGATGAAGAAAATATAGCGTTTTTCTCACATAATCAAGATAATTTGAGAGATAATAACTTTATAAGATTGACTAGTAAATATGATGGACAGCATTTTGAGGTAGATAAAAAAGATATAATTGAGATATTACCTAAGGATATGACAATTGAACAAGAAGTAAGTGATAAGATTAAGCGAGTTAAAGATGACCCTAAGAAAGTTAAAATGTTAAGTAACTTCTTAGATGAATTAAATGAAGAAACATCTTATCTTAATTTACCTAATAAATTAACATTAAATGATACTAAACATTGGTTTTTAGATACCGTGTTTCTCAATAAGCACCATAGGAACATGAAAACTATACTTAAAGGGGTTTATAGCCCAAGGGGTAAATGGGACGATTCGGTGGGTATAATAGATTTAGATTGGGAGAAGTCAAATATAAGTATATTAAATAAATTAGTAAATGATACACTAACGTTTACTATATTGGTTAATAATATAAATGATGTACTATATTCTAGAAAAAGTACAATATCCTTTTTTAAATTTAAAAAAATAGGGGTTACTAAAACACCAGATTTTGTAAGAGAATATAGAAGATTTATCAGATTCCTAGATAAAAATAGTGATAAAATATTTCTTAAAATAAGTAACGATGGAGGGTCTATTGTAATAAATCAAATTATACGCTCACTTAATGAGATATCCAAACAGAGAAAGGATATTATAGAACTAGCAGATAGAATAGATACTGTTATTGAAATATCTGATGTTGAGATAGATCTAACAGATGATATGAATTCTATCGGACTTATAAAGTTTATAGAGGGTGGTATTTACCGTTCTTTGTTATATAAGATATCGAGTGATGTTAAGTTTAAAGGATCTCACTATGTATTTGAAAACATAAATATACTATCTGATATAAAAACTGATTATATAGCAACTAGTAATAATAAATTTTTTTATGTTTTTAAATATGATAAAATGAAAATAACCTTCAAAAAGGGTGATATTAAAATAGATAAGTCACTATTCATAGGCAAGATAAAAAATAAATTATAATATATATGGATCATGTTAAACTATTTGAAAGCTATAAATCCCAGAAGGAATTGGAAATGCTCACAGATGATATAATAAGGGCATATGCTAAGAAAGTATATAGAGAGCATTATAATATGTATTGGCATGCTAGTACTGCTGATCATTTAATTATTAAAGGGCATTATATAGTAAATGGATTTCCCAAAGAGTCTGGATTCACAAACGGTGCGGTGTTTAAAATAAGGGGGTCTTATAGTAATGGGACAGTGACCTTTTTTGGATATGAGAAATCTTTCAATAAAGCTGATTTAGAATTCAAACTAGCAGATCAAACCAAATATATGCTTATTAATTTACCATATGTGGAAAATGTGATACCGTTGATAAAAGATAAAAGTAAATATACTGAGCTGAGTTTCTTCTTAAAACTAGTTAATATCCGATTATTATTTAAAGAAAAAAATAAAACCCGCAAAGGTCTAAAGGGTACACTAGTACATATACTAGGTAATTATACAGATTATACTATACATTTATATTATGATCAAGATATTATTAAAAATATAAGCCAGCGAAATAAAGAAATATTATCTGAGAAATCTGGTTATTTCTCTGGCGTTAAGACTTCCACTAATTTAACGGAATCTGATATTGAGAAATCAATAATTAATAATATATATTTTCATATCTATATGAATATGCATAGTACTTTATTACATGAACTACAACATGCTTATGATGCTCAGAGAAGTAATGGACATGCGTTACGAACTCAATATGATTTTGATGAGTTAACGAAAGATATTGAAGATTCTACTCCAGATGATGTAACACCTATAGAAAAAGACATTGCACAAGATATATTATCACAAAAATATCTAAACCTACCACATGAAATAGATGCGAAATTTTCACAAGTTATGAAGGATATAAATTTAAGTAGAATGGAATTTACACCTGAAGAAGATGATGTATATGATATTATGAATCCACTTAAAGATGTCATAAATGAATTTGAGAGAAGGTTTAATATACATATATTCAACCGTACACCAGACAAATATAAGAAGAGTTTAATCAGAAGAGTTAGTCAATATTGGCACAAAGAATATGAAGTCATCAAAAAAGAAAATAAAAAGAAGGGACATAATACCCCCCGCCCATAAATTTTCATTACCTTTGATTTAAATTAAATATTATAGACATGACAAACATTGAAAAAGCATTTATGATTGCTGAGCAAGCACATATAAATCAAAAATATGACATATATCCATATATGTATCATATCAAAATGGTAGTAGAATTTGCAATAGGTTTTGGATTTGATGAGTCAGTTATTATAGGGTGTATATTACATGACTCTATGGAAGATGATAGCCTAAGTTACAAGCAAATCAAAAATGCATTTAATGTTGAAGTTGCAGAGATTGTTTTTGCAGTAACCGATGAACTAGGAAGAGACGGAGAAGAGAGAAAATTAAAAACCTATCCTAAAATTAAAGAAAATTGGAAAGCAGTGGCAGTTAAACTTTGTGATAGATGTGCTAACATGACACATTCTAGGGAATATACACCCGAAAAATTCCAAGAATATATTAATGCATACCCAGCTTTTAGGTATGGTATTCATAATGAACTTCACCCTAAGGGTGAATTATCAAAAGCTTGGAATTTATTAGGAACTATTATGGGCAGAGATGTTGAATTAGGATAACTTATAAATTATTGAATATATACCATATTTTATATAGTCATATATATTTTTTGATTTATTTTTGAAATATAATTTAAAGAGGGGGAGTTTATACTCACTCTCTTTTTTTGTGTCATAAATTTCAACATCTGTTAAAAAATCAACACATTTACCTACCTGTCGGCTTGCCATTAATATGTTCAGCTTATTATTATTAAATAATTCAATTATATCTGATTGATAATCCCGCAATGTTATCTTATGAAACTCACCATCTTCACTTTTAACAAAACAATAAGACTCTATAAAGTGGAATATATTCACTTTACACTTCATATATTCATTTACTTCTTCTTCTGATAACCTAAATGGTAATCCTGATTTTCGAAGACCTACTGTTTTTTTGAAAAAGGGTATTTCAGCAGCCTTTAATATATAACCATCATCCATGTCTTTTTCAACTTGTGCTACGCTACCACTATCCCATGTTATTTTGTTCTTTCCCTTTGTATTCATATGGTATATATATTAAAAGTTAGCATACTAACTTTTATTTAAACAAAATATCATTTTCGTATATAATAAGCAACATTTACTTATTGTGCTATATAAAATAAACAAATATGAAATATGAAATTAGACATTAACGAAGATTATGAAAAAGAGGCAAATGATTTAATTAATAAGTTAAAGTTAATTGGTTATAATCTAATAGATGAGTGTATAGTTGAGAAAAGAATAACACTCACTAGTACTGAACGTATTAATATATATTATGCTATATACCCAGAGCTTTTATTCTATGATGATAAAATTGTACCATGGCTTTGTATAGAAACCGAATTAGAAGGCTTATCTGATGATGTGTTGAGAAAGACATGTAGGTTTATTATTAACGATTTAGATAGTTGTGGGGTTAAATTGTTTATGGATGAAGATGCCTATATGCAACATTTCAAGAAAATTGATAATAAGGGTTGGGTATCTTTAAAGTGTTACACTAACCCTGATTATTTAGACGCTTATTGGGAAAATCATGTATTATAGGTAGAATAATGAATAATAAAATATATAAAAATGATAATGGTATTAACGTGTTATCATTGTTTGATGGAATAAGTTGTGGACAGGTTGCGCTCAAAAATGCGAACATTAAGATAAATAATTACTTTGCAAGTGAGATTGATAAACACACAATTAAAGTAACGCAATCAAATTATCCAAATACTAAACAAATTGGCAGCGTATTAGACATTGACTTTAAAACATTACCAAAGATTGATTTACTAATGGGTGGGAGTCCATGTCAAGGGTTCAGTTTCAGTGGTAAGCAACTTAATTTTGAAGACCCAAGGAGTAAATTATTTTTTGAATTTGTGAAAGCGTTGAAAGAATTAAAGCCTAAATATTGGATGCTGGAAAATGTGGATATGAAACAAGAATATCAAGACATTATTAGTGAGCACTTAGGTGTAAAACCAGTTAAATTGAATAGTACCTTAACTTCTGCACAAAATAGAGTTAGACTTTATTGGGCAAATTTTGATATCACAGAACCAACTGATAAAAAAATAAAGCTTAAAGATATTTTACAAAGTACTGAATTTATTGAACCTAGTGCAACACGTGGCAGAAGGTTAAATAAAGCGACTATTTTAGGTAGAAGATTAGATGATAGAGGTAAGCGACAAGATTATGATAAAGAAATACCCATTACGCAATGTCTTGAAGTAAGAGCATCTAACACAGATAAAAGCAATTGCTTAACAACAGTTTCAAAAGATACTGTATTAACACCAATGCCAATAGGTAGATACCCAGATGCCTTTAATAAAAAACTTCCATATAGAAACTATACACAAGTGGAAAGGTGTAGGTTAATGAATTTACCCGATAATTATTGTGATGTGATAAGCCTAAGCCAAACTGTAAAGGCCACTGGGAATGGTTGGGAGGTAGGAATGGTGACACATATATTTAAGCAAATGATAAATACCGACACATAAATGTATTTATGTAGTTTATTTAATTATCTTTGTGTTATAATTAATCTAAGGTAATTGTTACCGGTGTGGAGTCATCCATTTAAATTAAATGAGTATTTATTAAATATTAGTTGCATATATGATTTTTTTTCATATATTTGCAAAGAATTTAAACGATAACGTAAACAAAGAGGTAAAACTTTTATATATATAAAAAGATTATTATTATGAAAACATTAGTTAACACATATTATGAGGAATATTTCAATCGAACGATTGGGTGACCACCTATTGTATTAACTTATGATAAGAACCTCAATTGTTTAC